GGCACAACACCAAAAAGAGATCCCCCCACAACACCCCTCCCGTCGAGTTAATCCCCCCATTTAATACCCCCCATATCTGCCCCGCCAGGGGGTCAATTCAATATCCCCCCTTGGGTAGCATTTTGCCCATTTCGCGGGCACACAAAAAAGACTCCCCCCACCCCCTTAGAGTGTGTGCCCGAGCCCACGCCCATTAGCTCACTCATTTCCTAGCAGATATTCATATGATGTAGCTATGCAGCTATGTATAGGGATTTACCAGCATTCGCGGGCACAACAAAAGGGATATTTATAGGGTAGGACAGTAGGGATATGTAGGACGATTTGGTAGCTAGTAGCTAGGTTACTAGGCAGCGTAGAAGTACGTCATTCATTGGACTTTTGGTACGAGCCTTTTTGCTATGGAAAAAGGTTATTGGCTTATCGTCTTTATCGAATATCCCCCCATCATATATCACATAATCAATAGCGATGCGGGCAGCACAAAGAAGACTTACGACAATACCCCCTCCCCCCTAGAGAGCACGCTGTACACTACTATTTTTGCTGATTTGCTAAGCACTTAATCGACGTAAGTGTTAAATGTCTATGCAGTATTCACGCTAATTTTAAGTGAAAGTTTCCGGGGCTCGCCGATTTGAAACAGCGTGTCCAGATCGGCCCGGATCGGGCGTGAACCCCGGACGTATGTCTTTTTGTTTTTGTGGGTTTTTCTTGTTTCGTGGGGCCTATAATAAATGGGGCTGAATGAACCCGGGTTCACTTTCTCGGGATCGGTATTAAATCGCGGGCATGGAGGGCCGAGAGTGTGCGAATATTCTTTTTCGTTATTGCGTTGTCTCTCGTGGGCGATATCTCGCGGGCGGATATTCCCATAAATGACCGGGACAAAATCGCGGGCCTGTACATCCAAACGCATACCGTGGAAATAAACCACGTTAAGGGACCGGGCAAAGGAACACGCTCTTTCGTGATCATCCGAGACCGTTTCGGGAATATCACGGATTGGGCATGGCTCAAGGAAGTTTCGTTTTCTCTTAAGAATGAAATGTTTTGGAAGATTTCACGTAGGGTTTACCGCGTGCGTTTCGATCGGCTCACGGTCTCGCGGACCAACTACGATGTTGAGATTGCAGAGCGGAGTAAATTGCCGAGGAAATATCGTGTTTCGGTGTTTACAAAACGAAAGGCCCCTTGATTTTTTCAAATCAAGGAATAGGCGTATCGTTGACCCGGGAATCCTGTTCCTTTTGACCCCGAAATAATATTCCGCCGAAAATAATTCGCGAGAACGGTAGAGATATGGTGGAACGGGAAAATAAAGAGCTTGCTAGCACATCCTGATTGCTGTATGGTCTACGTAATTACTACGTTCTCGCGATTTCCTGTATTGCTCTGGTTTCCGGTCAACGGTTTTTTACCCGTTGGTGATAAACGCGGGAAACCGCTGAGTATAGCAGAGGCAGCATTAGGGATCGCGGGCGAGAGGGTGTTTTGCGAAATTAGAGGGCGGAAGGAAAATCCGGGTAAATGTTGGCTAGCCTACTTTTTCCGAAATCGTGTTTCTAGGCCGAGTAAGTAAACGGGCCGTACTGGATTTCCAGAGAGACGCAAATATACTTCTAACGTGCCGGCCCTCTCGATTTTTTTTTGACCTTTAACCTAAGGAATGAACGATGCCTCAAGAAACCGTAACAATTGCCGGGATGCCTGAAATTTGGTCAAGCGATATTTCGTTTTTCCCAAGCGATGTTTCGGCAGCCTTTGCAAAGTGGGCCGTTAAACAATCCCCGTTTTGTACGCCTCAAAACCTTACTAATGCGATTGAGTACGTTCAAGAACACGCGGAAACGTGGGTTGAACGTGAGGATTTCCAAGCCCCTCAAATACGATTGGTGCGGCTCAATTGCCGCGAGGTTCATAAACGCCTTGAGGAATTCTTTGAGCGAACACCCGTTATTGAAGCGTGGAACCATCCGAAATCGGGAAAGGAACAAGCGTTTTATGGAGGGGATCGGCAGGGCAATTATCAAAGCCCCGATGATGACATTATTGACCTTGGAGCGTTGGCCCGTAATGTTGCCCATGACCTTGCGTTGTGGCACATTTATGACCGAGCCCACGATTAAAGTATAGGCTCCGTGACGAAATGGCAAACGTTGGTAGAGCAAGATAATGTTCTACTGCCCGATACGGTAATAGGTCGGGATTGCAGGTTCAAGTCCTGCCGGAGCCTTTAGCAGTTTGGCCCATGGCCGGCCGATAATCGAAACGTCTTAACTCTTGGGGCCCATCGTTCAAAATTGAGGGAGAAACGTGATGGCCAAAAATAGAGCCAGAAAAAAACCTAATGACTTGAAAAAGGTACCGACTAACATTGCACTCAAGCCGCAATTGATCAAACGGGTACGTGTCGTTGCCGCTAGAAATCTTGAGCAAGTTACCGACGTAATGGAGCGTTTGATTTTAGCGGGCATAATTGATGAAGAGTTGCAAGCCGAGGCGAATCAAAACGCTCGGCCTAACCCAAGGTGAGTAAGCGATGAGATGGTCTTTACCTGAATATTGGCAAGGTGTTGGCGATTTGGTTGCGTGTTTTGTTGTCATTCAAATCATCTGGTTTGTTTTACAGTTTGCCAGGACCCAAGCCCGAGCCCACGCCCGCGAGAAACGTCAATCGACAGCCCCGCCAATCATGATGCCGGGCGGCCCAAATCCGGCAATTTTGAACCGGGCTCCCCCCACGGTTGAACCCAAGCAGGCTTGGTACGCCATTTCTTTAATTTCCGATGAACGCCAGCGACAAATAGACGTTGAGGGTTGGACGGCCGAGCATGACGACAAGCACGATAAGGGAGAAATGGCAAAAGCGGCGGCCGTTTATGCAACGATAACTCAAGAAACGGGGTTCCGCATATTTGAATCCCCATTACAGCATGGTTGGCCGTGGGGTATTGATTGGCTTAGGCCGTTTGCCGAGCCCCCGGCAGATGATCCCCGATTTGATTACTCGTTTCCCCACGTTGATCGGTTGCGGTGTTTGGTAAAAGCCGGGGCCCTAATCGCGGCAGAGATTGACCGCGTGTTGCGATTGAAGGAAAAAGAGTGGAACGAAAATGAATCCTGACCCAAAACAATTGAGGAGAGAGATATGGCACGAGAAAAACTTAGCGATCTGGAAAAAGTGCATGTTCACATTAGGTTGACTCCTGCGATGTTCAATCGAATCCGGCGAATTGCGGGAATCAATTTTGAAACTATATCCGAGGTAATGGCCCGAATGGTTTTGGCTTCCTTGGATGAGGAAGAATTGCAAGCCGAGGCAAACAGGAATGCCCGGCCTAAGACTACTCGCGAGATTTCATGAAAAGTAAATTCGGTATTGAGATCCCCGCCAAAGAACAGGAACACCGTGAGTTTTTGGTATCTCAAGATATTTGCCCCGAGTGCGGTGGGGAATTGGATACCGGATTTGAGTGTAACGATTGTGGATTTGACGCGAACCAAGGCGAGAATCCTACGGGCTAAGTGTCAATGTCAACGATCCCTGAAATAGAGGAAACGGGATTGGCAATTCTCGCTCTTTAATCTTAACCCCTAACCCCGAGGAATCTAAAAATGGACGACGGAAACGACCCCAAAAGAACCGCCCGAGTAATTCCGGCCGCCGCTGAAATGAGCAACCTTGAGAATGCGTTACAATTGCTCGCCGAGAGCTTGACGCATTTACAGGAAAGACTTGAGCCGACATTATCGCCCGATAGTGGCCGGGCAGCCGAGGAACCTGATAAGATGCCCGAGGAACAGTTTTCGCCGTTGGTTTTATACCTCAAAGGTTGTAGCACGAAAGTGCATCGTCAAGTAGCGAGGATAAATGAGCTTGGGGAACGGCTCGAAATTTGACGCTTGACAATTTTTCCGCATTCGGTATAGTTGAGGCAGTTTGTAATTTTTAACCCCGTAATTTTTGGAGAAAAACGATGCCGAAGTACAAAGTGAAATTGCAACGACCCGTTACCGAGGATATTGAGGTTGAGATTGAGGCTCCCGACAAACGATCGGCTACGGGGGTGGCCGCCGATCAAACCAACAAAAGATTGCCGGGCCTTCCCTGGATTGTTCTTACGCGTGAGGAAATACCCGAGCCTTTGCTCTATACAGGCATTGTGAGAACTTCAAATGCCGAAACTCTCTTGCGGTATTACAAGAAATGCACGCGGGCCGATTGCAAGGCCGAGGCAGAAGCGGCGGGAGAGACGTTGGTTTACCTATTTGAGGGCCACGTTACGCCGATTAGTTGATGGCAAATTACGAATTTTTAACCCCGTAACTTTTGGAGAAAAACGATGCCGAAGTACGTAGTGACTTTACAGCGACCTTTGTTTGAGGTTAGGACTGTTGTGGTTGAGGAATCCAAAGGTCATGCGTCTTATTCTGCCGAGGATACGGCAAATAAAAACCTTGACCACCACGAGCCTAAATGGGAAGCTACGGGGATGAAACCCTTGCCCGAACCTCAGCCGTTTACGGCGGTAGTTACGGGCAACAATCAAGATCCGTTTTTGCGACAGTTTACCGAGTTTTCGCGGGTTGAGTGTGAGCAAAGGTGTCAAGGTGCGGGACAAACTTTGCTCTTTTTGTTTGAGGGTCACTTAGAGCAAGCTGATGGTGTGGGCTCTAAACCTCTTGCAGCCTACCCGCACGCCCGCGAGGGCGGAAGTATAGGCTGATTTGTAAGGCCGTGATCACCCGGGAAGGGCCGGAAACGGGCCGAGATTAGGGATTAGAGGAAGGGTCGTTAAACGTCGGCTAGACGGTCTTTCCGCCAAACGGTTTTGATAGGGTTTCGGGTTGACAAGTCGAAACGTCGAAAACAAAACCGAATCACCCTAACGGGCCGAACCCGACTGGGTTTTTTGAGGAGAGATAACTTGTAATGACTTGTCGGAAGTGCGGAAGTATGTACGGGGGCGATCCGGGGACAATTGGAAGTTGCCCGCGTTGTGAGGGCGAGCCCGAGATTCCAGATTATGCCCATTTTGTCGTGGGAATTGCGTTAGGGTTCTCTTTAGGGGTGGTGGTCGGAATTTGGGTTATAGAGTTTTTCAAGTAGGGCGAGCAATGGCCTTTTGTGAACACTTTAATTTTGATGCCTCGGTTGAGGTAAACCGGTTGGAGGATGTTGGGAAATTCCAAGCCGGCATTCGTATTGTGTGCCGGGATTGCGGGCAGCCCTTTAGATTCTTGGGCTTGCCTATGGGTGTGGATCTTGCGGGGGCAACAACAAATGGCGATGCAACCGAAGCTCGAATGGCAATTGCTCCAAAAGATGAATCATGTTCGGGTTTAGAGGGGCCGGCCGGTTTTGCAATTAGGAAACCTTTGAATTGAGAGGGCGAGAACATGGCGGGAAAATTAAGCGACTTGAAAGTACGTTTGCGGGCAGCAAAAGAAACGGTACCTCTTGAGGAATACCTTTTGAGGTACGCGGTACTTGACGGGCATGGTAATTTGGACGGGCATTTCATACCGATCAACATTGCCCGCATCGCGTGCGAGCATTTGATACACGATGAGCTTGAGGTTACGCTTGACGATGAGCAAGCGGCCCACCAAGACACGTTGAGGCTTTTGGGCGAGCGAAATAAGGTGTTGGCCGATTGGCTCGTATGGGCCGAGAATACCGACCTTGCCGCGTGCCCGAGCGGGCGAGCGTTATTGGGATTAACTCGCGAGGCGTTGGGATGAACCAAAAAGAAAAACGGGCCGCCGATCTTGACCGGGCAGCCGCTTGGTTTTGCGGGCTCACCGATGAGCGAAAAGTTGAGGCGTTTAGCAATTGCCTCGGTTGGCTCATGGATTCGGAATACATCGGCGTACGATCCGAGCAAGAGATTGTGGAAGAATGGGAGAATGGCGAGCCCGCCCGCTCATATATGACGTTGAAGGCCCCTTACTTGCGTTCGTGCGGGGAGTCAATCATACAATGAACGCTGATCAAATGATTGCCGAGTATGGCGATGAGGCGTATCACAAGGCCGTTGAGCTTGCGGTTGTGGGCGTGAGGGTTGAGGATAGCGGGGGAGCCGGAATCTATTCGGAAATTGCTATTGAACTAATGCAACGCGGGTACCACAAGAAAGGGCGAGACCGTGCCGGAAATGAAGTAACCAAGCCCGAGCTTTTGAGGGTTCGGGAAATCTCCCATTCGGACAAACCCGCCGAGCTTATAACCGCAAGGTGGTTAAAATGGCGGCTCGGTCTTTTGGTGAGCGTTCTTATGGTGTCCGTTGGATCGGTTTTAATAGGGCAGGGTAATTACAACCCCGGTATCGGTTTGGCGATGTTGGGGGCTTGGTTGGTGGGAGCCCTTACAAAAAACGTGGAAGGATAAAAGACCGTGCCAGTAGGAAAGCACTTTGATGAGAGCAAAGGATCAAACGAACTTTTTATGGATGTTTGGTTGCTTGAGCAAATCGACCATTACAAAATTAGTTTTCGTGGTTGTGCCCGCAATCAAATTCCAGTACCGGCCAGCGATGAGGAAATTTACGGGCTCTTGATTATCATCCACAACATGCGGCGGGCGGATAAAATCTATCGCGATAAACTCGCGTGGATCATTACAGGCACTTGGGTTGTTATAATTGCTCTGGTTGCTTTTGATCTTTTGATAGGGCTCAAGTGAGCATCTCAAGTGAACCCGGTTGCACAACTAAATTGAGGGGTAAAATGAGTAAATTTCAAGATAATTTTGACATGACTATTGGTCGTTTGGACCGGGTTCTTTCCGAGTTGGTGAACTACGCCAAAGGAAAGAACGGGATCATGGATGAGGAAAACAAGCAGACTCTTAAGCACCATGCCGAGGATATGCAGGCCGCTGCTGAGTGCATTTTGAATAAGATTGGTAAAGATGTTGAGAGCACCCCGGCCGGATGAGTCTAGTGATTACCATCGCGGGCACAAAATGAAACTGCTTGACGGTGTTTGGCTTTATTGCGATACCGGGCAGCCCGTTAGCGATGATCCCGATAGACCTTGTGGGTATTGTGGGCTCGCGAACACGCCTGAGGGGCATGACGGTTGTCTTGGGGAAATTCCGGGTGTTCGTAATGCCTGTTGCGGGCACGGCGAGGCGGGTTCGGCCTATGTCCAATTTAACGACGGAACACGACGGGGAAAAACGTGAGTAAGCTCAAAAACATCCAAATATCAATGTGGTTTGAAGGGCAAGACCCCTTGGTTGATCCTCCAAAGGAAATCGCGGGGGTCATGCAAAACACCCTTGAGGAAACGATTGAGTTTGCAACGGGATGTATTGAGACTCATTGGAATGGCGAATGTGAATGCCAACAAGAGGGCGGGAAAAGCATTTTCAAAGAAGCAATGCGAGCCGTTGAGAACGAACAATTTACCGATGCTTGGCTTGCCGAGCAACTTGATAATCCTCCAAATAACAACGAGCAGTTGTACGGGCTCTTGGTTATCATTCACAAGATGAGGCAGAAAGACAAGAATCGCTGGGTTTTTGTGGGTACTTGCCTTGTTGCGATCGGCACTTGGATTATTGTAGTTTCTTTGGTTGCTGGCGTTTTGATGGGCCGTTAAACCTAAGTGGAGAGGGGTTGCGTCTACGGGTACTCCAATGAAATAACGAGCGGGGCTTTACTCCTTTCGACCCGTGGCGATTACTCATCTTAAGGCCCGCGACCCCCGGCCCACTTTTTTGAGGGTGGCATGAGAAAGATTCGGATTGAATACGAAATACCCCCGTTGCGGGCAGTCTATACGGAGGATTTTGTAACTCTTTCGGATACGATTGATAAGGAGAAAGTCGCTCAACAACTCATAAAGGAGAATCCACGGGCCCGCGTGCGAAAGGTTACGGAGTTGTGTGAGAAATGCGATAACCACGCGACCGAGCCACACACTTGCCTATATTTGCTTGAGATTGACGAGGATAACAGTTTGTGTAATTGTTGCGAGGCGTGCGAGGATCAATGTAGAGATAGGATTTGAGAGGGCGAGAACGTGAGCTTATCGGCAAGCCTCAAAAAACAGGAACGTAAAACCCAAGAGTTTCTTGACGGGTTGTTTCCCGATAGCCCTTTAGATGCACACGACCAAAGCGAGGCTTTACTTTTGATCTTGAGAAACCAAAAGGCTTTGCTCGCGGCAGCAAATACAACCCAAGACACTTGAGGAATATTTACGCCCTACGCACGCGAGGGCGGGAGCAAGAAAATGAGCGAACGCGATGACGTATTGACACTTGAGAATCAACGGCTAAAAACCGAGAAACTGATTGCCGCCTACGCGGGCGGGCCCTCGCCCGATGTTCCCGATATCAACGAAATGGTTGTTTTGATTTTGGAAAATCAAGCCGCGATTATGGATACACTCTCAAAGGTTCGCCGATTGCAATGAAACTTACAAAGACGATTACGGTTCGGATGCCCGAGGAATTGCACGAACGGATTAAGGAAGCCGCGACAATTCAAAAAGTAAGCATGAATGAGTTTTGTGTTGACGTTTTGAAAAAGGCGAGCGATGCGACGATACCCACGGGATCACTTGAGCGATACGTTGGCACGTTCGTTATCGTCAAGTGTGCGATTCCAAGCGACAAGCGGGGCCAATGGATACGGCCGGGCGAGCGATTGCTAGTTGAGGCTGTTTACGGTAATCACTTTACGTTGGTTTGGCCCGATACTAAACGTGTGGCGGCCACACAAGTATATTTGAAAAATCTCAAAACGGGGATAGGATGAGCAAGCCCAAATTTGATTCGGTAGATTGCTTCCACAATGAGGAACCCGTTTGCCCGCATTGCGGCGAGGTTTGTGGGGATTCGTTTGAGCTTTCCGACGTTGATGAAATTGATTGCCCTGAGTGCAACAAGCCGTTTCGATCAACTCGCGTAATTGAGACCGTTTTTGATACCGAGCCCCTTGTGGGATGGATTGGGTTATCCATGAGCGACCCTAAGAAAGAAATCAAAGACGCATTGGGAGCCGTGGGTATTTTTGGCGTATTGGCAGTTATGCACGATTGCTTTGAGCAAAATTACAGCGGGTACGAAACGTATCCCGTGATTCAAAAAGCAATTCGGGAATTTGATACCGAGTTACACAAGCTCACCGATGCCGTTGAAGACCCACTTGATAAAGAGGTTTGCGAGGAAGTTTCTAAGGAACGGTTTAAGAAATTTGGGATTGTAGAATTACAAGACCGAAAGGGAAACCCATGAGTCAAATTAGGTGGCGAATTTATTTTTTGATGAGCTTTGTTATATCGTCTGTTGGACTACTTTTAATAGGTAAGGGCGACTACTTACCCGGGTTCGCTTTGGCGATTTCGGGGAGTTGGGCGATAGGGGCTCTTACCGCAAGTGTGAAAGGAATCGGAAACGATGAGTTGGAACCAACGGAAAACTCGGATTGAATTTCGCCGGATGAAACGGCACCAAAAATTACAAATGGCTTGCCAGCTATCGGGCGGGGGTGTGTGTGAGAACCTCGCGACCAAGGCCGCGAAAAGCCAGCGGGTTTCAACTAAAGGCCGGCAAGGGCTTTTCAAACTTCCTCAATGGTTGAAGAATGACGAATGAACAGATCCTTGAGGCGATGGAAAGGGAAGCCAAGGCGGCCGGCATGAAATTGATTCCGTACTTACGCCAGCAACACGAACAAGCCGAGGGCCGACTAAAGGAAGCCTATCGGCAAATTCTTGCCTATTATGATGAGAGTATTGAGAGCAATTGAGCAAGTACCCGCGAGGGATCAACAGCAAACGCCGGAAGGCCCAACACAAAACCAAGCATCGGCGTTGGCGGGAATGTGTGAGTTGTGAGCAACGCTTTGCCGCGTGGGTTCGTTGGCACGGGCAGCACGGTAACGGCGTTATCGGTTCACCCGCGTGCGAGCGTAGCCTTTGTTGGATTTGTGTGATGAGGATAAAGAAATGATTCCCGAGGACTATTGCCCTAAGTGTGCCGAGCAAACCGTTTTCCTATACATGGAACGCGGTATTACCGAATACGGGCAAATGTGCCCCGAGTGTTTGCATCATGTTGATGATCCATTTTGGGCGATGCAAGGCGAGTATTTAGATGAGGATGGGGAGCCAACCCCGAACCCTCGCGAGGCCGAGGTTATGCCGTACAGAATCAAAAGATTCATGGTGGCTTACCGTGAGCTTTGCAAAAAACACGGCCTCTTTTACGGGGCAATGTGCGGGCACGACGGGGAAGCGGTACACCCCGAGGCCGATTTAATCCTTGAGGATGAGCAAGCCATAAAACAATTTAAGGAAATGTACGATGGCAAGTGAGGAAAACCCCATTAAGTTGATTCCCGTAAAAGAACAACCCCCGGATAATCCGTTTTTTGTTCGGGAATACACGACCACGGTTGAGGGTGGTTATGCGGTTGTCAAAATTCCGGCCCCCGGTGGGAAAGTAAGCCCCGAGGATGCTGAGGATTTATTGGATTGGTTGGGCTTAATAGCTCGGCACCTTGAAAGGGATATGAAACGTGGCGAACAGGAATCGACGCAAGAAAGACAAGGCCCGGCGAACGGCTCGCCCGTTACCGCCGATGAATCGAATACCTCATAACGTTAATCAAGGCGGGGGCAAAATGGTTATTTTTGCCCTTGAGGGTTATCGGGTTTCAAATTGGCATGATTTGCCCGATGGGCGGGGCACCCCCTCGGCCGTTGTTTTTTCGTTGATGTTGGATAAGGCCGGCGAAAAAGTGTTAGGTACCGAGGAAATTGGTATGCGGCTCAAGAGCCCGGCAGCCGTTGACGAATTAGTTGCCGCGTTACAACGACACAAATTTGAGGTATGGCCAAGTGGGTAATTTTTGGGCCGGCGTACAAATGGGCGGGGCGTTGTTTGGCCTTATCGCGTTCGCGTGCGGGTGCGGGCTTGGGTGGGTATTGTGGGGCGAGCCTCTCAAAAAGGCCAATAGGATTCTCAACAAAATCATTGACGCGACAAATGAGAAAGCCGATAAAAAGTTGGCCGAGCTTGAGGAAAGAGAAAGGGAGTGGGATGCTCGATGAAATGCTTGACGGGAACCCCGAGGCACCCGAACCGGGTGGGGTGATTTATGCTAACCCCGAGGCGTTGGCAAAGTCATTCCATGAGAATTACGAAAGGCTTGCCCCGGATTTTGGGTATAATACCCGTGAGGCTTCGGCCGTCGCTTGGGAGGATGTACCCGAGGCCAACAAAAAGCTGATGATTGCAACAGCGGGGGCCGTGGGCCAATTCAAGTTTAATCAATGGGAAGTAATCCAAGAGCTTGAGGAAAGACTTGAGCGAATCGCCGGAATCGTTGATTTGGTTGATGAGCGATGCTTTGTGGTCGATGGGCCCGTTACCCCGACGTTGCAAGAAATGACGCAAAAAGAAATATCCGAAATCTATTGCCTCGCCCAAGGCGGGCCGCTATTCGGTGAGGGCGAAAGCGATGGTTCAACATAAACGGGGGTTGCCAGTATGGAAACCGGGATTAGTTTACGGGTTGAGCATGAGGGAAAGATTGGCAATTACGATCTTGCCGAGTTACCAAACGAAAAAATTGAGGCGGCCTTAAAGACGCGGCCAAAGAAAGAGATTTTGCGATGGGTAACGGCTCTTGTTGAAAGGTTCCGTACCCTCGGTTCGGTTGATAACATACCCGGCCCGTCCGATTACGCTTATGTTGTGGTTCAAAGCTCCAAGCCAACAACGGTTGATTTGTTCGTTGCATTGCGAGGCGATGAAACGGCCGGCGTTGAATACTTTACCGACCTTGCCGACGTTTCCGAGGTTTTGCGAAGATTAAAAATTAGGCGGGTTCGCATGAATACGGTACAACCGGATTTGCGGGCCCGAGTTAATAACGTTGGCGATATTCTCGCCGATATGGGCTATTGGGTTGAAAAGGATTAGGGCTCATGGATGAGCTTACAAAAGTAATTCTTGCCGTCGTTGTTTTTCTGGCTTCTCTTGCCGCGTTGCTCGCGTTGATCTGTTCGCTTACCGATTCATTTTGGGAAGCCCTAGACCGATTTAATCATTACGGAGTGAAACCGGGTTCACCCGAGGCCGATGAGGACACGGCCGAGATTGATTTGGGTTTGTCCGATACTGATGAGTGGGAAAATAACCCGAGAAAGGGTTAGGGAATGTGTGAATTTTTTCATGACGACCCCGAGGAAATTGATAAACTCGGCGTTGATTACGTTTTGCCGTGTGATTGTAGCAACCCGGATTGCCCCGGTAAGCAAACGGTTTACGGCATGTTGGTTCGCACTTGGAAAGGTTGGTTCTTGCTCGGGCAAACCTCGGGGGTTTGGCTTTCCATTGACGGGCTCAAACACTTTCGCGACCAATTGGGAAAGCCTGATTTGGAGATTGCACTTTCGCCGGGTTGTAAAATCATTTACGGATTTGAGCAAAGCCACGCGAAGCAAATAAGTGAGGAATTACATGGGCCAACTAGGCGAAACCAGTAACCCCGATCTTTTCACCGAGGATGAATCCGAGGCGGTGGGATGGGATGGGGAGTTGATTGAAACTTATCCAACGCTCGCCGAAGTTGTGAAAGCCTCGCGGGCTCAACTCATTGAGTGGTACCGATACCTTGACGACCCAAACACCGAGTTTCGGCGGGAGATTGTTCAAGCGATCATAAAGCAACTCATGGCCGGCGTGTTGGTTCCCTTTCTCGCCCAAGTTGGCGAACACCAACGGAAATTGAGTGGGCGAATGTTGGCCGAGTACAGCCGGCGACAATTGCAAGCCCTTGACGAAAAAATCATGCGGGCCGACGAACCTGAGGAACCCGTAAGGCAACCTTTTACCTTTGACGATTTTAAGCGAGGTTTGGGCGGTGGAAACGAAGGCTCAAGCGATTGAGAGATTGCGGGAAACCCCAAGGATGCCGGCGAGCTTTTCCCCGCCTACCCTGTCAAAGAATAGGGTTGGCGGGTTGATTGAGCTTTGTGAGGAATACATTACGCCCGAAATGATTGGGCGTTATAACGGAGTGTCAACCGAGGTTTTCGCGTTGTTCGCGGCCTCGGTTTTTTCGTACGATAACCAACGAATTCGGAAGGAAGCTTATGACAGGTTACACATATACGATAACGTTTTTTGTCGGCAATGCGGAACGTTTGAGGCGGGCAACGATTTCGTACATGGGCGAATTTTCGATTTGGTTTACCTTGACAATGTACACCGGAATGATTGGGTAAGACGAGAGATAGAAACTTGGAAACCCCGAACGGCGATAACGTCTTTGATGATCTTTCATGGATCAAGGTTCTAGATTGATGGGCAAACTCGAAAAATATGAGATTTTTTTACTTCAAATTGGAGATTGTTTCGAGTATGCCGGTAGTTCGTATATTATCTTGGAAGACACAACCATAACCCGAACGCAAGCACCACAACCAGAGCTTGCATATCTTTGTCAGGATGAGGCAGGGTTACACAAAAAATTTATAGCGTGTTTGATGGTTGTTCCGATCACGCAAACCAAATTCACCCAAGCCGAGGAAGATTACAATAACGATAACGCCGATATGATACGCCTCAATCGTTCCCCCCGTATTGATGTTCCCCGAATGATGAGAGGCGGGCCGAACCGATGGCGATAAGTGACCAGATACGGGAGCGGGCAAAACGTGGGATAAGCCCCGAAATTGACGCGGCAATTTATTACCGCGAGGGATTCCTTGACGCGGTAATGTTGCGACCGATCCGAAAAAACGGCGGGCACCATTACGGGGCGGGGTACACCCAAGCCCGAATGACCTTAGCCGATGCGATCAACAAACACTTAGCAGGCCAAGGGCTTGAGGCAATCGGACCCGAGACCGTAATTAACCTTGGATTGATTCGCAATGAGTGAGCGGGAAAAAGAAAGAAAGGAATGGGTAAACGGGTATCTTGTTCGGCGAACCGACCGAGGCACGGCCGGAGCCCTTTCAACAATCGTCGTTGACCCCAACCAACCCACCAAGACCCTTAGACGCGGCCGTTGGGCCGAGTGTGAGGCATACGCCAAGAGCTTACCTAAAGCCGAACCGACCCGGCCTAAGTGCCCTCAAGGGGCCCGGCTTGTACGGAGTGGTTGGGGTTGGTTTCATTTCAAGATAACCTCCCCGCGTTGTACGCTTCGGCAACTTGAGCCCCTTAGCTGTTGCGTAATTGTCCAAAAAGAAAACCCCCGCGAGCTTGTGGGGGCCGTGGTTATGTTGCTTGAATGTTACGAGCGGCAATACCTTTGCGATTTTATCGGGCAAGCCCAATCGACCGTTGAATGGAACCGGCTGGCGTATGCAATTTCGCAAGCCGAATTTTTACGGATTGAGGCCGAGTATGGAAGCGTTGACGGTTGAGCAATTCAAGAAATGCCAACGGTTGCTCAAAGCCGCGATGGGTCGTGAGGTTCGGGTACGCATTGGTCGGCGTACGTTGTTTCGGGGTTTTATCGTAAAGGGCGAGTTTGTGGGGTGGGGCGAAACGACCGGGGGCAGGGTTGGTAGGTTTTCCCTTACGATCCGAGCCCCGATGGGTGAGCATTGTTATATCGTTCACCAACTGCCCTCGGGCCCCGTTGAGGGGCTCCCCGAGTTAAAGGCCGAGGGATACCAAAACCAAATCTAACACACGCACGCCCCCGCGTACGCCCGTACGCACGCATATACGCCCGTAAGCCCGCACGCCCGCGAGGGGCTTTTTTCGTGCAATCGGGTTCACTCAAAAAACTTTCCGAAAAAAGAATAATTAAGCTTGACAATGTTTCCGGGTTCGGTATAGTTAGGGCATGACAAGCAACAAACACAACACGAACGGGAGCGAAAAAATGAAAAGCCGAATCAACAAGATAAGCCAGCAAGCCCAAAAGCAACTCGGTTGGGATGCCCGCGACGTAAGAAACCTCAAGTATGTTTGCCGCAAGTTGCTCCCCATATTCGCCAACGAAATGCTCAACGATATTGAGGATTTGCTTGAGGACGATGAGCCCCAACAAACCCTCACCGTATGCCAAGAGATGTATCGGGAAGCGTGCAAACCCACGACCCGCCCGGTTGCCTTTTTCGATTGGAACGGGGCTTACGTTGCGGCAGCGGTTCTAGGCCATATCACGCTCGCGGTTGTCTCTTACATGGCTTGAATGTCGTTCTTGTTCTCAAGTTGGAGGTGAACTATGAAGATTGGAACCCGTCTTAAGATCACAGACTCTCATACTGTTTTTTATGGTGCAACGGTTGGCGTTGTGGCCACTATTCGGGAAGGTCGTTATCACTGTCAAGTGAAGGAATTACCAACGTCTAGCAGATTTGAGCGATATCGAAAGGCAAGTTTGCATCCGATCCGCCTTGGTTCCTTTGTGTTTGTGAGTGACGGCCAATATGAAGTGACGGAAAACTTTCCAAAATCGGCAGAATAAGTATTGACAAGATTCCGAGGGCCGGTTATAATTGGGGCATGATGAGAAACGAAACCTTTAACCTTGGGAGTGACAAAATGAGCGACAAGACACAAGTTGCGAAAACGATTCTTTGCCAAATCCGAACCGGCGACAAATGGGCCTTGGCGGCTTGTGGTGCCCGCGACTATGTAGCCGATGAGAACGGTGTAACGTTTCGAGTTTCGATTACCTCGGCTCGCGTTCGCCATTATATTACAATTACGCTCACCCCGGCCGATACCTACACGGTCGAACGGATTTACCTCCCCTCCCGAGGCAAGCAAGCCAATCGGCGAATCGTTGAGGAAACGGTTGAGGGCGTTTATTGTGACAACCTCGCCGAAATCGTTTACAGCCTTTGCCACAAGAAATAAAGCGAGTGATCCCCAAGGGGGCCCAACGCGGGCCCCCGATTCTAATCGACACTCATAAATAAGGTGGATTATGGCAGACGATAAATCGACAGCAGCCAGCAGCGGCATCGGTTTCATGGGACTTCTGGGAATTGTGTACGGGCCACTGGCTTTTGTGATGGCGATTTTACTTGCGATTGGTGCAATCTTTGGATTGATGTTCGCCTTCGTTGCTCTTTACGAATTGATTACCAAGCGGCGTGCCTAGCAACGGAGCGGGTACGATCGACTGGGTTATCTCTAGTTAATCTCTAACTTTGTGAGGCGTACCGATGAACACGGCTTTCCTGTTTGACGTTGAAGCGTACAAGGGCGAGGGCGAGACCCGAGAGGACCGAGCCGGCCAAATGGTTGCAACGGGTAGCCAAGAGACGCGGGCCCGTCGCCGGCTGTTGGATGCGATCCATACCGAGGGATGGGTTGCCCGGTCTTTAGTTCTTGTCGATTCCAAGCCGGCCAAGGATTTGAAATAATTCCGAAAAAAGAATAATTAAACTTGACAAACGTTTCCGGGTTCGGTATAATAAAGGCATGAGAGACAACCAAGCCACAAGCGAAACTCAAACCGGGAGCGAAACCATGAGCGAAAAGACCCAAGGCAGCAAGTACAAAGCCGGCCGCGATGCCAAAGAAACCTCGGCTCTCATCCGCAAGGAAATCCGAGTCATGTTTCCCGCGAAAGCCGGTTACAAATTCTCGGTCAAGTTGGAACGATACAGCATGGGCCGAAGTATTACGATTGAAGTAAAGGCCGCCCCGTCGCTATCCATCCTTAATCCCGAATATGCTAAGGCGTATGTCGCCAAACCTTATGATAACATTTCGGCGGTTGACTTTGGCGGCCGTTACACTCGTGGGGCCGCGAGTCTTAAGATCAGTCTTGAACGAATTTTGTCCAAATACAACCGAACGGACATTGATTCGCAAACCGATTACTACAATGTTGATTTTTCGCCTAGTGTGGAGTTTGATTCGGATTTGATTGAGTCCGAGTGGAAAAAGTTTGAGGCCGCGAGACGAGCCGAGGCGTAAGCCTCGCGGGCGGGAAGTTTGCAACCGGGTTCACAACAAAGGCGAGAGAATGACCGTAGGATTGATGCAACAGATTATACAGATTGTCCAAAACGGGCCGACGCGGGTTGTGATTGCGACCGAGCCCCAAGTTTCGGACGTTTCTCATGGGGGTGGGGGTTGGGCACACGTTCACAAAAACGGTGTTTTACAATATGTGGTTGCCGAGGCAGTACCTTTCTACCATGCAACTAAGACGGTAGGAATTACCCCCGACGTTGTATTTATCCGCAATGATTTCCTTAGCAATGGCAACCCCAAGGCCGGCAAGTATGCAGCGGGTTGGAGCCTCGGGGCCCGTTATAAGGATGAGCAAGCCGCCCGTGATTTGTGGGCCAGTGATTGGGTTGGGATGTTTGATTGCAATACGGGCGAGTTTATTTACTTCTAACTTTGGAGGGGTTGCCCATGCAAAATATAGTGTTCTTTTTCAAGTCATCGTTAGAACCTGAAAGACAGAAGCAAATTAACGAATGGCTTGACAGCTTGACTGATGATCAACGTCAAATGGTTGACGAAATTGTGGAAAATCAACTCGATGAGGAGTATTTTGACGATCCCCATTAACCAAGAAAGCGAGACAAGTTATGTGGGTTTTTCTAAACGATGCGTTTGTTTCAATCGTGGCCGATGAGAGCAACAGCGAAACCGGGCACGATCGGTTATTGGTGCGGGCCCGAGCTAAGGCCGATATTAAGGTTGCGTCCAAGCACATTAAGGGGGCCACGGCGATTGAGCATACCCCCGAGCGAGACTACCCTTGGAGGTTTTTTGCCTCGCGGGTTGATGTTTCTCAATGGTTGTACGATTGTGGGATTTCAATTGATTACCCGAATTTCAAGGGATCAATCCCCGAAACCACGGCCGGGTATACCCGGCATGAGGCGTATATGAGGGTTTGGGGGGTAATGAGGAGATTTTTTCAAGCGAAACAATAGCGGCTGGAAACTCTCCTTTTCCCTTGACCTTGGGGGGCAAACCCTCTATACTTTCCATGAGAGGCAAAGTTTTTCTTTTGCAAAGGATAGAAACGATGAGTAACACCCCCGCACAAATTGAATTTGTAAGCGTGGCCGAGGCCGCCGACGAATTGAACCTTTCCGAGCGACAGGTACGAAACCTCGCCGAGGAATTTGAGTGGTTTGGCGGGCGTTGTGGCTCGGGGTGGGTGTTCACGCGAGAACAAGTTGAGCATTTCAAGACGTTCCCCCGACGTGGGGCGGGCCGGCCGCGTAAACCTCTCGGTTCGCAACCCGTTGGAGCCGGGGCATAAGGAAATTGACAAACACGCAAGGGCGGTTAAGGTGAAAACCTTGACCGTCTTTTTTCATTGGAGGAAAATAGAAATGCCCGCCGATCGGTTTGAGGAAATGCCCGAGGTTGACTTAATTGAGGAATTCCGCGAGCTTGATTCCGAGATTGCGGCCGATGCTGAAATGAAATCCTTTACCGATTGGGAACTTGATTTTTTTGAGAGTATCATTGCCCTAACAATCCCATTAACCCCAAAGCAACGGGCGGTTGTTGTAAAAATTTTAAGGGAGTACGAACAATGAAGCGAACAATTGAGTTGGGATATCGCGTGTACGCACGACAAGCCAGCGATACCGAGGGATTGGTTGACAAAACAATCTACGCCCTCGGTAATGTTGCCATTGATTGCCTCGCCATTGACCCCGACCGGGGTTTAAGTTGGCGAGAGGTTGATGATTTGTTTATTCCGATCAAGCCCGAGCGATTGCCCGAGGCCAAGGAACGCGGGCTCTTAATTACCGAGTATCGGGGCCGCCAATGCCTCGCGGTGCGTGAGACGGCGTTTACCGTTGGTATGGAGCCCGGTGATAACCCCGAGGAATGGGTTGCCGCGATTCTTGAGCAAGTGGGCAACGTGTTTGCAACAGTCCGAATTGTTACCGAGTACCTCACCGAAGTACAAGCCGTTTGATTTTTGCAACCGGGTTCACTTTTGGACCGAGGAAAATACTATGCGGGTTTTTGTTGTAGGTACTGGCCGTTGCGGGAGCACGACTTTTTTTAAGGCTTGCCAGTATGTTACCAACTACAAGGCCCACCAAGAATCTATTTTCCGGTGCAAACCCGATAAGTTGTTGACTTATTGCGAAAATCACATTGAAATAAGCCCCCCAATGTGGCTCGCAATTCCACGATTGCGGAGCAAGTATTCCGATGCTTTGATTGTACACTTGCGGCGGAATCGTGAGGATTGCGTACAATCGTTGGCCCGCTTGAAAAATGAGAATCGGCAATTGATGTTACAAAATTGGGGGCCAGTTTACGTTGGAGGGATTCGCCGGTTGCCGGCTGTTAAGTTGGCCGAATGGTTTTATGATTGCACAACGACGGTTATTGAGCAATTGCAACCCGATATGACTTGCGATCTTGAAAGCATCATAGAGTTTTGGCCCGAGTTTTGGGAGAGAATCCAAGCCGAAGGCAATTACGATAAAGCCTTGAAAGTGTTAGGGCAGCGGTTTAATACTGGCGAATCAAGAGGGGAAAAATGAGCATTGAAACGCTCAAGGCTGAATACCCGTGGCCGGTTAGAACAAATGCTCGGCCGAATCATCATGGGTGGTTTAGTGGGGCGAAATATTTTCCCCAATTTACGGGCCCTCAAGTGAAAGTGTACTTGGAGTTGGGAACGTGGCTCGGTAAATCGGCTTTGTGGTTTGCCAAGCGGTGCCCCAACGCAATAATTATTTGCGTCGATCATTGGGAGGGCAGCCCTACCCGCCCCGATGTACAAGGGCACGCTAAAGACCGTCGATTAGATAAGATACTACCTACTTTGTGGGAAACGTTCGCGGTTAATGTGAGGCCCAAAAGAGACAGGATTATACCGGTTAAGGGCGACACGTTGGCGGGGATGCAAAAGGTTTTTGACCACGACGTTAAGCCCGATCTTTTGTATGTTGATGCTTGCCATAGTGAGGATGATGTTTACCGCGATGTTGACGGGGCGTTACGCCTCTTTCCCGATGCTCAAATTATCGGTGATGATTGGAGAATGCCTCAGGTACGGGCGGGCGTGTATCGGGCGTTAATGGAACATGGCCGGGAAGGCTGTTTGGTATCTTCCGATAATGTTTGGTCCCTTAAACGCGAGGAAAAATAATGCACCCGGTAGCAACTAGGATGATTCCGCCAAGTCAACGGCGGCCCGGTATTTGGAGAAACGGAGTCTTACAAATTTGGGTTACGCGGGCGTGCGATAAAAAATGCTTCGGTTGCACGCAAGGCAGTAATCTACGGGGCCCGTTTACTCGGATAACGCCCGAGCAATTTGAGACGGCTTGCATTAGCTTAAAGAGGTATTGGGGCGTTGTTGGCGTGTTTGGTGGGAACCCTTGCACGCATCCCGATTTTGAGGAATTGTGCGGGATTATGCAAAAACATATCCCTTGGGAACAACGCGGGTTGTGGTCAAACAAATTGTTTGGGCATGGGGCGATTTGCCGGGAAACGTTTAACCCGGAAGTTTCAAATGTGAACGTTCACCTAGATCAAAAGGCATATAACGAATTTCGTAAAGAGTGGCCAGAGGTTCGGCCGGTTGGGCTCAATGAAGATAGCCGACATTCCCCGCCATTCGTCGCGATGCGGGATATTATCCCCGATGAGAATGAGCGGTGGAAGCGGATTGATGGTTGCGACATTAACCGTAATTGGTCCGCGTTGATCGGTGTATTTCGGGGAGAATTGCGGGCGTGGTTTTGTGAAATCGCGGGAGCCCAAGCGATGCTCAAACAAGCCGACCCGGATTACCCCGATACCGGGTTGCCTGTTGAGCCTGATTGGTGGCGAGCCCCGATTGAGGATTACGAAAACCAGATTGTAAAACATTGCCACGAATGTTCGATACCCTTACGCGGGTATGGGGCGTTGGCATTGAGTGGGCCCAAGGAACAAACGAGCCAAACGTACGCCGATATTTACTTACCGAAAGAGGAAGGCCGGCCGGTTGAAATCGTTACGGATGAAATTCAATTGCAAAGTAACGCACTCGCCCGCGTTACCGATTACGTGCAAAACGGAAAAAAGTAAATGGACGGTTCAAGCCCATACGAGTTACCGGCATTGCCGATTGACTATATTCACAAATGTAATCGGCCAATTTTGAGCATTTGCTTATGTGGTCTTGAGGATAGGCGGGCCCGATCGGCAAGCCTAATATCAAACTTGGTTCAACAGGCCGAGGCAAACGAGGGCGTTGAGGTTTTGATATGTTACGACCGAGGCACGGTACCGAGCGGTTGGAAAAGGCATCTTTTAAGCGTTACCTCGGCCGGGGATTACATTACGTTCGTTGATGATGACGACCAAGTAACGCCCGATTATGTTGAGAACATTTTGAGGGGGTGCAAGCGAGGGGTTGACGTTGTGACGTTTAATCTCTTGCGTGTTGAGGGAAATTTTCGGCGGGATGTTCAACGCTTTAGGCTGGCCGAGAAAGACCACGTTAGAACCCCGGATCATATCCGAATGACTGCAAACCATTTGTGTGCGTGGAAAAGACAACTCCAACGATTAGTAGCGTTTCCCCCGTTTCTCGGTTACAACGACGATTGTTTGTGGTACAAGCCGTTGGTAAACACGGGTTGGGCGAAATCTGAATTTTGCATTAACAAGGTTCTCTATGTTTATCATTTTTCCCGTCAAGACTCGGTTAATCAGCGGGAAGGCCAAAAGGTAAAGGCCAAGAGGATTGTACAAGAGGGCTTGGAATGCTTTATGCAGGTAGCAACCCGAGAAGTTTTCATAGCAACGCGGCCGGTTAATTTGGTGGGAACGGATTTGATCATTTCGTGTCGGGATTGCGATAATTCAGTTGTGAAGAAATCGCGGGCAGAAATGCTACATTACTACACGGTTAGGATAAAATGATTCCCTCGGGTACAACTATGGTTACGGTTTCGGTTGACTATGCCGATATGCTGGCGTTGACCTTACCGAGAAATGCGGGGCACTTTGAGCGGGTAATTGTGGTAACCGCGAGCCGAGATAACGAGACCCAAGAAACCGCGTTGAAATTTCCGAACGTTGAAGTTTTCACAACCGATGTGTTTTGGGAACGCGGGGCCATATTCAACAAAGGGGCAGCGATTGAAAGAGCGTTTGACCAAACGAGCCGTGAGGGATGGTTTGCGGTTATGGATGCCGATACGATCTTGCCCGAGGTAATTCAAAGCGTTGATTGGGCAGTTGACTGTATTCACGTTCCTCGGCGTAGGATGTTAAGAGACCCGAGGCAGTTTACCGCCGATTTGTGTTGGGGCTCCCTACATTTGAGCATGGAAAATGACTTTGCGGGATACTGTCAAATTTTCCATTCCGACGCGAGACCCGAGCGGCCTTGGTATCCGGTTGATTGGACGTGGGCGGCCGGTTGTGATTCGGATTTCTTTTTGAAGTGGCCCGAGAGCAAACGTATGCGGCCCCCGTTTGAAGTTATTCACTTGGGAGAGGATGGGAAAAATTGGGCGGGACGAACAACAAGGTTTCTAAGTGGTGAGGTTCCCGAGGGGGGTGAGCAAAAGAGACAAGTTACTCGGCAGTTGATCGGCAAGCGGAATTACCGAGATCAAACTTTAACCCGTAAAGAGCGATACAAGCACGAAAGGTTGGGCGAATGACTTTAACATTTGGGATTTACCGGATTCTCGGAAATGATTTACCGCCCCGGCACCATCCCGAGCAAACGTACCGAAATACGAAATTCATTTTGGAAAATGAGGATCGGTTTCCCGAGACAACCCGGCGATTCGTTGTTAATCGAATCATTGACCTTGAGAAAGAGGCCGCGTTGATTTCTATGTTGCAAGACTACGGGGCCGAGTTTACGGTAATTCCATTCTTGCCGGCCGAGTACGCGAATCAAAAAACCCCTGAGGGTAAGATTAGATACATTGCAAACCTAAACGCGGCTCGCAATTTTTGCATTGATGAGGGTATTAAGGAATTTGATTTGACGCTACCTTTGGACGGTGCAACATTCTTGCGGCAAGATGGATGGTTTCCTTTTGAGGATATGGTTTATCAATATCGCGATGAGGGGGCTTACCTGTTGGCAACAACCCGTGTTGATACGTTTGAGGCAGCCCTTGACGAATCGTTACGGATAGCGATTCGGGAAGAATACAAGTTTGGGGGCGGGCGTACTTTGATTGGGATGCGAGAAACTTCAATGGCGTTTACAAAGCACATTGATTGCCGGTTTAATGAGGAATTGCGGTACGGCATGGTTGATAAGGTTGAGTTGCTTTGGCGGCTCGGCGTGCCCGGCCCGTGGGATCGGTGGGAACCTCACATAAGAAAGGAAGCGTACAAAAAATTATCGAAGTGGGCGGGCGTTGTAAAATCGAATGGGTTTGTTTTTCGGTTGCCCTCTCACGACCCGGCCGGCGACGGTGACAATTTGCAACGCGGGCACAACAGAAACCTCGGAATTGAAAACATAATTGCCGAGGCCGATAAGCTCATTTAGCATTGACAAGGGCAGTGTATGCCCTTAAGCTTTTGATTGACTTTGACCTTTGACATTTGACCTTTAGGAGTAGGAAAATGAGTAGTATAGGAATTCCCGAGTTTCCGAAATCGCCAGCCGAACGGCCGGGTTGGCAAACAACAGAATTTTGGCTTTCTCTTGTGGCAATCATTGTCGCATATCTGATTTCATCGGGTATTGCCCCCGTGGGCTCCGTGTGGGCTCAAGCATTGGCGACAGTGGCAACGATTCTCGCGGCCATCGGTTACCAAGCCTCGCGGGCGAGGGTTAAGAGTGCCCAAATTCAAGCCGCAGCGGCCCGTACGGTTGCCGTGCTGAATCGAACCGATATTCCTACTCCAATATACACCAACCCCGTGAGCCCGCTGTAACGCACGCCCGTGAGCCCGCACGTACGCACATACGAGGTTAAGTTAAAATGGATTTCCAACTTCCGCCTTTTATCGTTCACCGAAGATTAACAGCCCAAGCGATCGGCGAGGAGTTGCCTTATTCAATCGTTGATTACGGTCTTGACCAAATTTGGGATGAGACCGGAGCGGGTGAAGGGGTGCGGGTTGGGATTGCGGATACCGGATATCCAGAATTTCACGCGACGAAAGGCGACTTGGTGGGCGTGGGTGTTGACGCGAAAGATTTTACACGCTCACGGAGTGGGCCCCTAGATATTTCGGGTCACTCAACCCACGTATCGGGGATCATTGCGGCCCAATTCCAAAACGGCCGAGGCATTGCGGGAGCGGCTCACAAATGCAAAATGTATTGGGCAAAGGTTCTTGGTGATAACGGTAGCGGTTCCGATCAAGGCGTTTCAAACGGTATAATTTGGCTTGTTGATCAAGGTTGCCATCTTATCAACTGTTCGCTCGGTTCGTCGTTTCCGAGTGAGAAAATCCGCGAAGCGTGTCAATATGCCAAATCAAAGGGCTCAATTGTTTTTGCAGCGGCGGGAAATAGCGGGGGCGGGCGAGATACGGTTGGATACCCTGCCCATTTCGATGAGCTTACGGAGGCGGTTGGGGCAATTGACGTTGACCAACTGCTCGCCGTTTTTTCTTCAACCGGTCTTTCAGTTGATGTGGTTGGGCCCGGTGTTCGTATCCCCTCTACGTACCTTGAGGATTATGCCGAGCTTTCGGGTACTTCAATGGCCACCCCTTGGATTACCGGTGTGTGTGCGAATCGGCTTTCCAATGAATTAAGGAATGGGGGGATTGTAACCAAAACCCTCGGCGACCTAACGGCCCTTTTGAAATTGACGATTAATGATTTGGGTAAGGCTGGCCGTGATCCTGAGTACGGTATGGGCGTGCCCAATGTACGCGAATTCGTGCGGGCCGGCCTCAATGGACATGATACCCCGGATGGGGAATGTGATGCGAGTTTTGTGGCTAACGTACACGGGCGAGAGGGGCGGTTTGTTTTCGTTCCCGATTCGGCCGCGTAGAAGTAGAAGTAACGGAAAAGAAAATGAAAAACCTATTTGCGGTTTTGCTTGCGGTTATGGTGTCGCAAGCTAACGCACAAGAAAAAATGCCAAAACCGTTACCGTTTGGCAAGCTGATTTCGATGCCAGACGATGCGGTGAGGTTTGCGATTGCAGACCTACAAACACCCGTTGAGCGAGGCGGGGTTCCTGAATTGTATCGTACATCGACGCGATGGATTTGGGTTCGTGACGGTGACCACGAAACGATAAGGTTCTTAGCTCAAGCGGTAAATCTTGCACTTAGGCATTCATCACTTCCGCAACGCCCCCCCGTTGTGGGAGGTGGGTATTTGATGCGGATCGAAGGTCGTAACCTTTGTCCAAATTCAAAAGATTTGGAGCGATTTCTTAATGTTTGGGAACGGGGGCTTGGATTTAATTTCGATTATCCCGAGCCTTATTTTCATCAGTTTTACGATAAGGCTGAGGATGATGCGTTTATCGTCATTTCAGAAATCGCACAACTCAAGAGTGGTAAAAAAATCGTTGCAAGAATTCCAAGAGGTAGAACGATTCAGTTTCTCGGGCAGACGAGTGGAGATTGGATGTTCGTCGAATTCGAGGGAGAGAGCGGATGGATTCTCATATCAGCCATTCAAAAGGTCGAGAGCATTCAAGTTGTAAAATTTGCCGAACACATTGACCCCGCAATTGAGACGCTTAGGGAATTAACGGGCTCAACGGTACCGATAGTTGAGGCACGTTTTTTTATCGAAGTTGCTTTGTCAAGCGTTGATGGGGGGCAATACTACAATTTTCGAGGTATCGAGAAAAGTAGCGTTTGGAAAGGTGAAGTAGTGGTCAGTGCGTTGGACAAGTTTATTGCTCGTGCGGGTGCCGACTTTGATTTACTTGAGAGTAAGGCGAATCGACTTGCTCAAATCAGTGATCAAACTGGAAAGTGGCGGCGTGTTAACGTATTGCATGGGGATTTACGCCGTCCAAATGACGGACCCCCTTATGTGTGGATCACATTTGACCAACGAGACAAACGGCGACGTGGCACGGAACACCCATTGCGTTCTTTGATATCTCTCAAATACGATGCGGTTGAAGTGATGATTCTCACAAGGCACGGGTGGGAGTGTGGACTTTTCAACGGTAACAACGTTGAAAAGGGACAAGAGATTACAATTCACGAGCGTGCGGACGCTGCCCCCGATGACGTAACAAAAGATCACACGGTACCGGCACCGTATACGGCACGGCTCCAATCGTGTATCTCGTGCGTTAGGTGTCATGGGCCGGATAGAGGCTTTAAGCCGTTACGCAATGAGCTTTTGGATTATCTCAAAAATCCAAGGGCCGCAAATATCGTACTTGACGTGGCCAGTGGTCGGGATTTGCACGAGACTCTTGATTTGATCGCAGGTTTGTATAGTTGGAATCCTGATATTGGGGAAAACAAAATTGCACCCCCCGATAATCCTCTTGAAGTATCTCGCCGCTCATTAGGTCGGGAAGTTTTCCTAGCTACGGGGGGCCTTGATACTGAGGTTGCTTTCAAAGGAATTTCCGATTTATACGGGGAACGCAAATTTACGCGGGTTACCCCTACAATGGTTTGTGCCGAGATTGGCGAACGCGTGGCACCCGAACAAGCGGCCGCAAGGCTTATTGAATTGCTTGGCGAAAAGATAGGTTTTGAATCGCCAATCGTGAATCGTTTGCAACTTGGTCGCGATGTACTTCGTAGCGATCTTGATGCGGAACTTCCCGCTATATTTTTTCGGGCTAAGGTGAAGAGAGCGGAAAAAGTACCTCAGAAAAAAGGAAATGACGATGGGCAAGAAAACGTTGATGGTAACGTTGATGCTATTGATGCTCGTAACAACTGATGCGTTTGCGAGCGGTTGGTGGTGGTCAAGAGCACCGAACGGGTTATACTGGAAGCGAACAAGTAGCGGTACGAGTACCAACGGGTGGTACTATTTGCGTTATCGTTCGTGCTCCCATCGGCGTTGTTCGTGTTCGTACTCATATCGGCAGATTATGAGAATTCCGTATGGCACGTATGGTACGTACGGAATGTCGTACGGCTCAAGCTACTCAAACGAAAGATGGCGTGAGCAAATGTTGGGCATTGCTTCTCAACAACTCAGAGCGAATCAACAAGCCGAGTCAAGAGTTGCTCAAAGTTTGGCGTTTCAACAGGAATGGCAAAAGATTTTCGGGGATAAGCCAATTCCGTTATCAGTGGGCTATCAATTCGGGGCCTACGGGAATAACGTGAACAATACGGGAACAACGTTTTTTGCAAATCAACAATTTGGGGCAAGGCAATATACGTCATCGAAACCCCTTGACGAGGCTCTCGTACTTCAACAGCTATATCGACTTGCGGAGTCAATCACCAAGACGAGTGCAAAGACCACTGAGGACTTCAAACAACTATCATCGCAGGTATTTGAGGAAAGACACCGTTTACAAGAAATTGAAGCGAAAGCGATTGCCTCGGTGAGAGTTTTGAAAGCGGCGGAATCAACGTATCGGGCGAGTTTACAAAAGGTGACGATTGAAAAGACGGCAAAGCTTGATCTTAATGCCGCCGTTGTGAGTATCTTCAAAACGTTTTGTATTAAGTGCCACACGCCGGGCAGCACAAGCAAGGGGTCAAAATACCCGCTTGATACGCGGCTTGATGCTATTGGGGAATTTACATCTATAGAGCGATGGAAAATCGTTGCCTTAACCTCAACGGCTAAAATGCCGGAAGATGATCCTCTTAAACCAGTCGATGTCGGAATTTTATTTGAGTGGGCAGAGCAAGGCGACATTAAGCCCACTATTCAACCCGCCGTTCAACCTATTCAACCTTAGGACTTGTTTGTTTTTTACTCAATTCGGAGGCATGTTCAATGAAATGGTTTATCCTTGTTCTTGTTGTGTTTGCGATGTTTTGTGTGATGCCCGAACCGGCCGACGCGGGCCAATGCCGAGTTCTCGGGGTGAGTCGTGGGGTCGGTATTCTTGGCCGCATTTCTCATAATCAGGCAGCCCGGCAGCAAGCGGCCATTAACGCGGCGATCCGGCAACAAATTCGACAGCAACAGCTTAACGCGTTGTTAGGGTTTGGAGGCCAGCCCGTTTTCTTGTCGCCCCCACCTTTTTTCCAGTTTGGTCTTAGCGGCCGATTGTGACGGTAGGGAATTGCCCCCGGTTCGGGGGCGTTAAAATTTAACCCTGAAAATTTTAACCCATTCGAGAGGATTAAAATAATGGGCGAAAAATTTGAAGTGGAGGTAATGAGACGCGGGCAGCGGTTGAGATTCCGCAAGCGGCGAGAACGACGAAATGCCCGACAACAACTTACCGAAATTGCCTTTGATGTTTATGAGGAGGGTGATGACGATGAGGAGTTGAGGGATAAAATCATTGAGAAACTTGAGGAACGCGGTTCGGGTGATTGGCTCGGAATTATGCTCAAGCTCTTGGAAGTGATTTTGCCCCTCTTACTTCGGCTCATGGTCGGAACCTAACGATACAGAGGTTTCCCGCCTCGCGGCCCGTACGCGGTCTCGCCCCCGTGTGCGGGCCCCTTTTATTGCAACCGGGTTCACTCAAAAATAATTCCCTTTTTGGAAGGATTACTATTGACAACGTTTCTGGTTGCGATACGATAGGGCATGTACTGAGATTTTTAATTGTTAATCCCTAACTTTTGGAGTAACGCGATGAATACCGAACATGCGGAAATCTTTGCGGCATCGGTGAAGCAAGCTAAAGAGCTTTTTCTGGATGCGATTGCACGCGGGATACGGGCCGAAGTTAAGGACGAAATTCCCAAATTGTTAGCGGGAATTGAGGCTTTTCAAGATCAAGATTGGAAGGCCGAGGCAGAGAGATTCGTAGATAACAATGGCGGGTTGGATGACGTTATCTACGATGATGTTCGCCAATGGGTAACAGAAATGATTGAGGATTTCATTTCTAAGACCTTGAGCGAATCCCTGTCAAAAAATAAAAAATTCCCGTCAAAGAATATTGAAGACAAAAAACGGCGAAAGGGCGAACCTGCCCCGGTTGCGGGAGCAACGGGAACCCCGATACGATGGGATGATTTGTGGATTACTCCACTCGGGCCGGGGGGCATCTCTGGAAAAATCTGGAATGTTCAATCTGTTGGGATTCTCGACGGTTTCACTGTGAAACTGAGAGACGATTCGCGTTTACCTAAGTTTGCGTGCCATTGCCCGGAATTTGGGGGACTAGGTTATTGTGAGCACACAAATGCCGTAAGAGGGTTGTTTGAGACAAATAAGATTGTAGTTGCTCCCTTTGATGCCCCGACTACGGTTGATGCGGCCGAGTGTGCGGCAGCCTCGGGCGAGATGGGCGAGGCAGCAAGGGCAGCCGTACCCAATGAGCGACCGGGCCCAACCGTTGAACAGGCCGCCCAAGTCTTTGAGCCATTTCAGATACCCGAGCTAAAAACCGGCCCCAAGGCCGAGGCAGCCGTACCGCCCGCGTGCGAGGCAGGGCGAGCCCGCACGCCCGCACGAATACGCGAGCAAGCCCAAGCCCTCACGACGAATCACAAACGCCGTATTCAATGGGGCGAGCTAACCATTGAGCGAAACGGAAAGGCGTACGTTGTTACCGAAACGGGAAAAGGCCGAGGGATGAGTAAGGATGAGGAATTTGATTTTGGTGTTATGGTCTTGGAGAAAGGCCCGGTTTGTGATTGCCAAGAGTTTAGATTTCAAGGCCAATGCCGACACGCAAAGGCTGTTGGTCAAATGCTTGAGGCGGCCAACGATGAGGGATTTGTTGGGCAAATTGGGTTTGACAAGCCGCCCGAAAGTTGATAGGGTTCACGGCTCGCGGTGGGAGGGGTTGCGTCCGAGGCGTTACGCCCGGCAGCCCCGGCCCACCAATTTTAACCCCTTAACCTCTTGGGTAACACGATGTACGCCCTACCCGAAAAAACGTTGATCATTTTCGACACTGAGGTAACCGAGCTTGCCCTTTCTGACGCGGCCGGCACCTTTCCCGAGCTAATCGAAATCGCGGGCGTTAAGATCGGCCCCGAGTGCGAAAATCTCGGCGAGTTTACGACTCTCGTACAGCCCCAAAATCTTGAGAGCGTAACCGAGTTTACGACCAAGATTACAGGCATCACCCCGGCGATGCTTGAGGATGCCCCCGTGTGGGCCGACACTTGGCGTAAGTGGGCCGAGTTTACCGGGTTCAATTCTACCCGCCTAGCGGCTTGGGGAGCGGCCAGCGATCAACCTTGGCTCCGTATGGCGTATTTCCGGGCTCGGCTCGGATACCCTCACCTTGACCCGGTAATTGATGTACGTTCGATTGCGTATGGGCTCTCGGCGGTGTACGGGTTCAAAGTGCCCCGTTGGAGTTTGGCCGAGGCGTGCAAGCGTTTTGAGATTCAACAGACAACGAAACATAGAGCTTTGGCCGATTCGCGGGCAACCGTTGAAGTGCTCAAAGCTCTTTTGCGTTTGGAGGATGCGTAAACCCTATTTTACGAGGTACCCCCCGATGGAATTTTGTGTACCTCCCGATTTTAATTCGTGGCCCAATGGAAAGCGTTTAGAGTGGCATAGAAAACGGATTGAGCGGGAAGCCGTGGCGTACGATTACTTGGAGAAAATCAAGATAATTTCAACGAAAACCTTTGAGGAATTACAAAACCAGTTGAACGGCGTACGATCGGAACGGCGGGCAGTTGAGGCGACGTTGGCGGTTGTGGAAGCCCCGGCGTTTATTGAGTTGCAGGCGAGACTTGATGCGGGTATTAACGCGGCCAATGTTTTGATTCGGCTTCGCAAAGCCTATATCACAACTCAATTTCGCCGTAATTCAGTTTGCGACAAGGCCGGCGAGGCGGATTACCTCAAGAGGCTCGGCGGGAAGATTGACCACGATATTAACGCGGCCGAGCAGATTGAGGGCGAAATTATTACGTATTGCGAAAGGCATGGGATTGACCCGTTGCCATTTTTCCGCGTTGATGAGGAATTAGGCAACCATCGAATCCCCGAGGAAGGGCCGAGGAATGACCGAGTTAAAAAACCTCAAAAATGTAATTCGGTATCCGATTGGATACGGCGAGGCTTGCGACAGGTTGACAATTCTACAAATCAAAGCAATGCGGATTGAAAACGAATCCGACGCATTTGTTGCCCGGCGAGAAATGGATTTACTCGGGTGTGAAGTTTCCAAGATTCTCGTTACGGCCAAAGTCGAACCCGAGTTTCAAAAGTTAACCGAACAACTGCTTGAGGTAAATGAGCGGCTTTGGGATGTTGAGGATGAGTTGCGGGCGATCGAAGCCGAGACAATTGGTCAAGGCACTAACCGGCTTGATTGGTTGGACGATGGGCTTGAGTTTGATGATTTGCCGGATACGGATGACCGGGATAAGTTGAGGCAATTTATTAGGCTGGCCCGTTCGGTTTACGAGTTGAATGATAGGCGGGCCCGGCTTAAAATGCAGATTGATAAGTTGCTTGGCTCGGATATGCAAGAGGTAAAAAGTTATGTCAATTGACCACGTAGAAAGGGCCGAACGTTTCGATTGGTTCCGAAAGAATAAGCCCGGTCGAGGCGATGTTTTACGTCCAATCTCGGGTGGCTCGGTTCCCGTATTCGTTGACGTTAAGGATTCCGAACGGCGGGTTTTGTTTTGCAAGTGCCACATTGATGAGGAATGTAAGGGTTGGTTTTTGTGCGACGATCCAAAAGCCCTTACGGTGCTAATCATTGAGGATGAGCACGGCGGATTGATTGAAGCGAACGGCGGCAGTGATGCCGGAATTAGGGTTTCGGCTTTGCGAATCATTCGACAAAACAGGAAAGGTACGGCGTTAATTGCGGAACCTTATCATCTTGGAACGGAGTAACGGAAATGAGCGAGTTGTTGAATACGACTTTACAAGCCCAAATGTACTCAACGCGGGCATTTGATAAGGAATTGAGGGGCGGTTTTAGATTTACAGTGGACCCATACGATGGGGAAGGCGGACAAGAGGCCCGCGATTACCTCAAGAGCCTTGGCGTTTTCTTTTATCGCGATACGATGCACGGGCCGGGAATTCTCATTGAGCCCGATGATAGCGATGAAACCCCGATTTATGATCGGTCTGGATTTTTGGCGTACAAGTGTTCGTGTCTGCTTGTGCTGGAAACGGCCGAGGTTGCCCGGTGGGACAAAACGAATCCGGCCAAGTTTCGTAAGGTGATGAAAAAATGGGGCGATGATAGGGCGTGGACAATTTATAACAAACAAGTAACAATTGTTGAAGTAAGCGAGGTTCGCGTTGTTACGTCTTAACCTTTAATTTTTGAGGGGAACCCGATGCGAGAGACCGATAAAGAGGCAGCCCAATACATGCGAAAGTATGGGCCCTTCAACCTCTCGGTAATTGCGAATCGCAATAAACACAAATGCGATTTTTGCCAAGACCAACCGAGCCGAATCATTAAGGCCGACGCAACTCTTAACCCCATGACCACGGGGCAGGAAATCAAAACCCTTTGGGTTTGCTTGTCGAATGAGTGCCCCGAGGCGTTGCTTGGGGATGAACAGGCAAAGCAAATAAGATTTTCCGCGTTGGCGAGCGGGGCGGGCGGCACTTTCGTACCCTCGCAAAACCTTGAGGAAATCCTTGCTACGGATGAGGGCGAGAGGCTCGTAAAGTTGCTTGAGGAGTATACCAAAGGCGACGAATTGCTAACATTGATGCGTCAAGCGTGGAAGTTTCACGAAAAGGGATTTGGTAAGGGTTGGCGGATCATGCCGAGTCTATTTCAGCAATACACGGAGCGGGAGAGTCTAACCACGAAGCAAATTAGTGTTGTACGGCGGTTCGTGAAAACGTGTCAAACTGAAGTAATCGGGCCGGCTCCCGATAACGACTAACCCCCGTTGCAACAGCCCCGAGGGTGAGGCCGCCATATCTTTGACCCCTCGGGGCGGGGCAACGAGTTTTTTAACAAAACGGTGACCACATGAGTCAAGATAGGCATAGCACAGGAAAGTTGATTCCGATTGAGATGAATCTTGAGCGTGTCAAGCAGCTTTGTTCCAATTGGGAATATGAGTTGGATACGGAGGAAGATTGGCGAGAAGCATTGTTAGAGAACGAAGAACCGTATCGCCTCATTAACGGAAAGTGGTACAGGCTGTTTGAGTTTGATGAGTCGTTTGATACTTACTTTGAAAAAGTCAGTGTCGATGCACGCGGTACGATTACGTTCGATGCCACGTATTATGACGGCGGTTGTTGCTGGGAAGAGATAGTTGAAAGGCATTTGAAACAGTTGACTGATAGGCTCTAATTTTTAACGGAGTTTGAGAAATGGGGAAATACAAACAATTATCCGGTAATCCGGTTGAGCTTAAGGAATTGCTCGCGAAACTCAAAGATAAGGAAGCGAAGCTTGAGGCTGATTTGGCAATTAACGATCGGCCCGAGCTTGAGAATTATATCGTTGCGGTTGTGTTGGCGATGGCTGAGGTAAAGCGGATTGATACGCTCATTACGAAATGTGAAAAGCCGAAAACACAACAAGAACGCACGCGGCTTGAGGGTTTGGTTGCTCAAATCGAATACTTTGAAACCAAGTTGGCAGCGGCCAAAATGGTACTTGCTGAATCGGGCGGGAGAGTGGCCGAAAAGTACGTTGATCATAGGCGGCAAAGGCGGGGAGCGTTTGAGCAACTTGAGCAAGTCAAAAAGTGGGCCGAGCAAGAGTTTGGAAAAGCAAACGTAAATTTGAGCGATCTTTTGCCCTCAATTTCGGACTATTTGAAGTTGCAAGAGTGAGCCCGCAAGTTGATTGACTTGGCCTAAAACCGGGTTAGAATGAAGCAACTCGATTGCACGAAACTATAACCATAACACGGGTACCCCGGAACCGAGTGAACCCGGTTTCACAAGGGTATTAAATTAAATAACAGTAGAAAAAAAATGGCATTTTTTGAATTAAATGATTGGCCTTGGTTGGTTGAGTTTGTCTTTGGGCTTTTCTTGTTGGGGGGCGTTACGCAAATCGTTAAAGTCATCGCGTTCGCGTGGATCGAAACGGTGAGAATTCAGTACGGTTTCGGTATTGACGCGGAGCCTAAAACCAAGGAAGATACCGAGGAAACCGTAATTGAGGAAGTTGAGAGGCAAGAGGCCGACGAATTGGGGGGATACGCGGAACGGGTGGCGAATGACGATGAGGATTATCCCGAACACGTTGAGGAATAACGTAACCGGGTTTATACGCAAGGAAGGATAGAAAGAAAATGTTGGTTTTATCGCGGAAAAAGAACGAAAGTGTTGTAATCGGCAACGACATTACGATTTACGTTGTTGAAATCCGAGGCGACAAGGTGAGGCTCGGGATTGATGCCCCTAAATCGGTATCGGTGCATCGGCTGGAAGTCTACGAAGCAATACAGCGAGATGGGCAGAAAAAGAAAGCCCTCAATGTTCAAGGCATCGAGAGCGGGCGTACGCGGGCGGGTGCGGTAACAACTGATGAGGCGATGGAACGTTAAACGATAACCCCTTTTTGATCTTTTGGAGCGTTGACCCATGAATGTAAAAGAGCAATTGGCAAACTTGGGAAAAGTCGAGACGAAAGCCGAGAAGAAAGCAAAAATCGCCAAAGCCAAGGCAGCCAAAGTAGCCAAAGCAGAAGCCATGAAAGCCCCGGTAGTGGCCCCCACGCTTCCTGAGAACGCGACGGCCCCGGCAGCCGACGCGAAACCGGCCGCGAAGCCCGAGGCCGTTAAATCGGCTATCGTGCAACCTTCAAAAGAAGCGGTTGAAGCGTATACGGGTCTTGAAACTCAACCTCTAAAACCCGAGCCGCTTAACCTCGCGGCCCAAGGAAGGCATCCCGACCGGCAAAAGAATTTGGCAACCCGAGAACGCCGAGGAAATCAACACCAAAATCCGGGCGGTTGATTCTATGGTTGCCGTTGAATCCGGGCGGGTTTGTGATACACTAGACGAATGCACCTTTTAACCTTTTCACTTTAACGAAGTATGGAGTATGTAAATGAGCGGAACAACCCAAACCATTGAACAACCCGCAAATGTTCCCGAGAACTTGGCCCTGGTTCAAGCCCCGGTAAGTGGGCTCCCTTCGCGGGATTCCGTTGAGTCACGTATTGCAAACCTTGAGCGAATTCGCGACGAAAAGTTAAAGCAGGCCGACGCGAAAGCCAAGGAATTGAAATTGAAAATTGATGCCGAGGCACGCGAGGCCGTTAAGGCCGAGAAAAAGAAAGTCGATGAGGCCAGAAACGCCGAGAAAAAAGCGGCTCGTGGTGCTTTTAAGGCGGCCTCAAGCTCTTGGAAAAAGGTACTGAAATCCTTGGAAGCCGACGAAATTGCAGCGGCTCCCGAGGCCCCGGCAACCCCCGAAACCGTTACGCCCTAGCGGTCTTATCCTCCAATCCGAGACCGTGCGGGCGGCTGGAAGCAACGGCCGGGGTACGTCCCGGCTGTTGTTTTTTATTGGTCCCAACTCAAAAAGGATTTTATTATGCCTCATGGCGATCCGACACAAATTGCGAACATTGCGTACAAAGGTTTCGGGCTCTTTCATATTCTCGATACGCCCGAGAAAAAAGCGTTGATGAACGCCAACATTGAGAAAATGGCGGATTTGTTTGAGGCCCTCGGCATTTCGCAAAGCGGGGCCGTTTTGGTTGGGGCCGCCAGTAACGACGCCTCGGTAAACCAAGCCAAAACATTTATCAACCACAAGGGCGAGTTGATCTTTCAAACCGACAAAAAGAACACGGGCCAAGTTGCCGGAAATTTCAACGGTGGAGGCACGGGCAACAAACCCATCGCGTTACTGCCCGGCTTTGAGGGCGTGTCAATGGCAAATTTCCCCGTGATTGGTGGAAACGTTGAGTTGCGTACGACCGATGATGCCGACGAAAAGAAACTTGGCGTTTCCTACAATGGCATTATCGACCTTGCGGGCGACGGAAACGGCCCATTTGTGGTTATGGTAATCACAAACACGCTATCGGCGGGCGGTGGGGATGCCCCCAATGGGGAAAGTGGGGCCTCGGCGAGTATCCACGATTTCGATATTAACCAGTATTCCGATGACGGCTCGGCCCCCGGAATGAAAAACGAATTCTTCATTGTTCTCAATCTACCCGGTACGGGAACGGGCAACGCTTCCCCCGGTGGAAATCCGAGTTGGCCCGGCAACCCCATTAACCTTGATATCTTGCTTAACGGCGGCACAATGCCCGTTACGGGTAGGACGTTTGACCCGGCGTACCCGAACGCAAAGTTGGTTGCGTGCAATACCGAAGATTTGTTGGCCGATGATGGGGGACACCCGGCCGGGCGTTTGCTCGCGGGCTTAATGGCACAAGCCGGGGATTCCGCCAATTCGTTGCGATCGGTAACGGCCCTCACCCAATTGACGCTAAACGGTATAAGTGCCTTGCCGACTTAACCGTAAAAACTCACTCACTAGGCGTTAGGAAGGCCGGGCCCGGTTGGTTACAATCGGGCTCGGCTTTTTTACGTCCTTCTGTGGAGAAAGTGTGGACAGTCAATCCGGTTACCAAGCAGATTCGTCGTTTTACGTTTTCCCGAGTGGTGGACGACGATGGCATTTATGGGATGGCAAAGGTTGCGGCAGTAAATGCGGGGTGGCGGTTCTTAGTAACGTTGCTTGGAAGTGGGATAAAATACCGGTAATCCTCCAGTGCAAACGATGTCTAAAAACGAGAGATGAAAAATGAGTGAATCTTATAGATTTGTACGAGCAATCGTCGATTGTGGTGACCTACGGTGGGAATATCAGATTGATGTTGACGGAGCACCACAAGGCGGCATGGCTCACGATGAGGATGTGTCGGATTGGACTGAGGACGACATAAGGTCATGTACGCGGTCGATGTTGGATTGCCCGGATGACCAAGAGATTGAGATCGTTTACGCATAGCGGGAGATAATAAAAAGTGGGCGTTTTCAATGATCCCAAAGTTTTGGACGCAAACAGGCGACTTGAGGAAAAGTTAACCGAGTGGGGCGGAAAGCTAAAACTCGGGTTTAACCAAACGGCGGCCGGTGATCCCTTACCCAATCCCGTTTCGTTGACAAACCTTTTTGCGAAGTTACAAACCGATTTGTTGGATATGCGACGGGAACAAATCGTTTTGGGGGCAGCCGTGCGGCTAATGATTGAGGGCCTCGCGGGCAAGGATGCCGATGGAACGTTTGCAGCCGGAATGGCCGAGGCGATGGTTACCGACATTGATAGGCAACTTGCCAAACTTCAAGAATTGATTGTTGAGCAAAAGCAACAGGCGATGAAACCCAAAATCAAGTTACCCCCCGGTTTTTCAGGTAGGAATTGATGAGCATTCTAATAACCGGCTCGGGCGAACTCACCCAGGAGATCGTTAAGGCTCTTGACGGCCAAGAGATTTACCGGATACATCCTAAGGCCGAGAGCCCCGAGCAACTCGCCGAGCTAGGCAAATATTGGCTCGATTATGATTTGCAAGAGCCTCAACACGTTGTTTTGGCCGTGCAAGATTTGGTAGGCGTAACCCTCTCGGCGGTGATTCATGCCGGGAGCGAACCGACCCCCGTTGACTGGCGAGCTATTAACCCGTTTGATTTGCAACGCGAGTTTATGGCGAACGTGTTTGCCCCGTTAATGCTTACCAAATGGTTGCTCGATTTTGACATTTTGCCAACCTCGGGCCGCGTTATCTTTTTCACCGATTCCAGATTTCTTGGTAGTGGTTTTCTCGCGTATTACGCGGCTAAAGGGGCGTTAGTTAAGGCGGCCGACTGTTTTTTAAGTCAATTCCCCCGTTCGTTGTCTGTTAATTTCTTGGAGATTAGGGAACCCATTGATACGGCGGCCCAAGCCGCGACGATAGTAAAAGGATAGACCAAATGAATGATGATAAGTTGGTACAAAGAGCCGTTAAGAGTCTTCAGAATTTGCATATCAATTTTAGATATGAAAGTGGCGATGACCCGCATCCGTTAGATACTTGTCTTTGGGGTCGCGTAGCCCATATATTTGGTGTTGGCTCAACCCGAGCAATTGAGATGTGTAGACGTGCCGGCGTCGATCCTGAATACAGAGAGGAACCGGATGGCGGGTTTTGAACCGTAAAGGGGTTACAGGTGAAATTCATAGGTGTATTTCCCGCGAACCCGTTCAAAATGTTTACGGTTTCCGATAAACCTTGTGAGCAACTTGGACCATTAGCGGCGGTGTGTTCGGTTTGGTTACATAGGCGGGGCTCTGAGATTCTAAGATGCGAAGCTGAAAACAATCGTGTTGGGGATACCCTACAAAAAGTGGATTCCTTGAATACTTGGATTAAGGCCGGTGATTATCAACCCGGCGACATTTTGGAATTTACGGGGGTAAATGAACAATCGTCTGATATTCTGTTAATTGCATACGAGTGAACCCGGTTTCACAAGCCGATTTCTGTTGAACGTATTGACAATAGACGTTAAGCCCGCGATAATATGCCGGGTTTACCGTCTTTTTGCGTTGAGGGACTGTATGAGCGTTCCTACATTAGCCGAGACTTTGGGGCAACTTGACCAAACGCCCCCGGCCCCGAGTACGCCCGAGGAAAAGAAACGGGCCGAACTTTCTGACCTTAACGATGAGGAAAAGCGGGCTCAAGCGTATGCGTGGAAATTGCAGGGGCAATCAACCGAAGTAATTGCCCGAGCTTTTGGGATTGATTCTCGAACGATCCGCCGATGGTTCTTACGCACCGAAAGCGATTTTCGCGAACAGTTTGAGACGCAAACGGCCGCTAACATCATGTCCGAAAGCCTCTTGTTTCTCGGAAACATTGAGGAAATGGCAATGTATGAGGCCAATCAATCGGCCGGCGATGAACAAGAATACGACTTAAAATCGAGAAAGGTTAAGACCCCCAAAGAAGTCGAGCGAAACGCCAAACACATTACGGCTAAAATGCTAGTCGTCGCCCTAAAAGCTCGCGGGATGAAACTCGATTTGCTCTTGGAAACCGGTGTTTTACCCAAAGACCCCGGCCGGCTTTATCGGACGATGGAAAAAGAGGGAAACTTTGAACAAAGTGCCCACTCAAAATCTTCTCGTACGGCTGATCAAATCCGTGATGATATGTTAAAGCTCGCCGAAGAAACTAAGCTAGTGTAGGGGCGGGAAATGGTAAGACCAACCGGGGCCGACGTACTCAAAGACATTGAGGCCCGAGAACTTCAAATCGGCGAAAAGCTCTTGCAACTTCGCAAACATCGCCTCACGTTTGCGGTTGATTATCACATTAACACTCGCGGCGAAAAAATGGAGTTTGCGAATTATCCGCACATTCGCGAACTTTATAACTCGCTTGCCCGTGAAATCGTTTTGCAAGGTTCGGTCCAATGTTTTAAGAGTGAGTGGGCAGTTATTGACCATTTCGCGGCAGCTTATTCCGGCCTCTCCGTTTTCTACGTGTTGGCCAAGTATGAATCCCGCAACACGTATGTACAAAACCGGATCAATCGTTGTGTTGAGCAAGTGCCGGAATACAAAAAAATCATCGGCCGAGGATTCTTTGATAATATCGCCCTTAAGAGTTTCGGAACCGGCGTTGTAAAATACGTGGGTTCTAACGTGTTGAGTGATTTCAAGGAATTCCCGGCTGACATGATCATTATTGATGAGGTTGATGAGTGCGACCCGACAAACATTCAATTTGCCTTGGACCGTATGCGGGCCTCACAATATCAGTTTATTCGGCGGCTAGGTAACCCCAAGATTCGCGGTAAGGGGATAAATAAATTCTTCCTTATGTCGGATCAACGAGAATGGGAGGTACCTTGCAAACAATGCGACGAATACGCCGAAATGGATTGGTTTAAAACCGTTGTTTCCGAGGTGGTTGACCAACACGGCAACATAATTGATTACACGTTACGCGATACCGATTGGGCCATTGGATGCCGGCGAGACGTTAGAGCCATTTGTCCCGCGTGCGGGGGCGAACTTGACCGCACAAGCCAAGAGGGGCGTTGGGTTCCGAGAAATCCGGGGCACCCCGTACACGGTTATCATATCTCAATGTTATGTGCCCCTATTAACCCTATTTCCGGCATGTGGGATCGGTTTCAAAAGGCAATGAATGACCCCGGATTATTGAAGCAATTCTTTAATTCTGATTTGGGGTTGCCCTATTCATCGGCGGGCAACAAGGTAACAACAACCGTTTTGGATCGTTGCGTTGATGAAAGTTACGAGTTTGCTATACGCCCGAACGCGGGACACGTTAAGGCCGATTCGGACACCGGCCCGTGTTCAATGGGAATTGATGTAGGTGCTAATTTTGATGTGCGTATCTCGCGGCTTGGGGCACGCGGGCAGCGGCGAGCGGTTTACATTGGAAAAGTACGGGCGAGCAACATTGATGAGCTTTATGATTTGATCGACCGATACAACGTTGAGAAAGCCGTTATGGATGCCGGGCCTGAGTTGATGCTTGCCCAAGATTTCCAAGATACGGCTAATTGTGATGTTTGGTTGTGCCGGTATCATCCCAATGAAGGCAGCGACCGAAAACGCACATTCCAAATTCACGATCGGGTTGTTTCGATTGATCGAACCGAGGCCCTTGACCGATCCTATGCCCAAATCAAAAAGAAAAAGAACATCCTTCCTTTCAATTATCAATCAATTTTAGATGGGAAGTTTGTTACGGAAATTTGCGTACCCGTACGCCAGATTACCGAGGATGCCAAAGGTAACAGTCGGTACGAGTGGACAAAAGGCGTAGACCATTGCCGGCATTCGGACACGTACGATATGCTCGCGGCCGGGTTGTTGATGGACGTTACGATTGATGATGTTTCTATAGGATAAGCCATGCCATTTGCCGGATTTGAAGATTTCGCGGAGTGCGTAGCGGCTCAACAAAAACGGGATAAGGGCAAGGAATCCGCCCGGCGTATTTGCGGAGCCTTACAAGCTCAAGTTGAGAAAACCGCTATTGATTCCTCATCGGTGCCGAATTCCGTTGTTGTTCAAAATCGCGAGCTTGCGGCCCAAGGGCTTAACGCGATGGTCAAGAAACGCGGGATGGGCCGAGGCGTTTTGGATAGTGGGTTTTTGAGTGTTCGCGAAATAATTATCATGCGAAATAATCGTATGAGGATGTTGGCGATTCGGGGGTTTAATCTAGTAGCGAAAGCGGCCGGGTTAAACCTTAAAGAGTTTCGCGGAACAACGGGCCGGGGCGGTATCAATAACCATAAACACGTTATTGACCTTGACGACCTTGGGAACGGGCTTACCTCAACGAATGAGGGCCATAACCATAGGGTAATCAATTTCATTGTACAGCCCTCACCTAATGGACACGTTCACCCCTTGAGCCGATCTGACTTAAAAAGGGTTATGAGCAAGGCGGGCTTTACCGCATTGCGTGAAATGATTGGGTAAACCATGAGTGAGCAAGAACAAGCCGAGCTTGAGGCCGAGGCCGTCGAAAAGCTCAAGGATGATCCGGTTACGCCCGAGCAATCCGAGGCAACGTTGATTTCGGCGTTGGCCGATGCGGCGTATGAGACTTCCGAGGGCGATGAGCCCATAATTGAGGAAGTTTTCATAACGGATGAGGAAACTATTGCCACGGCCGAGGATTTGATTAAGGAATTCACCCGAAAATCAATGCGATGTTTTGATGAAAGCCGCATTGTTTCGGATGAGGCAACAAGCCGGGGCTCAAGTGCCCTTTCGTTTTTGCTGGCGGGTAAGGGTGACAAGGAAAAAGAGCTTACCCAAAAGACCGCACGCGGTACGCAACAATCGGTACGAGAACTTGGACGGGGTTCCATGGGTACCGATTTGGCGACAATCAAAGTCGTTGAGCCCCCATACCCGCCCGAGTTGCTCGCGGCGTTTCTTGAGGTTGACGAAACGCATTTTCGTTGTGTACGGACCAAAGTTACCGATGCGATAGGGCGAGAGTTTGAGCTAGTTCCCACGGTAACGGTTGATCCCGATGAGAAGGAAGAAAAAGCGGGCCGCCCAAAGGCCCAAACACCCGATCCAAGGCCCCCACTGGGCAGCCTCGCGGACCCGACGCGGATTCTTGACCGAGATACTTCCGGCGTTAATCAAGGCCCCGGTGAGGCCCTTAACGATAACCGAACGCTTGTTGAGAAAATTGCAAAGGCTGGCGTTTCGGCGGTAAGCAACATTCAAAGGGAACATACCCCAAAACGAACCGTCGTACCACAAGCCGAAGTTGACGCCGAGACTCAAGACATTGAAGATTTTATTGAGGATGCCAATGAGGTTCTCGGTTTTGAGGGCGTACTTGACCGAGCTTGTATGGATTATGAGGCGGTTGGGTGGGCAGCAATTGAAATTATCCGTTCGGCTGATTTCAAAATACGGCGGATTGCCCACGTACCCGCCCCCCGCGTGCGGGTGTTAAAAGGTTGGGCTGGATTCGTTGAGATTTTTGATAATACCGGGCTCAAGGGTAGCGTTGCGGGGGCTCATTTCCGATATTATCAACCGTTCGGGAGTAAGGTCGTAATGCGGGCCGACGATCCGACAACGGGCGAAACGGTAGCGTACAACCCAAAAGACCACGGCCCTCTTGACCCGGCAAAAGTTAAATGGAATCTTGTTGACCGCGAGACCGGCAAGCCAACCGAGGATATTTCTAGGGCGGCAAATGAAATCCTTTGGATTCCTAGGCATCACGCAAATACGATTTATTATGGGTTTACCGATGTTGTGCCGGCCTTGGGTTGGTTACTTGCCAACGTTCATATTCGCGATTATCTGCTTTCATTTTTTGAACACAACACGGTGCCCCGGTTCGCGGTAATCATCGAAGGGGCCAAGTTGAGCGAGCCGGTTAAGAAAGCGATTATGTCGTATTTCGGCACGCACGTTAAAGGCAAGGCTCACAAAACTTTGATTGTGCCGATTCCCGCGTTGCGAGGCGAGGTAAAGGTTAGGTTTGAAAAACTTGACGCGGACAACAAAGAGGGCAGTTTTCAGGATACGAAAAAGAACAACAGCCAAGGGATTATGACGGCTCATGGCGTAAGCCCGGCGATTATTGGTATTGCCGAATCGTCGGAATTAGGTTCGGGTAAGGGCTTGAGCCAAGCCGAAATTTACAAGGATAGGATTGTTACGCCAAGCCAACGCTATTGGGCTCGAAAACTTAACCGTATGTTTCGGCTCGGGCTTGGTACGACATTGGTTGCTATCAAGTTTAACCCGTTAGATATCCGAGACCGTAAAGCCGAACAAGAGGTTTTGACCGGGTATCTTAAAATGGGTGTTGCGACGATTAACGAAGTACGCAAGCGGGCGGGGCTTGGTAAGCCTGTTGAGGGCGGGGATAGGGCTTTCGTAATTGTCGGAAACCAAATTATGTTTGTTGACGAATTAACCGAGGCGATGGGTTCGGAATTGGAAGCCTTAACCGATGAACTTGAGCGTACGCAATCGGATATGGCGAACAAAGCCGCCGAGGAAAAGGGCCGCATGGCGGGTGAGCGGCAAGCGGCGGCAGTTAATCCCCCCAGTGTGAGCAATGGCAACGGAAATCCCTCAACTCCTAATAAAGCCAACGGTAAGCAACCGGCAGCGGCAAAGGCGGGTTCGTAGACTTAGCCGGTTGATTGTTGTTAAGGCGGCCTCAAGTGGAATTCGATTAAGACTTGAGCGAGACCTTGAGAACAAGTTACGGCGAATCATTCGCGAACTTTTCGCCGAATTACGGCAAAGCCTTTCCAGTAGATTCCTCCAAGGGATCGGCCGTCAAGCGAACCTGTTTAGGCGTACCGCACGCGGGCCCGCACGCACACGCACGCGGGCAGCCAATGAGCTTACGCGGGCCTTCATGGGCCCTTTACGCGATGTGTTGCTCGATACCGAGCAACTTGCCGCGTTTCGTTATTGGCTCGGCATATCTCAAATACGGGCGTATGAGTATGGGGCGGTAACCGCGTTGCGGGCGATGGGATTTGCGGCAACCTCGCGACGGGTTCAAGAGATTGAGAAACGCATTACGGTTTCAAAGGCGGCTGGCGATATCGTCTTTGAGTTGACCGATGCTGAGTTGATTAACGAGCTTGAGGGCCGGCCGATCGTAGTTGGGGCGGGCCTTGCCCCGGCCGTTGTTGAGGATGCCCGCAAGTTAATTCGGGATGAGTTGTTTTTGGGTAACGCCAGCACGGGTGAGGGCGGAATTTCCGATTTGATCTTGGCGGGCGGCCAAGTGCCGGAATACCGAGCGTTGCGGATTTCCCGAACCGAAACCCAATCCGCCTTTAATCAAGGATTTTACAAAGTCGAACAGCGTTCGGGAATCAAAAAACATTCATGGGTGACGGTGGGCGATAGGCGAGTAAGGCCAGAACACGCAATGAATGAGGATTCTGGCGATATTCCCATTGGCGATCCTTTTGCGTCGTTGCAAATCCATCCCGGCGATCCCGGCCCACTGGTTTTACACGTTAATTGTCGGTGTTCACTTCAACCAGATTTATCCGATCCCAATATTTTGCTTGACCCGTGGGCGGGCGATTCCGGGGCCAACCTTAAGACCGATCCGACATTACCGGGCATTCCTCCAAAAATCGGCAAAATCAGGACCGCATTGAATCAAGCCCAAGCGAGGGCACGGGCAGCGATCCGAGCCGAGGGCGAGGCAATAAAGGCCAGGAAACTAGCCGAAGCCGGGGCCCAAGCAGCGGCCAAGAAAAAGACCGTTCAAGAATCTAAGGCGGTTGCAAGTACCAAGAGTGAGTTTGAGGCGATTGTTAAAAGTATTGATGCCGATGATACATTTTTCAAGATTAGTCAACTTGGCGATAAGTTGAAAGGTTTGAGCAAGGCCGAGGCCCAAGAGCTTGCAAAACAACTAGGGTTTGTATCCAAGCAATCGTTTGCGACCAAGAAAAAAGCAATTCAAACCATTACGGGCGAGTTGAAAAAGTTTGCCAAATCGGCCGGGGATGTTAAGGGCGTTGATAAAGCCTTTGGAGAATTCGTATTTGCCACCAAGCCGGTTAGAGAGGCAGCGGAGCAAAAGTTTAAGGTGGAAGCCTTAGAGGATGTAAATAAAGCCAAGTCGGTTTTGAAAGGCAGTACCAAGGCGATTGACGTTGCCACGTTGGACGCGGCGACGGCGGCCGACTATGCGGAGTTTCTTGAGTGGCAAGCGGTGCAAGCTGGAAAAACTCAGAGTTATGGCGTTGTTATCTTTGACGATCAAGGGCGGGTATTACTTCGGCGGGCCAAGGGGGATTTCGGCGGTACCCGTTGGTCATTTGCTAAGGGCGGGGGAACCAAGCCCGGTACAACGGCACTTAAAGAACTTGCGGAGGAAACCGGGCACCAAGCCAATATTACCGGGGCAATCAAAGGGGATTTTGAGGGCACAACCACAAAAAATAACTACTTTGTTGGACGCAAAAAGGGCAAGTTTGATGCGGCCCTTATGGACGCGGAAACAGAGGAAGTGATTTGGGTAGATTTCAATGAGGCAAAGAAACTCATAAAGCAATCCCCGAGTGAGTTGATTGTAAAACGTGATCTTGCCGTATTGGATGGGGCGTTTGATGAGATAAGCGGAAACTCAACAGCGTTAAAGGCGTTGGCAAAGAAAACCGAAACCAAGAAAAAGGTTGTCGATCTTGGCAAGCAACAAACGGCGGCGGCCGATGAGCTTATTGACGCGGCCAAGCAGTTACAAAAAGCCGCACAAGGCGACCCCGAGGCAGTAAGCAAGCTTTCCAAGGCCGTTAAGAATTTGAAAAAACTAGGCGTTTCCGATACCAAAATTCAAGAGCTTACCAAAGCGGGCATACAGGCGGGCAAGACCGCCAAGGCTCAAGGAATCCTTGACAATCTCAAAGGTAAGTTGCCAAAAACAATTGATGAAATTGATAACGTGGTTGCCGAGCTTAAGAAGTTACAAGCCGGCCTCGGCGGGCTTGAGGCCGAAGTTGATGAGGCAGTTTCCAAAAAGCTCAAATCACTCGGCAGCAAGAAAAGCCAACTCAAAAAGAAACTCAAACCAACAGCCAAGCCGGATGAGCCGGAAGTGCTAATAGCCCTAGACATACAAGCCCCAACGACTCAAGCATTAAAGGAAGAATTTGAGGCAACGGTTACAAAATCGGAATTGGGTTCGTTATTTAGTCAAACCGAGGCTAAGTTACTTGCCGAGGATTTGAAAAACGCGGGCGTATCCGCCGACGAAATCGCCAAACTTCAAAAATCGGGAGTACAGGCGGGCAACGAGAAAAAGGCCAAGAGCTTTATTGAGGCTCAAACGGGAGCGGGCTTGCCCGATGGTCTGGATGATCTTAATGAGCTTGAGGATAAGGTTTTTGGCTTCCTCCAAAAGGGTTTCAAAGATCCCGCACTAGAAAAGAAATTTGAAGGGGCGTTAAAGAACATTGATTTGAAGAAAAAGGAAATCTTTGCGAAGCCGGCAGCCACGAAAGCCGAAATCAAAGCTCAAAATACCAAAGCTAACTCACTCGCCAATACTAACCCTCAATCGCTCCAAGATATTAAGGTTGTTGAGGAAGAATTGAAGGCGTTGCAAAATCTCGGTAATCTTAACCCGACTACCGATTTTTCGGTTGACAGCAAGTTACAGGTACTCCAATTCAAGAAAAGCCAACTCCAAAAGAAAGCCGCGAAACCAACAACCGGGCCAACCTCGGCGGATATTCTCAAGAAAGCTGAAGCGGCCGACGCGAAACTTAAAGCCGAGCTTGAGGCCCTTGATGATATTAAGATCATTACCGAACCGATTCCAAAACCGATTAAGGTAGATTTGGCCGATTTCCCGCCCGCCGATAAACTTGGTCGGTTGGATGAACTTAAGACGCTACCCGGTTCCACGGGGGCCAAGTTGGTTCAAGACCCGCGAACGGGCAAAAAGTATGTACTCAAACGCGGAAACCAAAAATTATCTAAAGAGGCTCGCGAGGCACATTTACGCGAGGAATTTCTTGCCGACGACCTTTACCGGGCGGCCGGCGTTGACGTACCGGCCGGCGTGTTGTATGAGACCGCGAGCGGGCCGGTAAAGCTAACGGAATTCATTGAGGGTACCGAAGATTTGGCAACCGTACTTGCTAAGGGCGGGTCAAGAGCCAAAAAGGTACTCACCAAAATACAAGGGGATTTTGCCGAGGATGCCCTATTCGCGAATTGGGATGTTATCGGCTTGAGCCAGGATAATATTCTTGTAACCAAGACCGGTAAGGTTTTGAGAATTGATAACGGCGGGGCGTTAAGGTTCCGAGCCCAAGGGGCCCCCAAGGGTAGTCATTTTGGAAATGATGTTGGAGAACTTGCTAGTTTACGAAGCTCGGCGGCCGGGAAAGAAGTGTTTGGACAGTTGACCGATGAGGCAGTTGCCAAGCAGATTTTCGCGTTGCAATCAAAAAGGGAAGTAATACTTGCCACGATCAAAGACCGAGCGTTAAGAGCGACGATTTCTAAACGCTTAGACTCAATGAAAACTTGGGCCGATGATGTAATTGAGAAAATTGCAACACGAAAGAAGAATTTGGCTAGTGGTAGAAAACTTAGGCCCGGCGAATTCTCAAACGATCCCGTAGCTATTGACCCAAGAATTGAAAATCGGGCCACGTTTATAACACCCAAGGCGAAAAAGGCAGCCGAGGAAACGGCACCATTGCGAGAAATGACGAAAAAACTTAGAGACTTGGGCCCGCGTGAACATTCGGCGATTGAGGACTATTCGGGTTCATCCTATAGAAGGCTCAATTCTAACTTGCGTAAGGGTAAAAGCCTTACGGACGATCAATTACAAATGGTCAAGGGTATTGATGTCGGGCTTGCCGAGGTACCCTCGGCAGCTAAAGAACACCCGGTTGTATTTCGCAAGTTGGAGCAAGAGGGGCAAAAACTTGAGGCGTTCTTAGCTAAGCATCCCGAGGGCGGCATTGTCTCGTATAACGAATACCTTTCAACCTCATTTTCTAAAGGTACTTGGAGCGGGAATATTGAGTATGAAATAAGACACAAGACCGGCCGACGAATCAAAGAAATATCGTTGCATCGTAGTGAGGATGAGGTTTTGTTTGGTAGGGGAGCGGAATTTTTAGTTGAGAGAGTGGAACGGACGGGCAACCGGGTAAAGATTTTCCTAACGGAGTTGTAAGCATGGCAGTTGATAAAAAAGATGAGGCTCACCAAGCCGAAAGGGACGCCGAACCGTTGATAAACGCGGTGCGGCAATGCAATGATTGCGTAAATCGGTATTGGGGAACGATTACTTGCCTAGCCTTTCCCGAGCGTATTCCCCACGACATTATCAACGGTGACCATGATCATAGGTTACCGTATCCCGATGCGGAAAACCCTACCGACCAAGGAATACGGTTTGAACTTAATGAGGGATTGATTACCCGAGACCCAAACGAATTAGGTATGAAAACAGTTTTTAATTTTCCCCCGCCTATGGATTCCTGAGTGAAACCGGGTTCACTTTTTGAAAAATTTGTGTGTTAGGTATTGACAGTTGGGGCAATACCAGCGAAAATTTCCAAGATTCTAAATTTTCTTGCCGAGGGTAACGGATTATGGCGGCTCCCATACGTGAATTGCTGCATATTACCGCCCCCATTGCGTTTCAAGTTGAGGGCGAGGGTGAGAACAAGCCAATTCAGCGGGTTATCGTTAAAGGGTTCGCATCGGTAGAAACCGGCGATCGTTCGGGCGACATTGTTCCACCTGAGGAATTCAACATTGAAAGGTTTATGGCAGCCCCTACGCTTTTGCTCAATCATCGGTTTTGGACCGATCCAATGGGCAACCGGGTTGCAATCGGTCGGCCTCTCACAATGAATCCGGTTAAGCTCGGCAAGATAGCCGGCGACGATGATAATTGGGCAATCATCGACTTAAAAACCAAAAAACAAATTGATAAGTTTCCAAAGGTCAAGGTACCCGATTTGAAAGCGGGCAGCCGTGGCCTTTTTATTACGGCTGAGATAACGGTACCGGAAGTTGCCGGGATGGTTGTACGCGGTGAGCTTTCCGCGTTTAGCTGGAAGGGCATGACGCTTGTTGAGTTTCGTTTCAATACGAAACTCGGGCGTGTCGAGCGGGTGTTATTGGATATCGACCTTTTTGAGGTTTCTTTAACACACGTTCCCGATAATCCTGATTCAACACTTATCGTGGCAAAAGCGGTCAAGGAAATTATTCTTGAGAAAAGCCGGTTTGAGAGTCGTGAGCAAGCTGTTGCATACATGAATCATCACAATTTAACCGGGGCCGTTCGCGAGGACGAGACCCGGTTTTATTCGCGTTTGTTGGACCCCTCGCGGATTGATAACGAAAAGCTCGTTACCGCAAAAATGGCCGAGGGTGTAACGGCGATTGTTGGACCGTTACATAATCCCGGTGAGTGGCTGTTTGGGGATTTGCCGCAAGAGGAACGCGAAAGGATCAACAATCTTTACGATGCATCCGATACCGTTTCGGGTGCCGATTCGGATTCCGTTGATACGGAGGGCTCAAGTATGAGCGACACGGCACAAGCCCAAGACGCGGGAGCCGAGGTTACGGCAACCGATGCGGGCGATAAGGAAACGAAAGAAAAGGCCGGGAATTTGGGCGGTGCTGGTGGTGCTGGCGGTGCGATTTCCGGTGACGATAAAGAAGCGAAAACGAAAGCCGGGCATAAGGCAGTTGCGGCCAAGTCCAATGATGAGGCAATGGGGGCATTTGCCTCGGACATTGCCACACAAACGGCGGCTGGAGTTGTGAGCGGTCTCAAGCCCGTGTTTGAGGCTCAAACGGTGGCCCTCGCGACAATGGGCACGCTGATTGAAAAGATGGCCGGGGGAGTTGACGCGGGAGCCGAAACCCCGAGCGAACAGAAACCGAAAACGGAAACGGAAACGGACGACCTTGCCGCACAAGTGGCAAAGCAAGAGGCCGCGAAAACCGCGAACCTCAACGATGTTATGGGTCAACTCAACGCATTGGCTGACGGGTTGCAGCAAACCCAACAGGCCGTTGTAACCGTCGCGAAATCGGCGGCAGCAATGGGGGCTCAAATTCCCAACGCGGCCGGCTCACGTTCCGAGAAACTTCCGGCTGAGAAATCAGTTGAGGAAGGCGACGATCCGAACGATTGCTTTGACAATACGTTTGGATTCCTTGGGGGCCAATAATTCCCAAGGGAAACCTTAACTTCTAACCTTTGCGGTACCCATAACGGACCCGTTTCACTTATCCGTTTTCGCAAAGGATTTTTTCCGATGAGTATGGATGCACAAATCAAACTGCCTCTGAAGCAATTGATGGAGAAATCCGCGATTGATTCAAGCAGTCTGCCGAATTCAATAATGAACCGGCAGCAAGCAAACCGTTTTATTGACCTTGTGGTTGATGAATCGGTCTTGATCAAAATGTCTCGGGTTGTTAAAGTCAATCACCCCAAGGGTGAAATCAACAAACTTGACCTTGGCGATATCGTTACCGAGGGAGCCCACACAACGAGCCGGGCAACAACGCGAACCCCGAGCGAGAGAATCGTAACGTACGATATGGAAAAATATCGTTCGGCGTTCGATTTGAAAACCGATTTCATGGAAGATAACCTTGAGCGGGCCGGTATCCGCGATACCCTCTTGCAAATGTTTAGCAAGCGGATTGCGATTGATACCGAGCTTGCCGCAATCGAGGGTGACGATTCGTTGACGACCGGCGACGGTCAAACCGATGAGAACAATTTGTTGGGCGTGAATGACGGCTGGCAAAAAATTCTCGAAAACGCGGTACCGGCCGCCCAACAGCTAGACGCGGCCGGGTTTGCCCCCTCCAAGCGGTTGTATTACGATATGAAACGGCTCATCCCGAGCCGGTATCGTGCGGCCAAGCCGAATTACACTTGGGTTACGCCCTCGGGGCCGGCCGACAAGTGGGCCTTGGATTGGAGTGACCGCGAAACGGCGGGCGGTGATCGGGCGTTGGCGACTAACCAACGGCCGGGGCCTTGGGGAATCCCAATGCTTGAGGTTCCGTTGATGCCGGAAAACCTGCCCTTCGGTACGAGCGGCGTCGATGGTTCGTCAATCTGGTTGACCCCGTTGAAAAACCTGATTTACTTCATTCAACGGGAAATCACGATTGAGTTTGACCGGCAGCCCCGGCAAGACGTTTGGGAAGTGACCATCCATTTCCGCGTCGATTTCGAGGTTGAAAACGTGGATTTGGTCATTTTGGCCAACAACGTTTCAATGAGTGGCAACGACTATACCGGCTAGAACCCGGTTTTGAGCCTTTGCCGCGTGTACGGAAAACCGCGAGGCTCGGCAAGGCCCCTTTTAACCTTGCCGAGCCTTTTTTATTTGGTGAGATATGTTGCCCGAGGGAATCCAACAGATCGAAGCCCGCGAAGTGTTGCGGACGTTGCCCGAGAACGTTACAGGTAAAAAGATTGCCTTACGTTTGACGGGTGGGGTTGGCGATGCTGTGATTGCAATTGGGGGCGTTGCGTATGCGTTGCGTAAAGAGGATTGCCAAATTACGGCGGCCGTAATGCCTCACCAAATTCCGTTAATGTTGGAAATGGTGGGCGTTGATAAGGCAGTTGAGGGGAGATTACTTAACCGTCCCGACATTTGCCAAAAATACGATTCTATCGTTTCATTCTCGGGCGTGTTCAATTCCCATCGGGAGTTACGGGCGGGAGGGTATTACAACCTTGTGAGCGACCGTACGGGCCTCAGGGTGGGGCCCGGCAAGTTTGCCTTTGAGCCAATTGCTCAACCGCGTGCGAGCGAGCGTACGGGCGTTCTCGGTCGTATACCGTACAAAGTGCGACGGGTAGCGATGCACCCAGGTTCAAGTAACCCGAATCGTTGTTGGGTATCCGAGCGTTGGCGAGAGCTTGCGTATGAGTTGCGGGACCGAGGGTGTAAAATCCTTTGGTTAGGTACTCGCGATGAGATGGGGTTTAATGCCGAGGGTATTTCCAAGATGAGCGACGAAACCGAGGATTTGGTTTTACAAGCCGAAGTCCTCGGGAATTGCGATTACTTCATTGGCAACGATTCGGGTTTTGCTCACATTGCGGGCGTGTTGAATGTGCCCGGTCTTGTGCTGTTTTTTAGTACAGCGGCCGAGGATGTAATACACGCATACCCAAGATTGAAAGGTGTTGACGTTTACGAACGGTCAAACGTTAAGCCGAGCCGAAGTTTGAGCCAAGGTTGTAAGGTTGCCGAGGTAGCACAACAGGCGATGAGTGTTGCCGATGTTTTGAAGGCAACGGGCCTTTATTCGGTTTCCCCGAAACGCGGTTCGCGTACGGAGGGTAAAGCCGTGGCAATAAAACTCGCGATTCTCGGGCAACCCGAAAATCCAACTTTAACCTTGTTGCGGGATTTCCTTATCAAGCACAATTACGAAGTGAAGCTATTGAGAAACGCCCCGACGCATGGGATGGAATTCGATTGTTTTATTTTATTGACCGGCAGCCGGTGCCGTTTGCAGGTAAAGGGTACGAGTGTTGCCGTTGATATCTCCAACCTTGAGAACGTTAGGCGAGCAATTCGCGAGTTGCTCCTAAGGGGCGATGATGAGCAAACTTAAAGATGCGATGCAAGCGATACGGGAAACGCCCCGATCGGCCATTGGGGATATTGAGGAATTAACGGGCCGGCTGGATGAGGCCGAGACCGCAAAGCGGCAAGCCTTTTTATTTTTGCGGGGCGTTATTGAGTTGGCCCCAGTGGCCATTATTGTTTGCGATTGTGAGGGGAAGTTTAAGGTTTGGAACGAAAAGGCAAATGAACTTGTTGGGGATAAGCCCAAAGACGTACCCCCCGAGTTTTGGCCCCAAGCGTACCAACTTTTTGACCCTTCCGACCATACGAAATTGATTGAAAAAGCCCCGCTAGCCGAGGCCCTTGAGACCGAGCGAGAGGTACACAAGTTTATGTGGATCGGTAATGGTTCCCGCCGATTGGTTGAGTGTGTTGCCCGGCCCGTTTATTGTATTCAAAGACTAATTGGGGCCGTGGTCTACTTCAAGGAATCGGAAACTCATGACCGACGATCCTTTTGACTTGGAAGATTCCGTACCGATTCGCGAGGGAATGGTTGGCGATAAAAGTTGGCAGGAATACCGGCGATTGATTTTATTTGAGTTGAAACGCCAACACAACAAACAAGAGGCCCTTGATACGGCGGTACAAGCAATCAACCAATCGCTCACCGTTTTGAAAACCAAAGCCGCTATGTGGGGAGCCTTGGCCGGCTTGTTAGTCGGTACCGTGGTTACGATCGTTGGCGGCCTAGTAATTCACACATTGACGACCCATTAAGGGAGAAAACAAATGGTTGCAACAGCCGGCACCGCCGTAACCCTAGCGGCGAGCCCCGCACAAACTCAATTTTTTGATGACCCGGTTGGAGCAACCGAGGTTTTCGTTAAGAATGTGGGGGCGAACGTGGCCGAAATTCACGTACCGGGCTTGCACGCGGACGGGGATTTTTTCCCGATTGCGGTTGGGGCCGATTGTATTTTCCGGCTTGACCATATGGGTATTCGGAAAATATTTGGCCGAGGCGTTGGCGGTACAACCGATGTTGACTTTGGCGTTAAGTCTAAGACGTTCCCACACGGTACTAATTAAGAGTGCGGCAATGGTTTTTGTACCGACAACAAACCTATTTCCGCGAACCTCAATTTTGGAATACGGTGCAACGGGAAGTGTTGCGGATAACACATTAACAACCGTTTTATCGTTTACCGTTTTGGGTTCGCCCGCGTTTATTGACGCGATACACGCCGGGGGCAATTTGCCCGCGTGCTTTTCTCTCATTGTGAACACGATTCTAAAACTTGACTTTCAAAATTCCCATACGGAGCGAACCAAAGCCATAACATTGCCAGCCCCTCAACGTTTTGCGGTTGGCGATGTTGTGGATATTAAGGTTGAACATTTTCAGGTAGGGAAAAGCGGGATCTTTACGGCAACCATTTTTGGGCATCGGTAATCATGGGCGATTTGGTACGGGCTGGCTTTCGGGCCGATATAATTCAAGCAAACCCCGATTTGTATTTGAGGCACGCTAAAATACAACTCAATGAAAAGGATTCGCAAGTTGCATCGTTGAACGCTCGCATTTTGGCAATGGAAACCGTTGAGCTTGAAAAACTTAGGTTGCAACTTTCGGTGTTTGAAAAGGAACAACAGGAATTACGGGAACAAGTACGGAGTATTGCAACGGAGTATGCAAGTGAACTTGCCGGGCTTGAGTCCGGTGTTGTTGATGCCGAATTCACCGTGAAACCCGATTCAAAAGGATAATCTCAAATGTCAGATTTTGATTCCGCACAACCTGTTAGGCTTAATGACGGTACTAACGATTTCGGTTTTGTTATCGGTACCCCGTTTTTCGTGACCATTGCGGACGCGGGCGGGGATCAAATCGAAATTGACGCGAGCGGCCAACTTGGCGTTGTAATCGGCTCGGGGCCGGCCGACATTGGAAAGGCCGAGGATTCGGTACACGTAACCGGCGATGTTGGCGTTGGCCTGTTGGCGGTTCGCCAAAGTGTCCAAGCCGATTTGGCCCCCGATGGGGATTACACGTTTCCCACAATCGACGACTCGGGAGGGCTTCGCGTTTCCATCGTTGCGGGGAGTGCGGGGGGAGCCTCGGCCGTTGATGATTCGGTGTTTACGATTGGCGTTGATAACGTGGCCCCGGCCGGTTATCTGGCCGATGAGACCGCGACCGATTCGGTTGATGAGGGCGACGTCGGGTTGGCCCGGATGACCCTTGACCGAAAGGTTTTGCATGTTCTTGTTGACCCGACAACCGATGCCAACCGGGCAGCGATTGACGCGAACGGGAGCCAACAAGTTTTGCTTTTCGGCTCACTTGATCCGACTTCGGTTAATGCCGATGATAACCCGATTTTCGTTCAAGTGGTGACCGGGGCGACAAGCTCAACGGAAATCAACGACTTTAACCAAGCGGTGGGCGTTGCCGCGATGGGTGGAACGGCCACGCACGCATTGCCTGTATCGGCAGCCTCAACGCTTCTATTGCGTTCGGTTATCTTTGCGGGTTCGGGCTCGGGTAAGGTTGAGATTGCCCTTGGGCCGTTGGCGAGCGAGGTTACAAAGGCGGTTGCGTTCATTTCCTCGGCCAACCCGACGCGGCAAGTATTCTTTGATCCGCCGATTGAGCTTGTCTTTGCGTCCGATGAGCAAGTTTTGTTGACGGTAACCAACCGCGATAACCAAGCCCAAGACCTTTACACAACGATTATCGGGGATGAAATTTAAGCCCCTCAAGTGAACCCGGTTTCACAGTAAACGAAGTAAGGAAAGAAATGAGTACAGGAAACGAAAACGAAAAGGGAACCCCCGAGTCTAGAGTAAATTCGATTGAGTTAAAGCCGGGGAACGAATTGATTGTTTTAATTCGGCTTGTGGAGCAACTCAATGCGAATGTTGTCGGGCTCCAAACGATTCTTTCCGAGTTTATCGGGGAGTTGAGAAATCCTAAATGAGCGATATTGACAATCACGATTTTGATATTGCGATACGGGCCCCTGATTCGCCCTCGGGTTCCGTTTTCGGTATTATCGGCCGCGTTGACGATCGGTTAAAGGTTGATGTTGGGGAATCGGGCCCGTTAATCACGATTCCCGGCCTTGTTGCATTAACGAGCAGAATACGGGAATACGATAGGGATACGCATACCTCGGCGAGTACCCCAAAAACGCTTGTTTCGTTTACCGTACCCGTTGATGAGGTACTTGAGCTTTTTCATTGGCACGCGGCAGCCGAGGGGGCATCGTACCTTGTATCGTTTCAACTTGACGGGGTAGAATTTGACGCGATTCGGGCGGTATCTGCAAACGATGCGGGCCGAATTGAGGTTGAGTACACGGCGGCCCCGGTTCAAGCCGTGGCGGGCGAGGTTGTGAGTATTGAATTGTTGGAAGTTGCCAACAACAAAGAAATCATCGTAGGTTTTAATGGGATTGTATTTGACGCATGAGCCGACGAACAAAAGAAATGGATTGGGCCACGTTCAAAACCCGCGTTGACGCGGGCGGGTTGCGAGTGGAATACGACGTTATCAAACGAAATTTGGGCGGGAGCGAACAAGAGTTTTACGACATTTGGGCGGGGGATCAACTTACAATTTTCACTTGTGGGATTAAGAAAGAAAATCCCACGGTTGACCCGAGCGACCAAAAGGTATTTGAGGATGATTATTTGCCGATGGCAAATACCGTAAATCCTCTCACGGTTGACCCGATAGCCGGTAGCACGGTAATCCTAGATGGGGATGCGGTAAGCGGCAGCATACCCAAGGGCTCGGCGGTTGATATTGACTTTGGGCCGATCGGCGAGCAACGGTTACTCAAGGGCGGGCACTTGATAACCGATAAATCGGTAATGGGCGATTGGGTCAAATTCCAGGTAATCGACATTGACGACGTTTTGGGGCAAGGGGCCGGTTTCGTGGTTGCCACGTTTATTAAAAAGTGGTTTGTACCCCCCACGGGCATGATTCAATTTGAGACCCCGCAAGCCTCAAAAATCTTTGCCGGGCTTTACATTCGTTGTACTTATACATCGGTTGGAACGGTGAATAATGTAACGGCGGGAATCAATTATCTCTTACTCAAACAATTGAGCTAGGCATGTTGCCGGTTGTTACTAGATTTTGTACGGGTGCGAATCTTGCCGCTACATTGCAGCGGTTAAGCGATGATTTTTATTGGAATCCAACGGCGGTTGCTTTCCAAGTGGCCCCGGCGTACGCGGATAAGAAAATTGCGTTGGCCGAGGGAGCGGCCGAGAATCTTGAGAGTTACACGGCTTCGGTTGCCAGCCTCGGTAATGCGGGCCGGTTGCTCGTTAGGGTACACGATGAGGATAACGCCAACCTTTGCATCGGTACGGCTCATACGGGCGTTCTCAATGGCGAGGAAGTACAAGACGTTGGAATAGTTGACGAACACTTGAGGCGAGACCAGAGCCTAGTTCCGGCCCCCGTGGGTACCGATCGAACGCCTAACAACGCCAATCGGAAACTCACCAACCGCGTTAAGATTGATGAGGGAGCCGGCAAGCTAACGGTTTATGAGGAAGATGATACAACGACTGCCTTTGAGCAAACCATTACGACCGATCCAAACGCGGAACCTTTGACCGAAGTTGACACGATATGAGCGGCCGAGCCCGGTTTTTGCTGTTGGGTTGGTTAAACGCTCCCCCCGTGGAACGGGGTACGGCTTGCGGAACAATCACAATAAAGAGAGTCGGCGGGGGAATTACTTTGACACAACCGGGCGGCCGAATTGATTTACGGCCAAGGATTGGCGGGGAGTTGGAAGCTATTCGCAAGGAATCCCGCGTTGGTGGCGATGTAACAATACAATCCCGCATTGGTGGAACCGTTCACATAAGAAAATGTGAGGAATCGGATACGTGCGAGTAAGCCCATGAGCCTAACAATTACAATTGACGAAGATAATTTAATCGAGTGGGATCAAATGACCGATTCCGCCGATGGTTCGTTTATTAACTCGGCAACTGTTGATTGGGAGTTAAAGGAAAAGGATGATACCGTTTTGTTCTCGGGTACCCTTGCATTCGTTGTGGCCTCGGATGGGAAATACCAAGGCACGATGGATAAGGCCGATACGGTGAACCTTGAGCGGGGCGAGAAATACTTTTTGGAACTAACCGCAACATTCGGGGGCCTTGATGGGTTCCGCCGAATTATGTGCATCGCACAATTTCACGGCGAGGTTTAACGTGGGAAATTACATAACAGCCGATGAGGTAAAGTGTAAAAAAATTGGCGGTGTTGTTGTCGAGCAAGTAAAACTTTACACCGATGCCGAGATTGAGGAAGAAATTGCATTTATTGAGCAATGGATTGAATTGATTACGGGCGACATTTTTTATACGAAAATCGAAACCAATGAATTTGATGGGAATGGATTAACGCGGTTGTTTTTTCCGCCCGATATTCCGTACCAAGTCCAGATTGAGAACATTACCAGCGTTAAGGATTTTGATACTGACGGGCTGTTGCTTGATACCTTTATTGAGGGTGAGGATTTCGTACCTCGGGAATTCTTCCTTGAGATTGCGTTGAGCTTTCCCGAGGATACGCCGAGACGGGGAATTTTACGCGGTGGGGTTTGGCCTCGCGGTCAAAAGAATATCCACATTGAGGCGAGTTGGGGCCTTGAGGAAACGCCCGGTACGATCAAAAAGGCGGCTTGTTTGTTGGTTCTTGAAAAGCTCATACCCGGTTCAACCGGAATGGCCCCCCAGGATGTAATTCAAGCCGTATGGCCTGATTTCACGATTTCGTATAAGAGCGAAAAAGCCTTTGGAATGACAACAGGTTTTGCCGAGGTTGATCGGCTGTTGATGTTGCACTTGAATCATTCAAGCCTTTTTCTTGTTGTGCCGGATACAAAGCAAACGTACGACAACAATTTGTTTGGCACGACTAACAGGTAAAAAATGTTAAGCCGAATTCCTATAATTGGGCTTGCCCACCTTGTTAACATTACGCGAAAGCGAGACGTTGACGACGGGGCGGGCGGTATTGATGCCGGTGAGCCGCTTACGGTGTACGCCAATCAACGGGGCCGCATTGCCGCGATGACCGATGAGGATGAGCAATTACGTTTTGGGAATGTAACCGGGCAGCGTTGGAGCGTGGTAATGATTTACTCGCCCGATATTAAACGCCAAGACTTTTTGAGCCTTTCGCCGGCAAGTATTGAGGCACCTATTGATAGGTGCAACCCCGATAATGGCAAGGTTCAAGAGTACCGAATAAATTACGTGAAAAAGCAGATTGACGACGGGGGAGCGATGCACCATACGAGTTTGGTTATTGAGCTTGAGGATCAAAACACGTAATGGCAAAATTAACGGTTCGGGTAAGCGGTCTCAGGAAAATAGACCAAAAGATTATTACTATGGTGAAAGTTGCCCCGGTACTTTCCGCCAAGGTAATGTTTACGTCTGCCCATCGGATAACGATTCCGGCGATTAAAGCCCGGCTCAAGTCACAACGTAATGTGTTTCGCGGCGATCTAGTACAAAGGCAAGCGGCCCGAACGGGGATTGAGGGTGGGAAACCGTTCATTGAGATTGGAGCCCTTGGGGTACCTTACGGCCTCGCGGTTGAAAAGGGCCAAGGCCCGCACAAACCCAACTCAAAAAAGATTCTTGAATACGCACGAAAGAAAATGGGATTGACCAAGGGAGCGTTCGCGGTTGCGGCAGCAATCATTAAGACGCTACAAACCACGGGATCAAGGCCCCACCCGTATTTGGTTCCGACTTGGTTAGTAACACGGGATGCCTTTTTCAAAGATTGGCTCGCCCGCATGAAAATACAGTTTAAGAAGTTGGGTATCTAAAATGGCCGAAGGCCAAGAAAATCTCAATCAAGCAATCGTTGAAAAGTTGCGGGCCGATACCGTCGCAACTATCGGCCTTGTTGCGTTGACAGGGCACGACCAAAGCAAGGCAGAGGGTTTCCGCATTGCACGACAAACACCCCCCGTTAAAAGCCGATTGCCGTTCTTAGGTGTTTCAATCTTTACAAGTATTCCGTTGATGGATTCGGACGTTTCGCAACTCCAACGAGCCCGCGTACATTTTCGTTGTTATGGGGCTAAGGAATTGCCAGCGATCAAACTAGCCGATAGAATGGAGCACTTGTTACACGGTAGGGCCGAGGATGTAAGCGTTGGAACGAATCGGGGTTATTATGATTTTTCCAACAGCGAAGTAAGTACACGAAGTACGAGATTTAAGAATCGAGATTTACCGGATTTCGATGATGACGTTGATGCGTGGAACGTGCTCGTTGAGGCCGATTTGGTCTGGATTGATGAGCCCGGTTGCACGCAACCGTAACCCCGATTCAAGAGGGAGTGTATTTCTATGGCTGGCAATGCCGACAATATTTTGATCGGTGCGGCCCAAGTGGACATTGACGGTACAGATGTCGGATTTACCAAGGGTGGTACCACGGTTCGGTACGAGCCCGAGTTTATCGACGTTATGGCCGATCAAGCCGTTGGAGTGGTTCGCAAGGCGAGAAGTTTGGAGCGAATGTTTGTAACGACGACTTTGCTTGAGGTGACCCTTGAGCAAATTCGTTTGTCATTCATGCAACCCGCAACGCATCTTGTGGGCGGGAGTGTGTTGACATTGGGTTACAACGATTCGTGTTTTGTGGATGAGCTTGCCATTGTGCTAACGGGCCCCGGCCCCGGTACGGGCGGCTTGTGTGGTACCCGCGTTTGGACGTTCCCGAAATGTATTTCGTTCGGGACAAAAGAGGTTGCCATGACCCGCGAGGAAGAAACCTCATTTGAGGTTGAATTTGAAATCCTCAAGGACGCAAACGGCAACTTTGGTACCGTTGTTGACCAGTAGCAAACCGTAAGGCGTTTACCCGCGTTTTGCGTTTTGTTCGTAATTTCATACCCGATGTAAAGGGGGTGGAAAATCTCATGGCGAGTAGTGAGTTAGGGAGTGAGGTTTTGGCCGAACTTCAAACCAAGGGAATTGATACGCCCGAGGAGGTTGCCGATTTTCGGATACCCGGCGAAAGGCGAGACAACGCAACCTCGCCAACGGCCGGGGATATGTTTGATGTACTCGGCAACATTCAAGACAATCGCGGGCAGTATTGGGTAAGCCGTAAACGGGTTCGCCATGATGCCTTGCGATTGCAACTTGAAGGCCAATTGTAAGTGGCCGGGTAGTGAACCCGGTTTCACTTGTTTTCGTTTTTTGGTCCCAAAATTCAAGGGAGTTTAAGCAATGGGACAAACTTTCGCGGATAAAGAATGCTCTTGGGGCGATTTTACCGTAGGGCGTAGCAACCCCTCGGGTACCGTCGTCCGGTTTACGGCCGTTGACCCATGCAATTTGTTGACCACTTCCAAGACCGTTCGCATGGTGTTGGCCGATGCTATCGACCAATTTATTGCGGATGAACGTGCGGATTTGGACGCAAACGGCGATTCCATCGTTAAGGGTTCCGATGAGTTTCCGGGTTCCGGCGACGGTTTTTCTGTCGTTGACTGGAACTTTGACGGCAAGTTTGCGGACATTGATTTGACTTCGTTTGCCAACATTGACACCTCAACTGACATTACCGTTGAAACACCTTACGCCGACGTGATCTAAACGCCGGCAGCGGGTGAATTGAGTACGAAGTACAGGAACGGAAAGCAATGGAAAACGAAACCACAACGGAAATCCGCGAGCCGGCCGAGCCGGTACTTTTCCGAACCAAGGATTTGAACCAAGCGGCTTATTTTTGGTGCCTTCCCGGTGCCGATATGTACGAAATTGAGGGGGATTCTAAGCACCACGCAAATACGGTTTTGTACTTTAAGTTTCGTTTGTCGGAAACTACCGAGGCTCAACTTAAAACGCATTTGTTTGATTATGCAAACGAGCGTTGTAAAGTGGAGCCTCAAGCTTATGTTCGGAAGCAGAATAATGTGCGTGATTTGTTACACGCGAATTTGCGGAAAATCAAGGCGGAACGCGAAGGATAGAAACGAAAATGGAAACGCAAACGAAAACTACGGAGTCGGAACGCCAACTAAATCTCGGAATTCCGGTTACTCTCAAAAAGCTCGGCGATGTTCACGTTAAGGAATTGGGCCTTGAGGACATTGTTAAGTGTGCGAAAGAGCTTGCCACGTTGGTAAGTGTTATTGACTTTGGCAAAAAGATTGATGGGGGCGAAATGCTCGCCATTATCATGTCAGAGCCCGCGACCCTCCAAGCCCTCAAAGTTTTTGCGGCAGCCTCTTGCGATCGACAACCCGGCGATTTTGACAACATGGGCCCGGCCGATTGGTTGCGGATTGCGATTGCGGTTAAAGAGGTAAACGATTGGGAGGAACTTGCCGAACTTTTTCGTCAAACGGGCCTCGCCGAAAAAATGTTCTCGGCGGTTCAAGCGAAAAAGACCAAGGCCCCGCCGATACTATCGCAAACCTAGTAGACCAATTTGCGGGCGAATATGGTTGGACAACGGAGCAAGTTGTTAGGCACACTTACCACCAACTCAAAATGCTCGCCCGGCAAATTAGTTTGCGAAAATACGACGACCGGCGAGTATTTGCAGACTCGATGCGAGTTGCCGCTAATGGGGATCGAAGCCAATTTGAGAAATATATTGATTCGTTAAAGCCCGAGGGATTGGACGAACGGACGAAAACGGAAACCTCGGGGGGTATGAATATCCCACAAGGTTTTGTGGTTACGGAGGATTTTTGAACCGATGGCAACGCTAGGTGAGGCCGTAATTAAGGTAATTGCGGACCTTAGCAATTTTACGGCCAACATGAACAAAGCCGGGGCCCAAATGAAGGCTTTCGGCCAAGGCGTTCAAAAAGTTGGCTCAAGCCTAACGGCGGTGGGGGTAGCGGCGGCAACAGCCGGGGCGGCCCTACTTGCAATGTGGGCCCCCGCTATCATTGCCGGGGCTCAATTCGAGCAATCAATGGCGGGTGTAAAAGCCGTCATGGGCGATTTGCAATCCGGCACCGAGCTTGCAACTCAAAACTTTGAAAGGTTAAACGAGAAAGCCAAGGAACTAGGTTCAACAACCAAATTTTCGGCCTCACAAGTTGCCGAGGCGATGGAATTTTTGGGTCTTGCGGGATTTACAACGGAACAAGCCTTAACCGGCGTTGGTGATGTTCTTGCCCTTGCCTCGGCGGGGGCTTTGGATCTTGCCCGAGCCTCGGATATTGCTTCGGATTCAATGTCCGCCTTTGGATTAACGGCCGCCGATATTGGGCGAGTGGCCGACGTATTCGCGGCAGCGGCAGCGGCATCGAATACAAGCGTTGAGCAACTTTCCGAGGCGATGAAATTTGGTGCCCCCGTTGCGGCCGGGTTCGGCCAATCCATTGAGGAAACAGCGGCGGCAATGGGTATCCTTGCCAATCAAGGCATTAAGGGCTCGGCGGCCGGAACGGCAATCGGCCAAGTGTTTGCAAACCTTGCCTCACGTATGGAAAATGCCGATGAGGTATTAAGGCAATACGGTTCATCGTTTGACGCGGTTGACCCAAGCATACGGAGCCTCTCGGAAATCGTTGACGAATTCCGACGCATTAACATTGATGCGGCCGATTCGATGAATATTTTAGGTATCCGGGGCGGCCGGGCTATGCTTGCGTTACAAAACGCCAGCAAAACCGAACTAGGGGCCGTGCGGGATGCCATTAACGGAGCGGCCGGGGCAGCCGAGCGAATGGCGGCCATCCGGTTTGATACGGTTCAAGGAAACTTTATTGCATTCAAGTCGGCGGTTGAGGGGCTCCAAGTTTCCGTATTTGAATCAATCGCCCCCGTACTTCGCGAGGTTATCAAAACTTCAACCGAAGTTGTAAACCGAATCAAAGCATGGGTTGAGGCCAATCAACCTCTCGTACAACAGATTTTCAAAATTACCACGGGGATCGGTAGTTTCTTGCTTGCCCTTGGGCTCATTCTCATACCCCTCGGGTTCATCATTACGCAAGTGGGGGCGGTAATTGCAACGCTTGGGGCGTTGGCGGCTCAAGTAACCGTCGTTGGGGCAGCAATTGCGGCCGGAATCGGGGCGGTTGCTATCCCGATTATTGCGGCCTTTATCGCCAATTGGGATAAGCTCGCTAAGGCGTTTAACGCATTATGGATTGGCATTATTAAGCCCGTTATTGATGGGTTGAGGGAGGGGTTCGCCTCGGCGTGGAACGATTTCCTCAAGCCGGCATTTGATGCGTTAAAAACCGCAATCGGTGAGTTGATTGATATTTGGGTTGATCTTTTTGGAGTCCTTGGGGAAGGCGAGAGTATTTGGAAAAACCTTGCAAATATTCTTGCTCAAGTGCTTGTGTTTGCGATTTCAGCGGTACTCGTTGTAATTCGGGCTTTGGTGGAAATTGGCAAGGTTGCGTCTCAAATTTACGTGGCCCTCGCCGATGTAATGATTGCGGCAGCCCGAGCAATGGGTTTCATTTCTAAAGAGACCAAAACACTAACCGAAGCCCAAGAGGATCAAGCAAAGCAACTCGCCGAGTTTGAAAAGGGCGTAAAAGGCGTTGCCGATGGTTTCCGCAACAAGGCGAACGCGGCCAAACTCGCCCAAGCTGAGGATCAAAAAGCAATTCAATTGCTTGAAAAACAAGACAAGCTCGGGGGAACCCAACTCAATCAACTTAAGAAATTGCAAGAGGCCGGCCGAGGCGGGGTGGCTACGATTAAAGAAAGGCTCGCGGTTCGCGAGCAGGAAATTGTCTTACTTGACCGATTGATTGCCAAAGGTAAAGAAGCCGGGGCCGATGTTGATTTTGAAATAAAGACCCGCGAGAAAATACTTGCCGAACGCGATAAAGAGCTTAAGTTACTTGAGCGAATCGGAGCAGTTGAGCAAAAGTTTGGGGGCGGGGCAGCCGGCCGCGAGAAAGAAAAAACCCGACTTGAGGAAGTAAACAAAGCCCTCAAAGAACGCGAAAGCGTTTTGATTGATCAAATTGAGCGAGAGGTTGACGCGGGCCGGGCAGCCGGGAAATTTCGCGAGGAGTTGGCCAAACTCCAACAACAGTTACAAGACAACCAAGCGGCCGTGCGGAGCCTCAACGACATTGAGAAAAACTTTGGGGATCAACAATTAACAAACGCGGCAGCGACCGGGGCCCGGCTTGAGCAACTTGCCAAAGAAAAAGAAATCCGCAAAGCGGCGGCCGATGCCGAGAAAGCCCAATCAGCAACCCGCCAAAAGATTGATGAGATACGAAAGGGTATTGAGGCGGCCCGAGCCGCGAGCCTTAAAAACGAATTGACGCAAATTGAAGATACGCGGATTGCTAGTCAAAACCTTATACAGACTAGGCGGGATGAGGTTGCGGCAATACAGGCTCAAGATAGGATGCTAGGCAAGCATAATGAGCTTTTGGAGAAAGAGCGGATTGAGCTTGACGGGTTGAGCAAGGCGATTGACCAAAACGCGGCCAAGCAACAAGAGGCCGCGAGGGCTCGCTTGTCTGAGGGCCGTGAGGATACGTTACGCACGTTAAAGATTCAACAAGCCGAGCGGAACAAGGACGCGGTTGGGGCCGAGCGGTTGCGGCTCCAAAAGGAAAAGGAAAACTTTGAAAAGCATTTGGATGAGGTTTTCCAACTTGACGGGAAAAACAACGAACGCATTTTGAAGCAACGAAGCGAGGCCATTGATCTATTCAACCGCGAGCAACGGGCCAAGTTGGGCGAGGCGTTTAAGCAACAGGATAAGGGCCAAATCGTACAAGTTGCCGAACGTGAGGCCGATCTTGAGGGCAAAATACTTGATAAGCTAGTTGGGCAAGTAAAGAACGTTCAACAACTTTTTCAGTTGTACACGGCGATTGCGATTATCCGAAACGTACAAGAGCAACGAGCAATTCAAGCCGCCGAAAGGGCAGCGGCAGCCGAGCAACGATTGGCCCGGTTCCAAGAACGCCGAGGCCGACAAGCGGGAGCCAACCCGGTACTTGACCAGCAAATTGCAAAGGCCGAGCGAACCGTAAAATTGTTGGATGCAATTGCGGGTAAGCGGGCGGGCGAGGCTCAACTTGGCGACGTTGCGGCCAATCAAGCTATTCAAGAACTAGAAGTGTTACGCCAAAAGCTATTTAAGATTCGGGAAGCAATTGCAGAATTACGCGGTCAAATTCGCCAGGAACTAGATAACGTTGCCCTTGATTTTGCAGCGGCTCCCCAATTGTGGGTTGATGCGTTTATTGGGGCATGGGCAGCGGCAGCCCAACAGATCGTTGCCGAGGTATTGGCGACGATGGCCCAAGTTAAAGACGCAATGGACCCGACTTTACGGCAATCGCCGAGCCTTGTTGATGTTTGGGGAAAGAACGTTGATACGGTCAAACAAGGCATCGCTCGGATGGGCCAAGCGATCCAACAGAATACGCCCCGCCTGAGTGCCCTCAATGCCTCACAAGCGGGCGTTGCGGCTCCCGTGGGTCTTTCGGCCGGTGGATTCACGGGGGCCGTACAGCCCCGCGAGAACAACGACAATCGGCGTATTGATATGCAGATTTCAAACAACGTTGATGGCGACAACCTACAAAGGATCATTGCACAAGGCATTGGCCGGGCAAACATGCTCGGCGGTTCAATATAGGCGGCCAAAGATGGCAATCGTAATCGCAACCCTTGACGGTAATAATTTGCCAACGCAATTCTCGTATCAACCGTACAGCCCCCGAAAGCGGGTGAGTGTTACGGGCACGGCCGGGGCTGTAATCACACAAGCGGCAACCCCGGTAATCGTTCACGGGGATTCTACAGTTTCTTGGCAATGTCCTACGTGTTTTCCCTTTGAATATATGACGTTTCGTAATTTGTTTGAAGTTGCCGATTTGACTTTGTACACATTTACGGGATATTGGGGTGAGGTTTACGAGGTACGCTTTTCCGCGTTTGACCCGCCGAGCGTACGAGGCAGATTGTTCGATTTAAGCGGGCAATTTGTTGTGGTTTGCGTTACAACTGAAATTAACGCGGCATGTTCAAGCTAGGCGGGGTATTCAGTGGCCGGCCCTTACGTCATACAAACGCTTTACAGTTACGCCCAACTCCCCTCAACGACTTGGCGTACCGATGTAATTCTCGAAACTCCCGAGTTGTTGGCCCCTCCCGATGGCGATAATCTTTGCCCGTCTAATGCCGATGAGCCGGATGGGCCCGGCGATTCTTTGATTGATATGACTTGGCGAACGGTAAGTGGTGCCACGTTTTATATCGTTCAAATTTGTAACAATTCAAGTTTCCACGGGCCAACGCTTCGCTCGGTTAAACGCCCGGCGACGGGCGGCAGTACCCAAACATTTGTACCCGAGGCCGACGTTGATATACGGTTATCAGAGACCGTACATTGGCGGGTGATGGCTTACAACACAACGGGTGGGGTTTCTCAAAAATCCGATGCTTGGAGTTACACTTACGATTGTGACGATGACCCCGGCAGCGGGGGGAACAAGGGGAAAACGTCGAAACCAAGCCCGCCCTCGGGCAGTGGGCCGGGCGGTGTTGGCGGGCACAATAAACCGAAGTGTGAGAAATTCAACATAAAGGTTAATATTGACGGGCCCGCTCAAACGATGTGTTCTGACGCCGTTATGTATCATTTGCAAGCGGCGTACGCTTGTAAGGATGCGGACGGGGCCGATTTAATCGGGATATTCGCGGTTATTTGGGAAGTGTTTCCAGCCCCCGACAGCGGGCCCCCGTTTTTCTTTCCGTGCGTTTCAATTCGTGCTCAAAATAAAAACCTTTGCGTTCTCGATATTACCAAGTGTAAAAGCTCGCAAACGTTTTTGCTCCGTTGTAACGTGATTTTTGAAAACAAGATTGACGCAACCAAACTTAATTGCGTTGCCGAAAAGCGAATTTTTGTTGATTGTGAAACGGGAAAAAATGAGTACAAGCCTTGGCTCTTGAACAATTACATTAACGATCCGGTCGGGTATTACCCTAACTCGATAATTTACACTCATCCCGATTATCACGACGACACTATTGCCGAGATTCCCAACGAAACGTTACCTTTGGGAAAAACGAAAGTTGTTACCCCACTCGGATCAACGGAGGGGCAGGGCCTATCCGAAAAGAAAAAGGGAATTGGAGTTGGCCCGGTAATTCGATTCGCGATTGAGGATTTGGGTAAGGCGGATTCGGGAACAACGTTTGAGGGCAAGCCGGGTGTACCGTTCCCCGGCAGAATGGCCGGCGAAAAAAAGGAAGCTCGCATACACATTCCGTTAGGTTGCGGATTGTCGATTGATACCACGGTTCCGGCCGGCGAAAAGAAAATTGGGATTGACCTTGAGGAACTAATAGGGGAATCGGGTTCCCGCGTTGGGTTGGAACCAAACGTTGATAATGAGGCTAATGAGACGTGTTTGATTGAGGTTGCGGTTGGATGCGGTACCGCGATTTACAATGAGGCCGTTGTTGTTGATGAGGTGGATTTAGCGGGCCGGGGCCTTGAATCGGCCTCAAGCAATACGGCGGCCGAATGTGCCCTTGACGTTAAACTTGGCGAGTGTCTTGAGTTTGATGCAAATGATGCCATTGCTTTTGATAAAAATTGCCTTGTCTATGCTACTTCCTACATAAACTATGGTTGTGGTCTCAAATTAGAATCGGGCAAACTTGTTGTCAATCCAGTAGATTTGGCCGGCCCCGGTCTTGAGATTTACGGCGATTGCGGCCTTAAGATTGATCAAGGTTGCGGCCTTATCATAACGGGCGGAACAACCTTAGAAGTAAATAACATCGACCTAGTTGAGGGCCCCGGCCTCTCGGTTTACGGCGATGATTGCGGGATACAAGTTGACATAGGTTGCGGCCTTGAATTTACGGCGGGCCAAGTGGCCGTTGATACGGCGACACTCGCCGGCCCCGGTATTGACGATTATGTTGGTTGCGGGTTTCAAGTTGACCCCGGTTGCGGTCTCAAACTTTCGGACAACACGAAAGCCGCGAGTTTACAGGTTGACAATACCGAGCTTGTGGGTCCCGGTCTTTTGCCGTATGGCGATTGTGGGCTAGAGATTTCCACGGGTTGTGGTCTTGAAATTGGCCTTCTCAACACCTTGCAAGTTGCAAATGATGAGCTAGCCGGCAAAGGGCTTTCGGCATACGGAACATGCGAACTTGAGGCCGATCTTGCCGCGTGCGGTGGGCTCGATTTCACCGTTAGTGATGAGATTGAGGTTGACCACGTTAAGACCCACGATTACACATTTCACACAATTAAGGATGATAATTCAGCGATTGCCCTTACTCTTTCGGGTTGCGAATTGAAATTAACGTTGACGTTGGTTGAGCAAAGAATTGGTTCTAATTGCGGGGGCGTACATTTTGGGAATATCCCGACAGGGGCCGAGAAAATGATTTCTGGTACGATCATCTTGCCAACCTCGGAAATTGAAGTCTTGACCGGAATTTCTGGGCTTAATTGCTATTGCACGCCGATTACCGAGACCATTAAGCACATAAATTGTTGATTGAAAAATGAAACGGAGTAACGGAAATGAATGTGGACCTATTAACAGCCGTGCGGAGTGAAACCGTAGAAACGAAACTCTTTCAATATGTGCCCTCGCGATCATCCCCCCGCATGGTCGAATTATTGCCCGAGGGTGAGATTGGACGCGGAGCCGAGGGGGAATTTGATTGTTGGAGCGTTGAGCCTCGCGGGGTCAACAAAACCCCAACGCTTGAATTTTTTAACGGGGCCAAGTTGGTATTTACAACCACACTTGATCACGCCGGAAATTGGAAAGGCCGAGACCGTACGAAAGGTACGGTTATGTTGAGGCCAATTACCAAGACTCCCGACCGTTGGAAGCAACTCGCGGACCCCGTAAGATTTTCGCAAACGCAAGCCCATCCCGACGTTGATTTACCGGATGGATTTGCGTTCTCGGATAAGTTGGCCGCTCAAATTGATTGGGCTCCATATCAATATAATCTTGCCGATCAACTTGACCAAAGTAAGCTCGTTAAAGCAAAAACGGCGGTTGCCCTTATCGGGTACAATCGCCCAACGTATTTCGGGCAAATGCTAAACGGGTTGAAGCAAAATCCTGAAATCCATAAGTTGCCTGTTTTTGCGTTTATGGATAGGACTACGCCCGAGCAAGAGACCACGACCCAAGCCCAACGCGAATTGCTCAAAGAACATTTGCCCCATGCGATCATAATTACACGACCCATTACCTTTGGGTGCGGGCGAAATATCATTGATGCGAGGCGGCAGTTATTTGACAACCTCCAATATGAGCGGGTTTGGGTGTTTGAGGATGATTTCGTACCCGGCCCTAATTATCTTGGGGTTGTAACGCGGCTTTTGGATTGGGGTGAAACCAATTACGGGAACGTTGGGGCAACGCAAGGTTGGGCCAAGTGTCATAAGAGCGTTGACGAAAAACGGGCGGTGTTGCGACAGGTTTGCGGTACTCACAATAATTGGTGGGGGTACCTGATGAGCAAACGAGCATGGGCCGCGATAAGTGCCCGCATTTATCGTTATGAAGAATTGTTCTTGGGTTCCCGAGACTACGGAACGCGGCCCCATAGCACAATCGCCCGTTGGTTTAGTCACCTTAGGCGAACGGCTCCCCTAGAGTTGCCCGGTCCCAAGTACCCGGTTGATGAGGCAACTAAAAAAGGGTCTCGCGGCTACTTCCAAGCCCCACCAACAGGCCAAGACGCGGTAACAATGATAACGTTTGAGCAAGCCGGTTTTGTGAGGCTTGCGACCGTTGTTAATCGCGGGGTGTACGTGGGTCAACAAGGGATTCATATGAATCCGGGGCAGTTTAGGCGGGCAGGGTATCACAACGTTGAGTATGATGATTTTCCTGAGGATCGGCAAATAAGTGCATTTACCCCTCGCGGAGTGAACCCGGTTGCACCCGAGCCCGAGCCCGAGCCCGCCGATGAAAATATTCCCGAGGGAATAGGAAGGCCGGCCGATGGGGGTTGAGAAGTCATTTATCTTAAAGACGATTTCAGTTGCCCGAGCCTTACTTACGGGCCGGTGTGTTAATGAAACTAGAATGCGGGAGCGGGTTGAGATTTGTTCCAAGTGCCCGTTAGTTGTCACAAAAGGCAAGTTTCTACGTTGTGGGGTTTGTGGGTGCCCGGCTAAGGAAAGCGGGTTGATCAACCTCGCCCGGTATGAAGAAACCGCCGCATATGGGTGCGAACACCCCGAGGGTTCACGATGGAAAGAGGCGGGAGTTTAATCTTTAAGCAATTCGGGGCGATGCGAACGGGCACCAACCTTGTTCGCCTTTTGGTTGTTGAGAATTTCGGTATTAAGGTTTTGGTTAATGAGGGCGGTAGCAAACACGAATTGCCCGATTTTGAAAAACTTGACGGGTTGTTGATGGGTACCCGGCCCGATTTTGGTTTTCTCATTTCAACAAAAGACCCGTACGCATGGTTATTGAGCAAATGCAAGTTTGAGGCCCAACGTAAAGACGTTGGCGAGTTTACGCCGTTAATTCTTGAGACGTTGCGGCATGACTTGGAAGCCGGCGAGGCTCGCGACCGAGTACGTGGTTGGCTTGAGGATTACAACGCCCGTTACCGCGTTTGGTTCAACATGCCAGCCCAAGACGGGCGGGCGATAATCCGAGCCGAGGATTTATTGACGGTTGAAGGGCAAGCCGAAGTTGTTTCGGCAATTGGTGGAATTTTTGAGTTGAAACCCCCCGATAATTTGGTTACGTTTACTCGCCGAATCTTACCTAATGGCGGGCGACGTGGGCCGTTTAACGCGGGGTTTTATCAATCGGGAGAATACCTAGCGGCATTGCCCGAGAGTGCCCAACGGCTCATTGAGGAAATCGTTGATTGGGAACTTTTTGAACCTCTAGGATATGGACCCTTGGCCAATGAGTACAGTTGAAGAAACGAAAACGGATACGGAATCGGAATCGGAAAATGTGGATTGGGAAGTGCCCGAAACTACCGAGCAAGTTATCCCGGTTAAAAAACTTCGGCTTGTAATGATCGGTGAGAGTTTTTCGATGCCCTCGGGATTCGGGCAACAAATGTTGCTGATTGCCGAGGGGCTTTCGAGAAGGGGTTACGAAATTATCGTTGTAACCTCTCAAATTGGATTGCAAAAAATAGAAGTGCCCGGCGTCGTTGAGTGGGCATACACCGATATTTTCAATGCTGAAATGCTCGATTCAATCATACATAAACTCGCTCCCGATGTTGTGCTAGGGTTCTGGCATACGGGCTTTATCGGGAGCCTTATGCAGTTGCGAGGCGTGGCGGCTAATTGCCCGTTTTTCTTCTGGCTCCCGTATGAGGGCAACACGCTACCTAAGGAATTTGCTTCGGTATTTCGCGGGATGCCTCAAAACCGAACAATCCATTTGAGCAAGTTTGCCCAAAATTTATGGGCGGGTACTTGCGATTCTGATATTGTGATTCCGCACGGGGTTGATAACAAAGCGTTTTGTTTTGATCCCGCGTTTGGACCCGAGCAGAATTCAAAACTTCGGCGAAAGTGGGCCGAGCGGCTTCGGTTCCCTTTTTACGATGACACGTTTATTGTGTTATGTCTGGATCGAAACATATGGCATAAGCGTTGGGATGCCGTACTTGATTATTGTTCACGACTTGAGAGGGCAATTGATAAGCCGGTACGGTTACTTTGCCATGCTCGAAAAGTGCAACCGCAAGCCGAGGGGCACCCGCCCGGCTACGATATTCCTCATCTGGAAAAAGTGTTCAAGTTTGACAACAAGGTTGCATATACTGATTTTGAATGGCAACGCTCGTTAGAGCGAGAAGAATTGGCCGAGCTTTTGAGGATTTGTGATATTCGGATTACGTGTTCTCAAGGCGAGGGTTTCGGCATTCCAACGATTGAAGCGGCGGCCGTTGGTTGTTTGCAAGTCGTAAACAACCAAACGACAATGCCCGAGCTACTCGGGGCCGATAATCCTATGTTGGTTGAATCGGCCATGACTGAGGATAAAGTTGGGAGCCTTTGGGCTATTCCCGATGTAAGGGAAATGGTTGATCGAACAATCTATTTCATTAACAACCCGGTTGAGGCCCAACAGATAATTAAAGAGACCATTAAACACGTTGAGCAATTTGAGGGCGAGAAAGTTTGTCAACAGTTTGATACACTGTTTAGGCGGGCCGCCGAGTTGCCGAAAGGCGATGCTTGGTACACTTGCCGTTGGGGTATGCAAAACCAAGTGGATGCTCACAAGATTTTTAGGAACTTGGGAACGGTTATTTCCAAGATCAAGCATAAACCGACAGTGTTAGACGTGGGGGCGTTTACGGGAACTTTCGTTGACGTTGCGGCCGAGTTTTCGTTGGGGATCGTTGGCATTGAGTGGGATGAAAAAGCGATACAGCGGGCAAGCTCGCGAGCCCGGATGTACATTAAACACCAAAGCCCAAAAGAAAATTGGCCGGCCGCTAACGTGGTCGTTTTGACTGATCAACTTGAGTTGCTTTATGAGTTGGGGGGCGTTGAGCTAATCGCCGAAACGGTTAAGCGACTTGCAACGTATCAATGGGCGTTAATTCGGTTCCGGCCGGCGTATAAGTGGGGCGTTCCGGTTGTGAATCCTGAAACCGTTAGAGGCCAACTTGAGGCGGCCGGAATGATTCGGCGGGAAGATATAGAAAACATCGGCAAGGAAATTACGGACGTATTTGAACATGAAGTTTGGCAGCCTAACGGGGTTGATTCAACATTGCCCGCCGAGCTTGCCAAATCAATGAAAGAGAGGGATTAGATGCCATTTCCGACCCCAACTCTTGATACCAATATTCTCTCATGGGATCAAACGTGTTCCATGAATTCGCCCTATTCGGCAACTATCCAAGTTACCAACGAAATCGGGCAGTACGATAAATCGTTACGTTGGACCCCCATTAGGATTCGATTGCAAACACCCAAGGTTATTTTGGGCGGTGTCTCGTTTGATGCGAGTTGCTTTGAGGGTGATGTTTCTTGGGTGTACGGTTTGATCATGGCCGTTGAGGAAATGGAGGGCATATCGTCAAAAATGGCAAATCTTTCGGTTCAATCCTTTTTTGCCCGGCTTGCCCGAAAGCCGGTTAATACTGAGGATTTTACCGGAATCGACATTAAAACCATCTTGGAAACCGTGGCCGAGGTTTACAGCGGTACGCCCCCCGAGTTGTTTGTATTTGAGGATTGCGGCTCGGGCTCAATTTGTGGCGGTCTTTCGGGGAATAACTTGTTGGAGGAAATGAGACTTGTTGCCCAAGCAGGTAAGGCAACGTTGTTCACTCGGCATGATGGTTTTTTGGTTTCTGAGTGTTGGAAGGATGAGAGCGACCCGGTAGAAATAGAATTGCCCGATGAGGCGATTTTGTCCGCGAGTTTAACGCGAGGTACCGAAATGGGGCCGACGCGGATCAAAATTCGTGGTTGCTTTGAAACCCAACTGAAGCAGGGCGAGCAGGAGTTTGGCGACGACCAGAAACAAGACCCGGCCGGCTCTAAGGGCGGAAAAGGCGGAAAGGGGAAAACGGGCCGAGGTAAGGGTAAGCAAACCATTTGCACCCGAAACGGAATCAATCAACGGGATTTGTGTGCGGCGATTAAAAATCTCAAGGGCAACAAGGGGGATAATAAGAACGCCGATATAGAAATATTCAACGGGGCGGGTGGGGAAACCTATCAACAAACAAACGAAACTACCGATGGGGAACTTAATATTACGATCGGGGGCCCCGAAACGGGCGGGCCCGGTGTTCCCGATTATATGGGGCAGGGGGATTCCGAATTTGACGTTGAGGTTACGGGCAGATTTCAACCCGATATTGAGATTGAGAATCCAGGGGCTCAACAAGGGCCGTTGCCCGGCAATCAAGCTCAACTCGGAAAAGGCGGGGTAATGATTCCAGCCTTTACGATGCCGAAAGGCCCGAGACCGGGCGGGGGCCGCCGAGCGATCGGGGGCGGTTTTTTGCCGGGGGGTGCGGGGAATTCTCTCGCGGGTACCGGGCTACGGGGTACGGGCTTAAACTCGGCCCTCGGGGGTGCGGGCGGTGGGGGCGGTGGAAGTGGCGGTGCCGGGGCCGGGCCGGCTGGCGGAAAGGGCGTTGTTGGGGGTGGGGGGAATAATTCTAACGACAAACACGCGGACGAATCTGAGGAAATTCAAATTGAGATAACCGTTGACGACCCGGATTTACAAGACGAATTCGGGGTTGTCTATGAACAAATGGAGAACAAGTACGTTGAGGACAGGTTACGGCTTGAGGAAATCGCAATCCGTAGATTCCAAGAATTCAAAATGAAAAGGAACGCTTGGAATCTTGATATTGCGTACATGCCGTGTTTACGGCTCAATCAAGTTGTTAGGTTCCGCACGCCGGCAACGATTGACCCAACCGACCTTACAACCGTTATCCAAAAGACGGTTACCGGCCTGTTAACGTCGATCAATGTTAACTTTGATCCGAATGTACCGGCCGCGAGTATGAGTATTGTTATTGAGAGCTTTGAGGAAATTGGGGCAACGATTTACACAAGCCAGGGCGATTTGTTCGGGTTCCGAAAACGGCTCGGTATTGATGGCGTTAGGTGGAAAACTAACGCGGTGGCGAAAGCGATTAAGAGCGTTGACGGATTGACAATTTTTGAGGGGGCGGCCGTTGGTGATCGGCTTGAGCAAACTTGCAATTTGCGGGCGGGCGAAACGTACACGTTGAGAGCGTTTGGCGAACAGGACGGGTTAGCCGGTCTTTTGAAACTTGAGGCGTTTGATGTTGGAACGGCAACCCTTATTAGTTCGGCTACGGTTGGTCTCGGCACGGGTGGCTCGCCGGCCTCGGGTTCCCATTCATTCGTTGCCGTTGGGGGTGATACCCGAATACGGATTGAGCTTGATACAAAGGGCAGTTCTGATTATTGGCGAGTTGAGGATTGGACGTTGAAACGGATAGTTACAAAGTAAAACATGCTTTGAGATTTCGCCCAATGTGATAAGCTCGCCTCATGGATACGAACCTTGCCGGATTCTTAACCGCTCCCCAATTCCGTACAGCCTCGCGGGATGCGGCGTTTTGCTATCTGCTAATGAGGGCAGATATTGCCCTAAGTGAAACTCAAGTTTCGCGGGCTTTCAAAGAACGTTCCGAGCTTGTATCCGGTTTAAGTGTTTCAACCATTGCCGAACGTGCGGGGCTCCCCGAGATTACCGCCCGGCGTTGCGTTGATGAGCTTGTACGGGCCGGTTGGGCTCAATCGGTAAACTTGACCGGGGGCGACGTTGCGTATCGTCTAGGCGTAATTCAGGGCGGTCAAGAGGGGTACTACGCTTACGGGGTGCAACCGGGTTCGCCCCGAGCGAGCGACAGCATACGCGAACACTTGGGAAAGTGTAAAGAGGAAATCGCCGGGCTTGAATCCCAACAGCGGGCCGAATCCCGTAAGCGAACAAATAAACCCCGTGAGCCCGTTAAGAATGACCGTAACGAATTTATTGAACGGTTTCAAGCTGAATACGAAAAGCGATATGGTGAGATCCCAACCGGGTTTGATACTGGAAATTTCGGGAAACCCTCGGGTAAAATTTATGCTAACGCTTCCCAAGTAATTGAACACGCGGGGGATTTGAATAAAGCGACCGAAGTTATGCAATTCGTTTTTGAAAATTGGTTGGGATTGCAACAGGCATACGGATTCGGGGGTACGCCCGGTATAGGGTTAATGGCTCACCCGAATTCGTTTGCTTTGTTTCTTGATTGTCTGAGGGGCGGGATTAAGAAAACTCAAAAGGGTATTGGGCAACGGGGGCAAGGCGTTGATTGGGAGGGTGTTGCAAATGAATACGAATAAACTTTTGCAGCATTTGACAATTCCTCGCGTTCATTGGGATGCGAGACTTGCCGAGATTCCGGGCACTTGCCCGCATTTGCCTAGTGTTACCGATTGGGTTGAGAACGTAGCGACCCGAGTTAATCAGCCCTTTGGTTTGTTACTACTGGGTGAGCCCTCAATGGGTAAATCGGCGATTGCGGCTATCTGCTTAAAGGCGGCAGCCTCACGGGGAATTTTCGGGTATTGGGTTAATCATCGGCAATTGCCGGCCCAACGAATTAACAATCAACCTTTTGACGAAAACCAAACCATTTGGGAAAGGGCTTGTTCGGTTCCCCTCTTGATAATTGATGAGGTACAACTTATTCGCGAAGCGTACACCGAACAAATCCTTGAGGAATTGGTAAGGATTCGGATTGATGAAAGACTTTGCACGATTTTAACAAGCAATCACTCACCCGATGATTTCAAAACCAAATGGCCGACGTTGTTTGCCGCGTTGGATGAGGCCGTAAAAATCGTTGTTGTTCGTGGCCATAACTTTCGTAAGGAAATCGCAAAGGAAATCAAGGAACTTAAGTAAATGGATTTGTTGGGCAAGAGGCTCGTACGTTCGTTGACAGTTGAGCACGACCTTTCGGCATTGACGCGGGCCGGGGTTACCGAGGCCGATATTTTTGATGATGGCCGGGTTGCCTTTGACTGGATGCTTGGCTTTGTCCGATCAACCGGCAATTGGCCGACAGGAAAACAGGTTGAGGAAAATACAAAAGTTGAGTTGCCCGATGTTCTTGACAAATTGGAATACGTTACTGATTTGGTAAGGAAACGGAGCCTTGCCAAGCAAATCGAGCAAACCCTAACTAGCGGCGTATTAACGAATCTTGAAAATCGTAATCCCGATGAGGCTTTAAGGCTTGCGGGGGAAATGGTTCAAAGATTACGACCGAGAACCAAAGCGGCCCGAGTTAGCCGGTATCGTGAGGGCGGATTGGCCCGAGTTGAGGCGTATCGCGAGTTGCGGGCACAAGGCGGTCTGTTAGGGCTCCCGACTCCTTGGAAAACATTAAATGAGGCAATTCAAGGATGGGTAAACGGTACGTTTAATGTGATAACCGCGATGCAAAGTACCGGCAAAACTTGGATTTGTTGCGTTATTGCCGAACATGCGTTGAGTCTCGGGGCCAAGGTTTTGTTCATTACTTTGGAAATGGCAACCGCCCGAGTTGAACGGCGGATTGATGCGTTGAGGCACAAAATACCGTGGGATGAATTGAGGGACACAACTATTGATCTTTTTGGCGAATTGCGTTGGGAGGGTTTGGCCATAAACGATATCCATGGCAAAGGCGATATTTTGATTGCTGATAAGCAACTTGTAAAATACGTGAGCGATGCAACAGCCCTTGTGATGGATTATAAACCCGATTTGATTGTGATTGATGGGGGTTACCGATTTCAAACAAAGGGGGGCTCCCCGGGGGCGTGGGAATCAACGGTTGCGATCGTTAATGAGTTGCAAGATACGAGCGAGGCAACCGGTATACCTTGGGTCGTTACGACGCAACAGGGCGAGGGCGGGGATAAACTCGATAATCAAAAACGGGCGTACAAAGTGCGGTACGGCAAAGAATGGGTAATCAATCCCGATAATGTAATTGAGGCTTTTCAAGACGGCGACTTGAGATTACTTGGGCAAATGGAATTGCGGACCCTTAAGATACGCGAGGCAGCGGGCGAGCGAGATTCCGAGGGGTTCCGAATTTTTTGGGATCACAAGAATATGAGCTTTGGGGAAGTGCCCCCGATGACCGATGCGAGCGTTGGAGTTTCCTACTAATGCTTGAGGCTTTGAAAACGTGGGCCAATACCGGGGCGTATGATGATGCCGAACCTTTGCAAATTCAACGGTTAAGGCTTGAGGATGGGGATACGGTAATTTTGCGGGTGCCGGGCAACGTGAGTCAATTGAGACAAAAGAATTTTACTAAGGTTGGGAACCAACTTCACGAATTGTTAGGTTGCCCGGTTCTCATAATTCAGAATGATATTGACATTTCAAGAATTACCCGAGAGCAAAGGAAAGTGATACATGAGGCCCTCGGATCAAATACGACGGGCCCTAAACTCGCCCAAGGAATCAAAACCTTTAATCAAGCCCTCGGAAACTTTAAGGCATCTTATGGGGGCAGAAAATGAGTTACCCGTTGGGGCACACAATGAGGGTGGTTGTATTGTTCGGCGTTTGGGTGACGCAAAGGTAAGGCAAAGAGTCTACAAAGCGAATCAACCAAAAGATAGGGCAATAATTCGCCGACTTGTGTTGAGGCATACGGACGGGCCGACGAAACACCCGGCGAGTTTAGGGTTGGCGGCTTACGGCAAGGGAATGCCCGAGGCTGCGAACCCGTTTAATCAATCAACTGATTTTGAAACGTGGTTGGATTGGTTTGCGGGTTGGCATTATGCGAGGCGAGCAGCGGGAAACCACATTGAGGGAGATTGCATTTGATGATGTATTGCTTGAGGATGGCTGAAATAATGGCAGAGTTAAAGGTGTTGGCGGAAGAGAACCTTAACACACTTAAACAAAACCGATTCAAAGATCCCGAGGATAGTATACGTATGCATGGAAGGATAGACCGTATCAATGAACTCATGAAGTCCATGAACCACGCTTGGGAATATATCCCCGGTGAGTGGGATGATGAGAAGAAACGGCACAACAAGTGATTTCACATGCACTTTGACCAACTCAAAATTGTGCTGGCAAAGCTCGGCGTTAATACCGAGAACCTTTATCCTAGCTCGCCCGAGCAAGTGCAAATTTGTTGTCCTCTCGCCCCGTGGTTGCATAAATCCAAAACGGACAAACACCCGAGTTTGTCAATTAAATTCGGGGAGCCCCCGACGTTGTACAAATGTTTCGCGTGCCATGAGGGCGGTAAACTTTGGCAACTTGTTGATTCGTACGGGTACCTCGCCAAAAAGCCAGCGTTGCGGCAACTCGCGGGAACCCTCGCGGCAACCGATGAGCCAAGCATTACCTCGCGGTTGGAAACTATTGCCGAGAGTTTCGACGAATGGGTATTTGAAAAAGGGCGTACCATACCAAGCCGTTTACACGATTCGATTCTTAATAACTTTCCCCCGGCGTGGGGATTTCCCCGAGCCCGAACTTATTTGCAACGGCGACGGGTTACGCTTGAAATGAGCGAGTATTGGGATTTGAGATACGATCCTAAAAACGCTCGTATCATGTTTCCGGTTCGCAATAGGGAAGGCGATTTAATCGGCGGGGTTGGGCGAACAACGTTGCCCGGTTTTGAGCCTAGGTATTTTAATTATTTTGGTTTCTCGGCCGCAAGTACCCTTGGCGGTGTTAGTCACTTTGCCCCGTCCCTTAGGATTGGCGTTGCCGAGGGGTTTTTTGACTTGATCAATTGCCATGCGTGGGCCCGTTCGCATGGCATTGATTTATCGTGTACGTGGAAAGCGGAAACCTCGCCCGAGCAATGCGAGCTTTTGTTGTCGTACGATCGGCCTTTGATTTACTTCTACGATTTTGATGAGGCGGGCAACAAAGGTTGGGCGAAAGCAAAACAGGCAATGAGTAAAGTTGCGTTTGGAATGAGGCGGGCAAAATGGCAAAACGATTCCCTTGACTTAGGCGGCATGGATCAACTAGAATTTGGGCTCGCGGTTTCGGCTGCAAAATTGGGCTCGTAACGAGCATTGTAACCCCATAGTATCTTTTGGAAAGGCTAGTATTATGACAGACGCGATACCCCCGTGGGCACAATCGGAAACGCCAGCACAACAGCCGGCAGCACAACAACCGGCACAACAGCCGGCACAACAGCCCGTCCCGGCTCCTCAACAGCCGGCACAAGCCCCGCCCGTTACTAATCCGGCGACAACAGGGCCCATTAACCCGGCTCCACAAGTGGCCCCACAAGCGGTAGCCCCGACAACGGTTGCCACACAACCGGCCCCGGCTTTCCAACCCCCCGCCAATCCAGCCGTACAAGCCGCCCCGCCCGCCGTGGCGGCTCCCGCGACGGTTGCCCCGGTGCAAACGGCTCCCGCCAATCCGGCCCCGCAAATGGTTGCACAAGCGGCCCCGGCAGCGGCCCCGCCCATACATCCGGCTGAGAGCTTTCTTGGCCCCGGTGGACTCGGGGGAGATTTGGAACAAGACCCAAGCACGGGAGGGGGCAGCGGCATACGGTTATGGTTGCCCAAGTCAACCGCCCGGTACATCGTTTTCCTTACGGAAGGCGATAAAGCCCCGTTGTTATGGGAACACCAAGTTAAGCTCGGCGAGGGGCAAGGGAAGTTTCAAAATTGGATTTCGTGTTTACAGCCCCTCGGTGTCGCTTGCCCAATGTGTCAATTCGCTGAAAGCCACGATGGGACATATCGCCGATACAAAGGCGTTGTGTTTACCATTGTGGATTGCAATGAGTACACCGACAAGGCCGGCGTTAAGCAATCAATGCAACGCAAATTGTTGGTTGCCAAGAAAGGCGTTGCCGAGCGGCTCAAACTTCGGTATCAATCTTGCCTTGAGAGGGGGCACGGCTTGCGGGGTGCGATGTTCAAAGTACACCGAACTAACGACGCGAAAAGCTCGGCCGTTGGCGATGATTTTGAGTATCATTCCAACATTGACTTAAACAGTTTGCCGGAATCTCAAGAGCTTGATTACGCCGAATTGTTATCACCGAGTGTTGACAAAATGAACGCTTGGGTTCATCGGATTACGCAAGAACTTGGCGGGGGCGTTGCCCCAACAGGGGGAGCGACGGGCCCCGGTGTACAGTATTGACCGCCTGGCTATGGACGCGGGCCCCGAGGTTCCTGGTTGTGAAACCGGGTTCACTCGGGGTTTTTAACCTTTGAGGGGGCGTTAATGCTTTCGGCGTTGCAACTCTTGCATAATGAGCCCGTCTTATCTCAACGCTCAACAGAATTCGTTTTGCGGGCAAAGGCAACGGGCTCGTATGCGTTTGACGTTGAACACCCGCCCGAGTTAACCGCCAGTGGGCCAAATTTCAGGTTAGCCGGTTGTGGGTTTGCAACTGATGGAATCCTATTTTATGAAACCGATGTAAGGCAAATCGAGGCGATTTGTAAAGCTCTTTTCCCGTTGCACCTTGACGCGGTTGCATATAACGGGAAATACGATTTGAAATGTCTAACGGCGGTCGAGCTTATCTCGCCTTACGAATATCCGCGTTGTCTTTGCGATCCGATGGTTGCCGTAAATCTGCTAGATGATAACCGGCACAAAAACGAGATGGGCCTAAAGGTTGTTGTTTGGGATGAATTCGGCCACGAAATGAAACACTTTGAGGAATCTTGGGAACACGGGGAACATTCAAACGAATTTCGGCTCTATGCCGAGGACGATGTAAGGCAGGAGTTACGGCTTTGGTTACACCTTAAACCGAAACTCGTGGCTGAGAGCCTTGACAAGTTATTTCATAAAATTTTAATGCCCGTAACTTCGGTTTTTGCTGATTTGGAAATGTTCGGCGTTGGTTGGTCGATTGCGGGAGCCCGAAAGCTATTGCGAGGGTTTCAAGAACTTAGGCGAAATACCGAGCAAGAGATTTACAACGAAATCGGCGAGCTTAACTTAAATTCGGGGGATCAAATAGCCAAGAGGCTTTTTAACGAATTGGGGTATTCAACGGCTGGGCTCGAAATGACTGATAGTAAGCACCGAGTTAAGACCGATGCTAGCTCGATGGAAAAGCTCGCGAACCGTTACCCGATATGTAAAAAAATCGTAACGTATCGTACGGCAACGAAAATGATTAACACTTACATCGAGCCCCTTACGCGGAAAGCTCTTGCTGATCCAAAGGGTAGAATTCACCCTACTGTTTGGATCGTATCGGCAACCGGGCGAACAAGGATGGAAAACCCGAATTTCCAAAATATTCCGGTTTGGTTAATCCTACGTCCCGAATTTGCCCACTTAAACATTAGGAACAACGTTATCCCGGCTCCCGGTATGGCGTTGATTGTCGCGGACTTATCGCAGATTGAATTGAGGATATGCGGGCACATTACACAAGACCCGATGTTTCTAAAAGCGTTTAGGGATTGGCGATGCGGGGGTTGCCTCAACAAAGGCTCGGAATCAAAAATCCTTTTACATGCGTGCCCGGTTTGTGGCAATCCCGAGGATGAGGATTTTTTGAAGGGGAAGAATGAAACGGGATTTTTTCACGGTAAGGATATGCACCAACAAACGTTTGATTTGGTGCCGGCGACGGGCAGCCGACAAGGAGCGAAAACGGCGAATTTTGCGGTTATCTATTTGGCAACAGCCGCCCGGCTCAATTATGAGTATCCTGAGTTGAGCCGGCGACAATGGCAAGAGGTAATAAATCAATTCATGCGAACGTATGAGGGCATTCATACTTGGCATTTGCGAATGAAAAGGCAAATGTACGACACCGGTGTTTGTCGCGATGTATTCGGCCGCAAGCGTCGAATTCTCAAACGCGACATACACGCTAATGCGAAACACGCGGCCAATATGTTTGTCAACTTCCCGGTTCAAAGCTCGGCTTGTGCGTTGATCGAATTGATTATGAGCAATTTGCGGGAACATTGGATGCAATCGCGGGATTGGTTGAGAACAATTTTTATGTCAAATTTTGTTCACGACGAAATTGTATTTGAGTGCCCGATTGATTTGGTAGATAGATACGTCCCGACGATTCGTACGTTTATGGAAAATTGCGTTCCTTTTTCGGTACCGATTCGCACCGATATACAAGTTGTTGACAAGTGGGGGGCCGCAAAGTAATGGCCGAGGCGATATTAAGTAACTTGATTTGGTTTCCGAAACGGTTGGTTGATTGTGAGAAGATCACGGCCGAGCTTACCATTTTTACCGAAGCCTACCGAGGGAAGCCCCAACGTATCGACCTTTACCGCGAGACCGCAACACATATTGGAGTACCTCGCAATTGGGGGCTCAATCAAAGTTGGCTCTTGAGGGGGTTTATATTGGTTGACGAAACGGTTGCCCCGCCGATGGAATGGCCGAAGTTTGCCGGCACGTACCGAGCGGGCCAAGCCGATTCGGTTAAAGCGTTGGTTGAAGCGTTTACGCGGAAACCGGGGGCATTACTTGAGGCACATTGCGGGGCAGGGAAAACGGTAATGGGTCTCGCGATTGCTTCACACTTAAACACCCCGGCAATTGTTATCGTTCACAAAGACGATTTGGCGAGCCAATGGCATGAGGCCGCAAAATTCTTTCCGGGGTTGAAGTGCGGGCACGTACAGCAAAATCAACTTGATTATGAGGGTTGTCATTTCGTAACCGCGATGGCTCAAACGATTCATCGGCGGGCAGATAAATTCCCGCCCGAATTCTTTAAGCATTTTGGGTTGGCTATTTTTGATGAGGGGCACAGGTATCCCGCTAAGACGTTTGAGCCAATTCTTGGAATGTTCCCTGCGATATTTCGGTTGGCGGTTTCGGCAACGTGGCGACGTAAGGACGCGGTAGAATGTATTTGGGGTTGGCATATCGGCAGCGTTGAGCATAAGACCAAGCAATACCGAGCCGTGGGGCAATATCGCCAAATCTTATGGAATACCCCGTTGAGGGATGCCGACTTTACCCGAGGCGGCAGCCTTAACACGGCGAAATACATAACGGCGATTGCTGAGGAAGCGGCTTATAACGAATGGCTAACAAAGCAACTTATTGAAGGGGCAACAGCCGGCCGGCAAATGGCCTTGATTACCGAGAGGATTTGTCAAATCGTTGATATTCAGCAGCGGCTTAGAATACTTTCGGGCATTGAGGCCGGGATTTATGCGGGAGCGGTCAACAAAAAGAGAATTAAGAAAGCCGAGCTTGAGGCCGCCAAGACTTGCCAAATCATCCTCGCGACATATGGAAAGATGAGCGAGGGTACCGATATACCAACGCTTGATTCTTTGATTTTCGGAACCCCCCGAACCGATGTTGAACAACCGATTGGGCGTATTCAAAGACCGTTGCAAAAACGGCCGTTAATAATCGTTGACCCAATTTTTAATACCCGATACAACAAGATACTCGGTAAGAAACGTGAAGGCGTTTACAAACAACTCGGTTTTACTAACCAATTAACGGAAGGAATTAAACAATGAGCATTGCAGATCAATTAAGGCAGAGACTCGCCGACGATGCCAAACAGCCGGCCCCCGAGGCTCAAACCTTGCCAGATAATCCGGTAGCGGCAGCCCTTGCCCCGGCCCCCGAGGTTGCCCCACAAGCGGCCCCGGCTCCTGCCCCGGCTCCCGAGCCCGCCCCGGCTCCCGAGGTTCTTACGGGCCAACAGGCCCCCGATGCGGCATACGAGCAAACCATGTTACAAGAGGGCCCGGCCCCCCCGGTTCCGATCCAAGAGGCGATGCCGGCCGCTCCCGCCCCGGCACCCCCGGTAACCGGCAGCCCTGGCCCCCCGGTCCTACCTAGCGGGGCGGGAGCCATTGCCCCGATTGCTGACGTAACCTCGGCCGTGGGGCAGCGATCTGGCTTGACGGTTTCCCGTATGTATTCCGAATCGGGAACCCTCAAGAGCGAGGAACCCGATGAGGAAGCTATTGAAATCTCGGTTCCGGCCGCGAATGTTCCGTTGGCAACCGTGGGTTGTACCGCCAATATGACGATCAACATGGGATCGTATGAAAGCGTAAAGTTGGGCGTTTCAATCACGCTTCCATGTTACGTTGAGGAAATCGACGGGGCGTACAAGTATGCTAAAAAACTGGTTGACTTGCGGCTTAACAAGGAAGTGCAAGACATTAAGGCATACAGAGCCCAACGGGCAACGGATCAAGGCCAAACAACATGAGCGACCCCGAACCCGTAAAACTAACCGTTGAAAGCTGGATTGAGAACATAAACAAAAGTTACAAATCCGGCGTTGCCCGCATTGGTGCGGATTTTACGGCTTTACATATCAAAAGGTTTTCGTCTGGAATCCTTACCTTGGATTGTGCAACCGGGGCGGGTTGGCCGTTTGGTCGAATCGTGATACCAGCCGGTGAGGAATCGACGGGTAAAACCCTCATGGCTCTTAAGGCGTGCGATTCGGTTACGAAGTACGACCACTTAACGCACCTTGCCCAAGATAGGGTTGACCCCGACGAGTTTTACCCCGGTCGGGCTCTTTTCGTTGATGTTGAAAATGCCTTTGATATGAAATGGGCAAAGAAAAACGGTTTTGATGATGATTGGCACGTTGTTGCGGTTCCCGATTATGCCGAGCAAGCGGTTGATCTTGTAAGCGATGCCATTACTGAAAATCTCTTTGATTTGATTGTTATTGATTCGGTTGCGGCATTGACCCCAACGAAAGAAATCGAATTATCTACTGAGGATTGGCAAATAGGGCTCGGGGCAAGGCTCACAAACAAAGCAATGAGGAAATGGAATTCTCAACTTGCAAAGCAAAGCCAACAGGGGCTTAGTGGGCCTTGCCTTATGTGTTTGAATCAATTCCGAATGACGATCGGGCAAAGTTGGGGTGATCCGCGAGTATTACCGCACGGTAAGGCTCAACGGTTCGCGGCCTCAATTATCATTTACACAACCTCGCCAAAGATCAAAGACGATTCGACCGATGAGCATGGATTTGTTGAACTTGGGGGAGTGACCAAGAAAAACAAAACCTACACTCCCCAAATCAACTTTCGTTACCGGATGGCATTAAAGGAACATCGCAACTGGAAGACAGGCCAAGTTGATAACCCAAAGCAACTCATAACACTCGGGAAGAAATACAACATTGTCGTAAACACGGGCAACAAGTGGACAGTTGGAAAACAAGAATTCAAAACCCTCAAGGCGATTTCGGGTAAGATGGAATCCGACCCCGAGTTTGAGCGGCTCATTTGGCGTTCAATTGTTCAAGCTAGTACGGGGGCTTTGATATGATCAAAAATGGCGTTGTCTATATGGCGACGGGCGGAAAGTTTAATGCCTCACAATTTGGGTTGAGTTGCTTGGATGAGGCCAAACGGAGTCTTGAGGGGATCAAGAAACATTCGCCCGGCGTACTAACAGCGTTGTTTGTTCATCCGATGCAAGAGGTTGACGAGTTTGATTTTGTATTTGACCTTGAGGCCGTTAATCAGCGATATGACGCGGGGCATTGGTGGCGAGAGGTAAGCACGTTTCGGGAAACTAAACCGGCGTACATTTGGAATATCCTTTGTGGGATGAAACTTGTTGCCATGCAAGAAACCCCGTTTGTAAATACGTTTTGGTTGGATACGGATACCCACGTAATCGCCGACATTTCCCCGATTTTTGAGATTGATTGCGATTTTGCAATTGCCCGCGAGAACGTCCCTAAGTTAGTTCTCAACGCGGGCATCTACTTGGTTAAGGGTGATGCCGGCCGCGAGTTTGTTAATGAATGGTGGGAAGCGTGGCGGCTCACGAAAGGTAACCGATTCGATCAACAAGTATTGCCTCAACTGTTGAGACATAACCCCGATTTACGGTTTCACGAATTGCCTTGGTATGTTTGGAACGTGCGGCCCCACGACATAAACTTTAAGCGAGTACCGTTGGTATTGCAGGCAGAAACCAAAATCTTACATACCCGTTGGGGTATGGAGAATTGGGGGCAGGAATGAAAGGGGGAGATAAGAAACCGAAACGTTCCCCGCTTGGTTCGCGGAAGGACCAAAAGACCCGCATTAATGAACATGAGCAAAGCCTTGCCGATAGGTTGGGCGGGCAGCGGCAACCCAACAGCGGAGCTACGTTGAGGCACAAGGGCGATATTTTGTTGAGCAAACTGTTGCTTGATTCAAAGGAAACCCAAACCAATTCGTTAATTCTTACGGTTGCCGAGATTGTTAAGATTTGTCGCGAAGCCCGTGAGCTATCCCGTGAGCCCGGCCTTGTTTTATCGTTTACCAAAGCCCCGGTGACAATGCCGGCCGAATGGGTTGCCGTTCCCTTGGAAGTGTTCCAACAATTATTGGAGAATCAAAAATGAGCCTCGGAAACCATACGAAAACGATTAAGGGCGAAATTGATAAATTTCACAAGATAGATGGGGGAAGTCCCGAGCGTACATTGGCCGAGTTAATCAAGATTCGCATTTATCTTGACGATCAAATTAGGAGGTTGCAAAGTGGCGGAAAAGAAAGCGAAAGCGAAGCGGGCAACAAAGAGGAAATCGACAAAAGCCGCTCAAAGGCGTGGTAGGGCAATAAAGGGTACCAAACAGAGCATATTAACCACGATTCAACGTGAAAAGTATGATAAGATTTTCAGATTGTTGGATGCGGGTACCCCTCCCGTGGAAATCGCTTTTGCAAATTTGAGTTTAAGTATGCCCGACGTGTTGGCAATGCTCCAATATGAGAGGACGAAACGTGGTACTTGAGGCTTTCAAACTCGCTCAAGAGCAAAAGCAACAGGCAACGACCAACGCGGCCCCCGATAAGTTTTGCAACTTACAAAAGGCGGTTTCGCGTTGGCAAAATGCTTTGCCGGCTCAAGAGACCTTTACGGATTTTTTGAGGGCCTCGGGCTTGTATTTCACTTGCCCCCGCGAGTTTGTGCTTAATTATTGGCAGCCGAGACCCAACCGCAAATTTGACGCAAAATCCCAATTCCTCATGGGGATGGGAACCCATTTGCACGAATTTATACAAAACGCGGTTCTCGGGCCAATGGGCGTATTAAAGGGGGAATGGTTTGGCACGGGTTCGGGTTCAAAAGTTAAGGACGGTTACCATCCCGACCCCGAAAAGGCTATTTGGGAAATCACTCACCAACAGCCGTTGAGTTGGGCATACCACGAACGGCGGGTTTGGCTCCCTCAATACCGAATACGCGGCCACGTTGACGGGGTTATTTCTATTGACCGCGTACAGTGGTTGCATGATAATTCGGCGTTGTTCCGATCGGACCCGGCCCGAGCTTGTAAGGTGTTGCTTGGGATTCCGCCCGGCCCTGAGTGTTTGCTTGAGATTAAGACAACGGGGGATTACCAATATTCAAAAATTGTAACGTCGGCAGATATTCCCCCGTATTACAAAATGCAAGGGGTGATATATCAAGAGGCAACAGGGTTAAGGCAAACGGTTTTTTGGTATGTAAACAGGGATTCGGCGGGCTCAAAAGTCCTCACGTACACTTATGAACCGGGTTGGCTTAATGATGCAAAGCGAAAGGCAACGGCTGTTTGGGAAGCGATTAGGGATGAGACCCTACCCGATATTTTTATGCCTTGCAAATCGCCAAAGGATAAAAGGGCAAAGGCGTGCGTATATCGCGAACCGTGTTGGGCGAGGCGGCTTGATTTTGCGAAATATGTGGCGGATGGTAAAGCCCAAGCGGCATTGGCGGGCCGTCAACTTTTGGATTTAAGTCAATGGCGGGCACCGGCGTAATGGAAACGCTCAAATACCTCATTGATAACTTTGACCGATCGGTTGTGGTCATCCGTTCGGGTTATTTATTTCTGGACATTAAGCCCCAAGCAAAGCAAAGCGTTTCGTTTGGTCAAGGCCGAGCATTTATACCAAAGAAAAAACGCGAGTACCTTGCGGCCCTTGCCAAGCAGATATACATAAAATGGAAAGGCCCAAAGATTGCGGGCCGCGTGCGGCTCACGATTGTTTATGCTTTTCCGTGGCCCCAAAAGGAAAGAGCGATGCAAGCCCTGGGTTGGAGCCTTACCGATCATAGGATTGACCTTGATAACTTACTGAAGCCCGTCAAGGATTCTTTGAGCGATATCGTTTTTGGTGACGATTGCCAAGTTGTTGAAGTGAAAGCCCGAAAAATTCGATACAGCCGGCCAGCTATCGGGATGAAAATTGACGAAATCCGGGGCCTCTCAATGGAAAATCTTGTGAACCCGGTTTCACTTGAAACCCGAGAAAAATACGGGTTTTATCGTGGTTGAGAAAGAAATTTTCCAAACTCGGTAAAAATTGGGGTTGCTTTGTGTGTAGTGGTCGATAAACTGAAATCAAGTTTTAACCCTTTTCGATTTTAGGAGTACGCAAACGATGAGTACAGGAACGACCCCCGAAACCGTAACTCCCCCGACCGTTGAACAGCCGGAAGCCCCGGCAGCCGAGGCGGCAGCCCCCGAGGGTGGGAAAAAAAAGAAGCGTGGCCGGCCTAAGGGTAGTAAGAAAAAGGTAACCAAGAAAAAGGGAGCAACCGAGCCCGCCCCGAGCCCGGCCCCGGCCCCGGCCCCGGCCCCCGCCCCGGCTCCCGAGGCTCCCAAAGCCGAGCTTGTGAGCGTATCGGGCATTACGGCCGACATTTGGAAAGACGCGGCCTCAACGTTCGTACCGGTTCTCAAGGCCGACTTTACGCCGACTCAACGAGTTGAAGCGATTCGCCAAGTCTTGCAACAATCGGCAACGATCGACGACCGGCTTAACTTGGTCATGGGCGAATTGCTGTATGAGGTTTCCGAAAACGAGTATTGGAAGTTGCCGACGTGGAAATTCATTGACAAAGAGGGCACCGAACGCGGGTACAAGAACTTTTTGGAGTACGCTCAAGAGGAGTGCGGGCTTGAAAAAAGGAAATCGTACTACCTCATCGACATTTACCGGCTTTATGTCGTTGAGTTGGGCTTGCCGCTTGAGATTTTGCGAAATCTCGAATGGTCGAAAGCCAAGGTTTTGAAGGGCGTTATCACGAAAGAAAACGCCAAGGAAATGCTTGATAAGCTCAACACCTTGAGCAAACGTGAGCTTGAGGCGTTCGTACGTACTCTCAAAGCGGGCACTCCCCCGTCAACAACCGTACCCGAATTCGTGCCGATCAAGTTGCGGCTTTCGGCCGATCAAGCCAAGAATTTCAAGGATGCCTTGGATTGTGCGAAAGGGATGGCTCGTAATCCCGATGGCACCGAGGCCAGCGATGGGGCTTGCATTGACTTTATCTTTACCGACTTCCTTGCCGGTCAAGCGGGTCCCGGTCTTGATGGCGTACTTAATCGCCTTGACGTGTTGGTTGCCAACATTCAACGCACGTTCGGGGTAACTCTTAAGGTTGAGGATTACGACAAGGAACGGTACGCGGCTTTGCAAAGCGATAGGGACGCCAAACAGCCCGCTGAAACGGCATAGTTTCTTTTTGTTTTGAGGGAAACGCGGGGGCCGGGGTGCTATGCCCCGGCCCTTGTTTAATCATGCAAATCTTTGACCAACTTGTTGAGTTACTTGACTCGCCCTTGTACGTAATCGGCAAGGCCGCGATTGGCCAGCCGGCATATTGTGATAAGATGCAACCCGGCAAGCCTCGCAAGCGTTATGTGTTGAGCCTCGGCCGGCAATGTACTTGCCTCGGGTTTATGAAGTTTGAACGTTGCCGACATTTGGCAATGTTGCATGGGGGGTTTAACTGGGTACCCGGTGACGGTTGCCCGGCCGAGTATGCAGCGTTGGAAAGCGAACGATTGATTGAGGCCGTTGAGGCATTGCCGAGCGAGGCACGGATTGACCGTGAGACAATCCCGCAAATCGTCAAGGGAATTACCCTCGGGCTCCCGAAACTCAATGCGAGTGAGATTCTTAAAATTGCGGGAACCCGTACGTTTCCCGATGGCAATTGCCTCGGGATTATTTTCCAGTTTGGGGTAACAAAGGGCCTTGACAAACTTTCCGGTATCGGTAATAATAGGGCCTAGTTGAGTTTCACTAACCTCTAATTTTGAAGGGCGAGACCATGCCGAACGCGGGAACCTTGAGTGAGCAAAAGAAACCTCTTTTCTTACTTTTCAAAACGGGCCCCGAAAAATTCCATGTTTTTCAAATCGTTGGTTGGAAAGCCCGGATTGAACATTTCGTTGAGGGCACCGCCCCCAGTACCCCGAGTTGTGATTGTCAACTATTTCGGTTTGAATCCAAGTGCCCGCATACCGAGGCTATCGCTACCGAGGCCGAAAAATGGGCATATGCTTTCAACGATTTGCGATCGGCCGGGAAGCCGATTAAATGGCAAGAGGGCGACGATAAAAAATTTGTTGTGATTGCCTACCAAGGTAAGGCCGGCGAACCCGCCGTTGTACACCCCGAGGTAGGGGATTTGAGTTTGTTCAACTTGGTTTGGCTGTTGACCGAGGGCCCAACAACTTCCGAATTAAAAAGCCCCACGGGCTTTCTCAACCCCGAGCGGATCTTTGAGGAAGCGAAAAAGAGTTTTGACTTGTCCGCGACGGTTACCGACACTGATGTTATTGCAGCGGGCAAAGCCGTTAAACCTCTCACGGCCGCCGATGTACAATTTGAGGCCGACTACGATGAGAACCTTGGGGCAATGATCCCCGGTGAAAAGGAACCCGCTACTCCCAAGAAAGGCCGCAAGAAAACGAAAACGGAAGTTGCGAAACCTTGGGAAACGATCAAGCGACCCGACCCAAAATCGTTTTACATTCCCGAAAAGTCTTGGAAGCAACTCTTGTACGGGATGGCAAAGGGCCAAAATATTATGATTATGGGCCCGGCCGGCAGTGGCAAGAGCGAGATTGTGTATATTGGAGCCAGGGCAATGAGTCTTGACCTTGCCGCGTTTAATTGCGGGGCAATGAGCGAGCCCCGCGAGGCGTTGATTGGTACGACGATTTATGACCCGGCCAAGGGTACATGGCACCGTGAGGCCCGGTTTGTTAAGGCCGTGCGAGCCGATCGGGGTGTTGTGCTGTTGGATGAAATGAGCCGAGCGGTACGGGATGCGTTTAACATTTTCCTCCCGTTGTTGGATCGGCAAGGGTATCTCGCAATGGATGAATCCGAGGATGGGGGCATTATTAAAAAGGGGGCTGGCGTTTCATTCGTGGCGACTGCCAACGTGGGTCTTGAGTACACGGGAACCGAGGCGTTAGACAAGGCCCTTAAAGAGCGTTTCCGCATAATCCGTATGGGTTTTCCCCCGAGAGAGTGGGAAACCAAGATTCTTGTCAATCGTTGCCCCGGTCTTAAGGCTGGCCAAGCAAGCCGCCTTGTGGGTATTGCCGAAAAGCAACGCGAGTTGGCCACCCTTGAGAATGAATTTGTTGAACAAATTTCTACGCGTATGCTACTTGCGGCCGGTGAGCAAATCGGCCTCGGCTTTACGTTCGATGATGCAATTGAATTCAACATTGCCAATCTTTTCTCGGATGAGGGTGGGGATGCAAGCGAGTACACCCGAATTATGCAAATCGTTCAAAAAGGCGGAGAGTGAACCCGGTTTCAATTCTTGCCGAAAACGGCAAATTTCCCATTGACCCGACCCGACCAATTTGCTAGAATTGGGGCAGTCCAATAAACCTTAACCTTTTGCGGAGCGATATAATGCGAAAAGATTGGTTCGGGCAATTCAGCGAAATCGAATACCAAAGCGACGGGCAAAACGATTACTTTGATGAGGAAATGGGTTTGCTCGCCCGCCAAGATTATTTCTTGAGGGGTTCGGTACTTTCCTCGGCATGGTCTCGCGGGAAAAAGAAATCCGATGATCCCGAAAAGGTTGTTTTGGATTTGATCCGAATTCGCAACAGTGTTGCGGGTTTGCTCAAAGTACACGGGGTGCCCAAGGGCACCCGGATTGAGATTGCGGCTCTCGGTCAAATCGGCAAAGGGGCCGCGAGTTTTGAGAGTATTCCAAGCAACGTATCGGGCGATTTTAAGCGGCCGTACATTATGCTGGATGCTGAGATTTATAAAAATTGCGATTCCCGCGAAGTGCTTGACATTTATTGTGGCATCGGCGTACACGAAGCCAGCCACTTAAACCACACTCGCCAAATGTTCGTTGATCTGAAAAACGGGCATCTTTCGGGTGAGTCTGCAATATGGCACGGTATCTTTGAGGATGAGCGAATTGAGGAATTGGCCAGAAATGAAAGCCCCGGTTATGCGGGTTATCTCCAAGCAGTCAAGCGGGCATTGTTTGAGAAGACAGAATTTGGAATGGCCCTTAGTAAATGGGATAATCTCCCTGATATGGATAAGATTAGGGGCCTTGCGTTTGGTTTCATTCGTTGCCCTCATCTACTCAAAGACAATCAAAAACAATGGCGAACGATTGCCGGCAAGTGCGTGTTTGAGGATTTGCGGGCCCTCTTTCCCTGGATTCCTAAAACTGAGAATGAGGTAAAGGCATTCGGGCAATTGTTGATAGGTTATTTTGAGGATGCTCAAACCGAGTTTAACGAGACGGTGGCTAACAGCACGCCCGAGCAAATCGCCGAGAACCTCAACCAGCAAGAGCAACCCGAGCAACAACAGAGCGAACAAGCGGAAGGCGAACCCCAAGCCGGTGAGGGCCAAGAGGGCGAGGGAAGCCCCGAGGGCGGGCAGCAAGGTCGAGAGGGTTCGGAAGCCGGTGAACAATCCGAAGGCGATTCTCAAAGCCCACAAGAGCCCCAAGAGGGCGGGGAACAATCCGGCGAGCAAGGCCAGCCCGGCGACGGTTCTGAGGGTCAAGAGGGCGAGCAATCCGGGGAGCAATCTGACGAGCAACAGGACAGCCAAGCCGGCAAGGGCCCCCAAGAGGATGAGGGCTCGGAAGCCAAGACCGAGCCGGAAGCCCGCGAGCAAGGCGATACGGAGCCACAATCGGGTGATAAGGCGGGTGAACCAAAAGCCGAATCAAAAACCGAAGCCAACTCTAACGAGAATCGCATTACCGGAGATCACATTACCGAGCGTATGCAAAAACAGGCAGCCGCCGATTTTGAAGATTCCAAAGTGAGTAAGGCCGAGAAGGAGTTGGCTGACCATTTGAAAAACGTTGCCAGCACACTTGACGATATGAAAAACGCCAAGGACGCGGCTGACGTTATAAGGAAGGGCGGGGGCAATGAGGAAAAGGTACGGAAAGCCGAGAAAAAGCTTGAGAAACTCCAGAAAGAGCTAAAGAATGAGCTTGATTCCCGAGTTGGCCGGCGATTTGGTACCCGTGAGTTGATAGAAATGATCAAGCGAATTGATACGGTTTCTAAGGCCCTTAGTGCGGATGAGACGTTTAAGCTCGCCGAGGCCGCCGAGGAAAGGCTTGAACTTGGGCCCGAATGGGAACCCCATCGGGAAGGGGCCGACGTTCGGCGTAATGTAATTATTCACCCGAGTCCCAACCAGCGAACCCGCGAGAAATACAAAAACTACTTGAAAGCGGTACAAGGGCAGGTTGCCCGTATGCGGAATGTTTTCCGGTTGCGGCTTGGTATTCGCAAATATAATGAGACCGAGCGGAAATCCGGCCGGTTGCACCCCCGGCGAATCTCGCGGGCCCAATCAACCTCTCGTATTTTCAAAAGGTCGTACACGAAAACCGATATGGGTGTTGCAATCTGCCTTTTGCTTGACGAATCGGGTAGTATGAGCCGGGCTCATATGCAACCTAGTCACTCGAAAGCGAGCATGGCGTTACAAGTGGCCGTTTGTATGGCCGAAGCTCTCAGGACCACGCCCGGCGTTGAGTTTGAGGTTTACAGTTTTACAAGTTGCGGGACCGGCAACGATAATTTCATGAAATATCTTTACGGCAAGAAAAACCCCGATCTTGCCGCGATGGGCCATTATGGGCGGGGCAGCGTGAATTATGATTATATGGCCCTTGAGCAAGCGGGCCGCATGTTTATTGAGAACACAAGCGACCGGGCACAACGCATTATGATTGTGTTGAGCGACGGGGCACCGTGCGGGGAAGGCCGTAACGGCGAGACCGCCGAGCAAGCGACCAAGCGGGCAAGTACCGCCTTGGAGAAATTGGGAATCAAGGTAATCCAAGTTGCGATTGAAGATTTTCGGTCAATGAATTGTTACAAACACGTTTTGAAATTTACCGATATTCCCAACCTAATCAACAAGATGCGGGGCCTTATTACTCGTATTATTAAACAAGCGAGCGAGGTTGCCCAATAAACCTTTAATCTTTGGAGTTGATCCGATGCCCAAGTTGGAAGGCGACCACATTGCGGCTTACGAATTTTTTCTTGATACCCCGCTTACCCGAGATAAAACCCAAGGGCGGTTATCTAATAACCCGACCGAGTTGCCTATAAAGTGTCAACTCAAACGGGCAGGGCGAGAAAGTGAAGGCCCCAACAGGTACCGCATGGGGCAAGATTTTGCCGCGTACTTCGGTAAACATGATGTTGAGGCAACGCACCCATTATTACAGCAATTCGGGGCCTCGGCTCATACGGTAGCCGGCCAGTTTTGGATTGTCGCAATTTGGGATGAGAGCGTTACAAGATACGAAGGCGTTGAGGCGTTTACTACGTTTGAGGAAATGTTGAAGGAATGGGAAGTTGATTGATGAGTGGCCGCCAGCCAACGATAACATTTAGGAAAAACGATCTTTGGTTGTTGGAAACGCTTGAGAGATTAGTTGCCACAAAAAAGAGGCTCGGGTATAAAACGACTTTATCCCGAGAGCTTATCCGTTGTGCCAAAAACGGTTTAACGAACGGCCTAACCGGGTCCGATCTTGACCGCCAAATTTTGTTAGAGGATTCCAATGATACTTCCGAGAATGTTTCTTGACGACTTCAAAGGTTGGATTACAGCAACATACGGTTGTGAGGTAATCAGCTATCAAAAACATTCTAGGGGTGAGCTTGCCCGATGCGTCGTTGGTGATAGGTTTGTTTTGATCCGAGAGCATAACGGAATGCCTCTTGACCCGACCGCACAACCGCCGAGAAACCCGGCCGAGACCGTTGAGGTTTATTGTTCGGATACGAGATTCTCAAAGGAACTTGAGGAAACTTGGGGCCTTGCCCTTTCCATAATTCTAACCGAAGTTGAGGGAGTGATTGGCAATGATGAAAAACCCGATAACGCTTAGGGAATTCGCCGAGGGCGAGGAAGCCGAGTACGCCCAATCGTTGATTGATTCTTGGGCCCATGTTCAAAAGGAAAAATACCAGACCGGCGAGGATGAAAAACTCCTACTTGCGTCTTTGGATTTGCTGGCCGGCGAGCCAGAGGTTAAAAAGGGCACGCTTAAAATCTTTGGCGAAACCCACATTGCTAAGATAACGCGAAAGATCAACGCCAATTACCCACGGGAACGTGGGGCCGAACACCCACTGAGGAAACTGTTAGGAACCTTTGAAAAGCTCGCCAACATGATCTCGGTTGAGTACAAAGAAAAGGGCAGCCAAATCCAAGCGTTGATGGATCGGCTCGCGACCGGTGATCTAAAGTTAGATGATGACGCCGAGATTGCCGAGGCCCTCGCGACAGTGCGAACCGAGAAAGCGGGCAAGCCCTCAGTTGCAATACAAGAGCGGATTGATACCCCCGCATAGGAAAGGTAGCGTTTGCGATTATGTCGAAAGTATTGGAACAAACCGAACTTACTCTTGCGGTTGCGTATTACCATTTGGGTAGATCGTTGAGTGACCTTTGGGGCGATGTTGGAAAAGATCAAGACAAATTTAGTTCGGAAGTTGCCGGCACGTTGTCAATTACCGAGTTGAGTGAGGCCGAGGAAATACGGGATTCGTACCGCATGTTTGAGGGCGTTGATCCGCCTGATGAGCGGGCAGATATGTTTACGCCCCTTTGGCGGCTTTGGTGCGAGATAGGGTTTGAAAGTCCTTGGTACGATTGCCCCGACGATATTTAAGGATAGGTCTAAACTCCCGCCGTTGGGTTCCCGACCTAAATAGGGAATAATGTTCGGCTCACGGGCGGCCCTTTAGCTCACCAAAACCCCGGCGTGAATTATCAAAGCAATGGGGCAGGTAAGGCGTTTTGGGTTCGTAAATCGGACGGCTACAAAAGAGGCTCCGAGGGGTGAAGCTAGCCCCCACACGCCTAGCGTACGCCGAGCAAACCGAGAGTTACCGGAAAGGTGGTTCGGTAGTGTATTGGTAATGACTCGTTGCAAGCAAAAATACGAGTTAGGCCGCACCCTCGCCCGACAGAAAATCGGGAACGTTACGAGCAAGAGTCGGTTCAAATCCGGCCCGAGCCTCTTGAGTTATACGCGGGTAGTGTAAAGAAAATCGGTCAAGTCTAGCGAACGGGTTTGCTGATTTGAACGATACTAGCGATGAGGGAAGCCCGGTTGTACGTCAAAAACCTCATGGGGTTTTAGGTTGCAACCTTGGTAAGTGTGAGCCGGGCGGAACAAATCGACAGTTGGTAGCATAACTCCCTTTTCGGGTTTAGGTGTTGGTTCAAGTCCAGCCCCGCGTACTTTTAATTCCAGTGAACCCGGTTGCACAACTCTAACTTTGAGGGCGAGAAGATGTACAAGCGAAAGTTTGCTGAATTCATTAAAGCGTGTGATCATGCTAAACGTAGCGGGGCGGCAATCGCGGTTCACAATCCCCAAGCGTTAGGGGATAATTATGAGGAATTGGTTGAGAGCTTGAGCCAAATAGCGGAACGCAAGATTGGGTTATTAGTTACATTTCCCGCTAATACGAGGGCGAAATGAGTGAGCCCGATGACAACATTGACCCCGATGCGTATGATAGGCTCATTGACCGATTCGCCGATAAGGAAGTTGAGGACGATGAGCCCAAGGAAGAAAAGGGCAACAGGCAGGGCGAGACGGGTTGGGTATCGCAATGGCGAATACTCAAGATGATTGAGGCAACCGATAAAAAATCAATGGCCCTTGGCGACATTGCCCGAGAGCTTGATATTGACCGCAACAGCGATCGAATACAAAAACCTCTCGGGCAACTCTTGCGGGGTGATAAAATCACGCAAGCGGTAGGGCAAGACCTAAAGGGAGCGATTGGAAACGTTTACACGGTCAAGCGACCACGCAAGCCCACGGGCCGGGAGCGGGCCGCCAGGGATATCGAGGATGAGCCAGGCTATGGAATCCAACTTGACGATTGATGAGCTTAGAGAGCAATTAGAGCAACGCGAGGTTCAAGTAAGTGATTTGATGGATTTGCTTTATCCCGAGGGGGCAGCCCCGAGCGATTCCGACCCTTTAACGTGGCGGGAAATTGCCGAAGCAAAGGGCGTAGATATTAAGACTTTACAAAACGTTAAGGTAAAGCAAAGCGAGAAAATCGGCGAGCTTTCCCGAGAGATTGATTATAACGATACCAAGGTAAAGGAAATACAGTGGGCCCATGAGGTTAATTATGCTCGCCTGGCAAGCAAGCTCAACAAGACCCGCGAGAAATCCACGCCAAAGCGTGTTGAGTATCTGGAAACCCGCGTTGAGGAATTATGTAAGCAGTTAAGCGAGATTGACTCCGAGCTTGACGCGGAACGCTCGGCATTGAATGACCTTGAGTGTGAGGTACAACATGAAAAAGACTGTTTACAATTTGAGGAAGGCGACGTTTTACGCAAACTTGAGGCGGCCTTGTTGGATATAAAGCCGAGAGATTGTTACAATATGCGAGGATTCCGGCCCGATTGGGTACTGAGTGAGGCCCTTTATAGACTTTGCGGGAGGTACGATATATGACCGTTACCACGCCCCCGGCAGCGTTTTCCGATCTTGACGCGGCTAACCGGTATATCGCTGATCTTGAGGCCGATATGGCGTTAAAGCCGGATAAATACGAGCTTGCGAATCAAAAGCAACTCGTTATCAATCTGCAAAAGGTAACGCAAAAGCTCAAAATGAGGTTGGCGGAAACAAAAGCCGATTTGGAGGGCCGCGTACAGCAACTTGAGAGCGAGAAAGCCGATTTGATCGACGCATTGGCCCAAGAGGTTGAGGAAAATTCGACCGTTCGCGAGGCCGTACAAGAATTCGGCCTTGCGGAAAACCCGGCCGGCCCGAGGCCGAAAAACAAGGCTGAAAGACGCGGGCAGCCCGAACAGAGACCCAAAAAGAAAAAGTGAAAGTAAATGTACGTTGAGCTTGTTGACGACTTGAACGGGTACAACGTATTGGCCTCATTTGAGGCCGACGTTGTACCGGCCCCCGGCGATGTAATCGTTTTCTTTACCTCGCCCGATGAGCCCCGTGAGCGAGGCACGGTTACCAAGCGAAAGTTTGTAACGCATGGGCCTGATTTGAGTTACCGGGTCGATTGCATAATTGAGCTAGCCGATGTTGAGCTAGCCGATGTTGAGGGTTACACGGTATGACCGAACAACTAACCGCAAAGCGTTGGTGGGCCTTGTTTCATACTCCGTTATATGAGATTGGCAAAACGCACGGCCGGCTTATCTGGACCCAAAACGGCTTTCGCCGAAAGATTGGCAACAACAAGTATCTTGAAATACTCCCCTTACTGTTCGGGCGGGCACGCTTGCATATCGGCCGTATTGAGCCCCTCTTTGATGGGCAGTACGATGACGGTTGGTGATACGATGACCCTGAGGCCGCGTGTACGGCCTTACTAGAGTGGGATGGGGAAGGCGAGCCCGAGGGATGGGTGAGGCACCCAATGAGCAAGAGGTACCGACCCGATGGGACACCCGAAAGCGAATATGTCCAAACCGAGCCGTGATTGGTTTGATATTTTTGCATGTAAACCTTGGCAACGAGGCAGGCCCCCGGTTACCTTTTTCGTAAGCCCTCAAAGCCAATACAATATGACGGTACATGGCGACGGTTCCCAAGTTGTCTTTGTAAACGCCAGCGGGCACGAAAGGCGAGTTACTCTTTTCATTGAGGATTTGTAAGGGCGAACAAGTGATCCAACAAAAGTGCATAGGTTGCGGGAGCAACAAATTGAAGTTTGAGGAAACCTTGAAGCAATCGGCTGATTTCCTTGAGCCTGTTAAAGGGGCTCCGTACCCGACGTTGAACGTACGCGAGTATTTGATATTTGATTACGTTTGCCAGAGTTGCGGCATACATTGGGGCGAGACGTGCGAGGTACGCGACCATGTACCCAAGGATGAGGTTGAGATTGATTCAAGTACAGGGCTTCGCGTTGACGATCCAACGCAATACGGGTATTGAGAAATGGGAATTCTTGGGAATACAATCGAAAAACCCGTATTGGTACGGCTCCGTAAGGAAATGGCGGGCGGCCGGCAAATCGGTAATGAGATTGATGGAACGATTTATCTCATTGATCTTGTGCCCGGCGAGTGTTTCTTACACAATCGCGTATTACATATTGCCCTTCAGGTATGCTACGGCTTATGTAGCGATGGGGGTTGGGTATTAGCTCAAACTGAAGCGGGTACGATCGGTACGATACCCTTTTTGGAGAATGACAATATAAACCGAGTTGTACTTTGGCCTCAACAGCATTTCATAGAAGCCGAGCAGCACATTAAAGAGAAACTCGCAAAATGGGCCAATTGATCGACGACCTTAGAACGATGATTGAGGCCGAAAAGGAACACCAAGCGAGGCCCCCTAGTGCTCCCAATTGCCGGTGTGAGGCCCCGAGCGATAAGGTAAGGGATTGGCCTGCTATCGTTGGCGATTTTCGACAGATACACGAGGGGAAGCCCGGCGAGATATTCTTGATTGACGTAAGGCCCGGTGACTGCTTTTTAGACGATACGCAATTGTACGTTGCTCTTGAGGCCAATTCCTCTTGCCTAGTTGCTCAAAGTAAGCTCGGGAGAATGAGAATATATACAGGGCACCGCCCCGGTGAGATTCGGGTAATACTCATTACGCAAGCTCAATTCCTCGCGGCCGAAGCATACATTGCAAAGATTCTTTGAGGTTTACGACAATGAAGTTTTCCATTCGTGATATATTCTGGTTTACGCTTTGTACGTCTATGGTCATTAACCATTACTGCCATTTAGTCAGTTTAGGTGACCCCCCGTTCAATCTTCGGGATGAACCGGGGTACATCGGTGCCGTGCTTCACCGTCATGGTCAGAACGTTGGGAGATTTTATATCCAGCAACACGTAGGGAAAAATCAATCACGAAAGATAATGTTCCGTTCGCCGGACGGCACTCAAGGGTTTCATTGGACAGTAGATAAGTTTGAGTTTCCAAAGCAAGATGAGCCGACAGAATAAACAACTAGCATTGGCCGGCGACAGGCAACTCTCTACGGAAGAACGGGGTATGATCCGTTTTACCGACTTACGGCCCGGCGACTATTTCAGCTATGGGGAGTTGGATTCCGAGGCGGTCTATTGGGCAGCCCTTGAGGGCAATTCTGATCATATCATTGCAGTAAGTACCGGGGGCGAAAGGCGGATTTTTGACCTATCAACCCATTTCGCAAGCCGGGCAAGGATAAATCTGCTTGTAATGCTCATCCCTCAAGAGAGTTTCTTGACTGTTGAGAGGATGCTTGACAAGCGTTATACGATCGGTGGGGGCCCGCCATGAGTGACGCCGGTACAATACACGTAATTCATCTTGAAATTGGTGAGTGCTTTAGACGGTTTGGTAAGCCGTATATGTTGATTGAGCGGGCAGGGGAAAGGTATTATTGTCAAACACCTCAAGGTGAAAAGGTGATATTACTACCCGACCGAGCCGAAGCACCGGGTCAGCCTTTACCCCCTATGAGTGGAGCCCGTGTAACGCTAATGGCTCAAGCCGAATTCTTGGAATTGGAACGTTTTGAGAGCCTGTTAAAAACTTGCGAGGAAGTTTCCAAGGCGAGCGAGCAAAAGCTAATGCGGGAACACCCCCCAACAGTGCGTGTAAAAAAGTGAGGGCGAGAACATGAGTAGGAATAAAATACGAAACCCCAAAGGCTCGGATGTTGAAGTTGCCAATGAGCATTTCGACGCCGAAGCGAATAGGTTGGAAAAGCAGATTAAGCAACTCGAAATAGCGGGTAAGCGGCACATAGCGGGCAAGCCAGCCGGTACTATCGCTATGCTTGACCTTGAGCCCGGTGATTGCTTCGAGATTAAAAACGATCAATATCAACGTCAGTTTATCACGTTGGATAAGGGTAGAAGTCACATAGTTGCTCAAGACCAGCACGGCGACACGCAAGCACACGCGATTTTTGACCTGTTTTGCGAGGTGGTACTAATCCCTTACGAGTTTTTCATTAAAGCCGAGGTTCCTAAGAACAACCCCTCCCACCAACGCTATGTGAGGGAGTTTAGCGAGGGCGATTGGCTTGGTATGGATGAGTACCATGAGGGCGAGAAAAATGAGTAAACATCCCATCGCAGCGGGCAACGAGGGCCCCTTTGCTATGTTGAGCGAACAAGGCAAGCTCGGCGGAACGCTCGGGAAGCAACTCCAATTGGCGGGCACACGACAAATCAAAGGCCAACCATCCGGTACGATCTTGCTAGATGCCCTTGAGCCCGGTGAGTGCTTTGAGCATGACTTTTCGGATGGGCTTGCACCCCCGGAATACGGGAAACGCCGATTTGTCGTGATTGATAAGGGCGAATTGCATATCATTGTTCAAGATCCCAAAGGTAGTATTGAGGCTTACCAGATTTTCGACAGCGATACGAAAATCGGTGAGATATCAGAGAGTAAGACAGTAATAGTGATCTCTCAAGAGTGCTTTACAACCGACGAACACACGCACGACAAAAACCGCGATTTCGCAAGGCACTACGGGGGCACCGCTCAAGAGGCGAGTAGAAAAGCGATTCTTGAGGGTGCGGGGATTCCTGTTGACGTATTGAACCCCACACGACAATTCGGCCAAGTATCGGTCAAGGTTGACGGTCACACGGTTGGCGATGCCGTTGGGCAGATCAAGATTGATACAACGGGCCTTGCGGCAAGCCTAAAGAAAGCCCAACGCCAAATTAACACATTTGCCATACAAGCGGGCAAGACCGCCAAGGCGGCTAATAAGGCCCACCCATCCTTAGCGACGGCGAGCGGGCAGAACAAATCCGAGCTTGTTGAGGTAGTTGTTGAGGCACAACAAAAAAGGAAGGCCGCCGAGCTATTAGCCAAGGCAACAGGGATGCAATTTGATGAGGCAATGGAAACGCTCCAATTGACCGATAGCCTTGGCCACGGTTTCACCAACGAACAATTCAAAACGATCAACGAATTACGAACCGAGGCCGGCTTAAAACCGTTGACGGTCAAACAGGTATTGACCCTCAAAAAACTAACTCTCAAGAGACTAACGGAGGAATGAAATGGGATTTGGTACGTTAAAAAGACGTGTTCCGTACAAGACGGCGATTTACGACTTGAAGTGTGCCCGATGCAAGGCGTCAAAAGCTATTCGGTTTGCAAATGCTTGGGGATATAGGACACGATACAGCAACGCGGTAAACGAAGCGAAATTTATAGGGTGGGCTCGGCATCCAATACTAGGTTGGCTATGCCCCAAACATAAAGGAAAATAGGGAAATGGGCGAAAAGGAAGTCTTGGAGGAACAGTTAGAGCTTTTACGAACCCAAATACGTCAAAAGACGCATGAGATACGACGAACCGGGGGTTTTCGAGTTATTGTGTGCGATGGGTGCGGGGATCGTGACCTTGTGTTGGTTCAACTGAGGGATGAGCTTTGGAGGCAGCTTTGCAAGTTTCCGAAAGAGTTGCTTTGCTTGGAGTGTATGGAAAAGCGTTTGGGGCGGTTGATCGTAAGAACCGACCTTAAAGAATGCGGCGGCCTTCGAGAGTTGGAAATGGGTTACAAAATACTCAGTCGGAAGGGCGAGTAAAGTGGATAAGTGGTTCTTTTTGGTCGTTAGCAATGACATTGATCCCGAGCTTTACACCCTTACAGAGCAAAACGGAAAAGTCCTATTATGGCGGACTGAAGATCAAGCAATGAAATGGGCAAAAACTGAGGTAAGGCTACCGAAGGGGCACGGGCTCCACACGGTGCGAATGCCTACTACGGTATTAAAAATGGAGCAAGCGGGAAACCCAAGAGTGCTAAGGGAGAAAAGAAATGGGTGAGGTTACCGAGCTTATGTTGGATGGTATCCTTTGTGATCAATGCGGCGGTTTCGTTTCCGAAATTGGGGTTGGTTATCCTCGGACTTGTTCGGCTTGTCAAAAGCATCCTTTGGCACCGATAAGAACCGTTGTTCCGGTTCCGATTTCGGCAAAGAAAAGGCGTAGAAATCGCAAAAAAGGGCCGAAAAAGTAAGTTACTTTTGGAGCCACAATTCCCCCCCACATAGTTACATAATCATAGATTATGTAACTATGTAACACGCAAGGGGTTACGCGGGCGGGCGTATGATTTTTTCGGCTGATAACGCACCTTGGCCGTATGTCCGATATGGTCCATTTCGAGTGAAACCGGGTTCACTCAAAAAAGACTCCCCCCGTGTCTTGTGTCGCGGGCGCGGCGGGGAAAGGTGG